TGAAAATGGTAGTGTACTCCTCAGTATAGAATAACTCCTCAGTATAGAATAACTCCTCAGTATATAATATCTCCTCAGTATATAACATTCTAAAAATTTTATTTATAGAATATTATTCAGCCAATATATAATCTCTACCTTACTGTATATATTGAATAGAGAATCCTGTCTTAAATTCGGAGACAAATAATACATTTCATCCGGAGTCATATTATTATCATACATTTCTTTTACCAATGGAATAATTCTCTAACGAATTTCGTTTTTATTAGTAAAGTATTGGTAATCCAATTCACTTTCCAAACCCATAGGGGAGGGGGATTTTAATATCTTATCATTTAAATATTCTACTACATGGAACTCACTTTGATTATATTGTCTATGTCCGAACTCGTGCATAATAACATTCTCTATGTGAGAATCGTTTGATTGTTCTCTAATGTTAAGAGCTATGGTTTCTCTCTTAGATATTCCTTTCTTACTAGTTACATCATCAAACAACTTAAATACATTATCATCTTTAATAGATGTAGTAGCTCCAAGTATTCTGTCTAATTCTATTGGATCATATTCCAATCCTTCTTCTTGCAATCTTCTTCTAAATCTATTTACCCAGAAATCACTATAATAGAATCGTTCTACACTTTCTAGAACTTCATCTAGTCTGCCTCCTAGGTAGTTAGATACCTCCTTATAAGTATCAATACATTGTGGTCTTGAAATAAGTTTATTTAGTTCCATAACAAAAAAAAATGCTAGCCAATAATCTGACTAGCACTTGCTCTCTAATTTTAATACGCATCAGTACTTAACCGATAGTTCATTTATCTTATCTAACCAATCTAGTACAAATTGCTCATTTTGCAGTTTAGCTCTTTCAATTTGACTCATCAATTCCTCTAACATTCCAATAGACAGTTGGCACATATTCCAAAGTCTATTCTTTTCATTTGCATAAATCATAAAAGTATAAGTTAGTCCTCCCCCAAGGATTCGAACCCTGACCAAGTGGGTTAGAGCCACCTGTGCTACCATTACACCAGAGAAGAATAAGGTTGCAGGAATTTCACCTGCAAAGTATTATTAGAATCTGTTATAGACATCAACCAATTCATTGATTTTATCTTCAAGATGATCACAAATAATTTGTGAAGATTGATCAATCATTTCACTAACTTCAGCAGCTTCTTCCTCAGTAAAAGTATCCTGATTTAGAAGTTCATCAAATCTCTGTACATCAAAGTACTGTCCCATTTCCTCAGCAGCTTCAACGAATAAGCAATCATCAAGCTCTTCAATACGTTCTTTATATTCTTTGATAATCTCCTTTATGCAGGAATCATCAAATCCTTCAACAGCATCTTCATTGTCAGAAGTTACACTAATGTTAATAACTCCATCTTTCTTGTTTAGAGCAATTTTAGTACCATTCACTTCTAAACTCTCTTCAGCCCCATCTGGAATTGCTACATTAAATATATTGATGAGGTCAAATAATGCTTTAACTTCTTGTAGATTTTCCATGTTGTTTTATTTTACACTGCAAATATATACAGTATTTCAGTAAGTAAAAAGTTAATTATTGTTATTTCTTATTATCTTCTCTCTTTGTTTCACTACTGCAAGTATAGTAACTAAATCTAGAATATAAAAGTGAATTTATCTTAAAAGATATTAATCTTACTCTTATTCTTATAATTGATATTCTCTTAGATTATTATAGGAGATTTCTATACCTCTATCCATATAGAACCTTACATCCTTATCCCTAGAAAGATATCTATCACATTCTTCCTCAGAAGGGAAATGATCAAGTTCAAATCTAATAGTTTTTAAAGGTCTAGAATGTTTACCTTTAGTCCAAATCTATAGTATACCTCCATCTTTTAAAGTGAATCCTTGTGCTGTCCATTCAGGAACAGTCTACATATTAAAATTTATTAGCATACTTTGGAAATGTCTATTCAGTTAAGATTCTTAGTTTCCTCTAAACATAAGTAGGTAATTTGGTTCCTCTGTCTTTTACATATCCTATATACTTACTTGGAACTGTGTTAGGTATCTAGCAGCCATTTCTTCTACTGGAATTGAAGTCATTTTACCAACAGTAGTAGGAGTATTATCAACAACTACAGCTTCTGCACCTATAGGATTCTTAGAATACTATTTAAGAGTTCCTAAAGCCCCATTCTTAGAAGGAGCTTTGAATACTCCCTTAGTAAGTCTATTATAGAGCTATGCAGACTTTCTTCCAGCTGCTCCTGCTATTCCTACACATTACTAGCAAAGTCAGTTACATTACTCTTAGCATAATCAAAATTAGATTGTCTAGTTACCAAATACTCCATAGCCAAAGAAGTTATTGTTGTAGAAGTTCTAGAGATTTTTATAGTACTCAGCCTTCTTTGCATCATAAATATATGCTCGATTCTTTTTCTAAATTTCCTAGAACTTTCTTCTCCTTATAGCTTCTATCTACTCTGGAGTGAGTTTAATACTTGGAACTGGAATCTAAACTGCAACTCTAGTATTATCCCTTGGAGCTACGTATCCACCTTTCTATCTCTTTAGAAGTTTATTTCTTTCCACTGTTATCAAACCTTTTCCATATTCCAGTTACGCTATCTATTCCAAGCAATAGACAAATAGCATAGATAAATGTATCTATCATTAGAGGTGCCTAGATACCACAGATGGTACAATATATAAGAACAAATAATATAGTCAAGAATCCCAATACACCACATACCCTTTTACTACTAACTCCAGAGTGTGATGTAATCATTTGTTTTAGAAATTCTTGAATTTTATTCATTGCTGTGCAATCCTATGTATTTAAACCACTCATAATGTTTTCTCCATCTCAGATATGCAAGATTACTTTCGTAATAGTTGGCTTCCTCTTCAAAACTTACTTCATGATAATGATCATGCTATGACTTAGATAGATTAGCAAACCATATAATAACATATTCTACTGCATACCATAGATAGAAGAATATATACAACATTTCTTTCATCTAGGCAGTATGTATTGCCTCATGATTTATCTCAGTTTCACTCAGATCACTCTTGGTAAAGAGTATTCCAAATAAGTTTATTGCCTTATAGCCTCCAAAAGGGAACCATTTAGTCCTTACTATTTTCATAATACCAATATTATAACAGTAGCACTAATTATTCCTAATGCGTCATAAACTAGATCTAATTTATCAAATCCGACTCCTTCTGAGTCTTTTCTGAATCTAAATTCATCATAGACTTCTTTTGCTAAACCTACTAAGCATCCAACCAATATTCCTGGGAATATCCCAAATATAAGTCCGATTACAAACGTAATAATGAATGAGCATATAAAATGCATCTTCTTATCACCAATCTTAGCGGTAAGATTGTTAATAAAGGTTTTGATTTTAGATAGTACTTTTTTCATAGTTTAATTAGATTATTGTGTAGTTTGCTATGACAATTCTTACATATACAAACTGTCAACTTTAATTCATCTGATAGCTACTAAGAGGTTATATGCTTTAAGGACTTAGAAATATTAAAGTTCTTTTCTTTTACATGATGGAACTCAAGGCAGCATTTAGCGTCCTCTCCACATACACAACATTTAGTTTTGTGTTTGTTGTAGATTTCCTTATTCTAATGATAATGATTCATGTGGTCATCGTTTCCAGAACTGAGAATGTCTCTAAGCTCTTGAGTCACTTCCATAAAAATTACTAACAGCATCTATAAAGTCCTGATCAGTTCCCTTAAATAGAGCATCATGTAACCTCTAAGTTTTTGGACCATTAGGATTCCATACACAAGGACCATGTCCATGATAAAGTAATCCAATTGTTATAGCTCTCTTAGTATCTGAAGGTTTAATTCCTTTTGTATTCTTCTCAAATATATCTTCGAAATACTAAAGAGATTGATTCTATAACTGCTCCATCTCTTCCTAAGTTAGCCAAGGATTCTTAGTTCTTCCAGTTTTCTTTAGATAATTTCTTACTGCATTGTTAGTTCTAACATCAAGACCTATACCAATCTAATTAGGATCAAATCCTCTCAACCTTGGAGTAGTCCACCTATTAGTATCAGGGTTATACCCAACACTATTCGGATTCTCTATAGCCTTTAAGTAGTCATATCGAATCTATTTATAGGTCTTAGCATCTCTCTGTGGAAGAGTCAGTTTGAAATCAGTGTTATAAATGTTCCTATTTCCTTTATCATCCGTCCACCAAAAGTCCTCATCGTTATTACTTCTAGCCAGAGCATAGGCATCGCTGAAGGATTGTTGTTTCCCATCTTCTGTTTTAGAATAGTCAGGAGATCTCCAGTAGTAAATCTTCTTAAGGATTCCTGCATTCTAGTACTTAGGAATACTACCTCCCTCTTTAAGGCTATTTATTTTCTGCTGTATTTTAGATCTAGGAATAAGTTTAGTCATATTTTAAACAATTGAATTTGCATACTTTAATCTCTTACTAAAATTAGCATAATCTTTATGAGGGCGTTCGAATTGATTCATAAATACTCTAGCTGCATCAGAAACTGTATTTGTTCTTCTAAGAGAAGCCAAAGCATCTTTATGAGTATTATTCAATTCCCACCATAGGAAGTCAAGCTGTTGTCTGGCAGTAGGATTCGGACCATACATACTGAATAGTTTCTATTTACGAGGTCCTGTCCATTGCGCTAAGCCATAGGAATTATTTCCATCACCAGATACAGCTCTAATATTACCTCTTGATTCCTACATTAAGTTACCATAAATACCTTTGGCTTGATTTCTAGTAAGACCCTTACTTACAAAGTAGTCTACTATAAAGTTATTTGACTACTAATTTAGAACTCTTCTAATCGTAGTTATATTAGAAGTGTTAGTCAATGGAGTTTCAATAATTCCATCTTTCTTTCCCTTAGCTTCTATAGTAAATATCTAACCATCCTCTATCCTACTAACTATCTTTATATGTTTTCCGCTTTTACCTGATCCAGGTGTACATATAAGATCTCCAATCTGTACATCAGCTAATGTTGGAACTTCTGTTCCAGCTTTCTCTAAATCCTTTACAGTTCTAGGAAGATTTATGCCATTCTACTTATAGACATATTGAACTAAACCTGAGCAATCAAACCCAGTACTAGGAGTCATGCCTCCCCACTGATATTTAGTTCCTACGAACTGTCTAGCTAGATTGACAATGCTTTGTGCCTATCTTTCTTGAGCAGGATTGCTATAGGACCAATCAGAGGAAGGAGTAGTATCTTCTTCTAAACTATCAATGAACTTAAATCCTGGAGGTTCAGTAGTTATACTTAGAGGATTTTCAGTTTGACTAGAGAACGATATGTCAGGAATCTGCTGTGTTGTCTAGATTGCAGAAGGATTTAAATATTGCCTATAGTTATCCTATACTAGTTTGTAGCCTTCAGTAATTATTGGAGGTGGATCAGTAGCTTCGTATAATGAAAAATAATTCTCAAAGCTATTCATAACAGATTCTCATTAACCTTTGTTCCACTTCCTAGCATTGGCTGCAAACGTTGCTCTCTTCCTTATTTTTGGATCAGAACTATTTTTACCACGACTAATACATTCAGAGGTTACTTTTCCTCCGCAGTATTCAGTGAACTTTCCTCTATTAGCTTTCTTAATATGAATCTTATGACCTTTTTTGAACATCTCAATTACTTTCTCTCCAGGAACCTGTATTGGTGTAAATATCGAGTCATAATTAGACTCATGAGCCCTAGAGACGCTAGAAATCCGAGTTAAGTTTAAATTCGTTTTCATCATTTCTATTTATAAGCAGGTTTTCGTTTGAACATTCAAATTTAATATTTATATTTGTATTATTGAAATTAATACAGCATAAGAGTGGATGTTAAAATCACATATATAAATTTGCCTTGGCAAGTTTGTATACTATATAAGTAACCTTATAATATCTAACCAATGAGTTACAAATCAAATTTAAATCACAGGTTAACAATCGCAGTAATTCTAACAATAGTTGGAAGCGGACTGTTAATTGCTGGTTTTATCGTCCCTCCGTTAGGGGTAATAGATAGTTCAGCCCTAGTAGCATTCGGAGAAACAAGTACTTTTGTTGCTGCTATACTGGGAATAGATTACAATTACAAATATCAGATTTACAAGAGTAAAGCTCCCAATGACTTTAAGTAAAATGTAAATGAAATAATGTAATAACAATAAATATAGTGTAATATGAAAATTGATAAACAGAATGGTAATGTAGCTTTCGAGAATGAAAGTCATACGTATTGGAATGTGAATGATAACAAAAGATACATATCAGTTACTACTCTCATCCATAGGTATGTTCAAGAATTTGACAAAGAATTTTGGAGTGCATACAAAGCTCTGGAAAAACTTATTCCCAAAGAAAGCTGGGCAGTAGAGAAAAGGTCTTTATTGAATACTAAGAAGTTTAATAGAGAGATACTTGATACTTATAATATCTCTGAACTCGAATTTAATAAGACTCAACAGGATATTCTAGATGCTTGGGATGCAGAAAATAGGAAGTCGTGTGATAGAGGAACGAAGATTCACGAGGAAATTGAACATTCTTTTTATGACCATCCAAAAGATATTTCTCTACAAAAGTTTGGATTAGGAGGTAAATTTGAATGTAAGAAAGATTATTCAGAGCTTGACTTAGATTGTGGAGTGTATCCAGAGTACTTAATATATAGAGAATCAGACGATGGGATCTTAAGAATAGCAGGACAGGTGGATCTTATAGTAAAACAAGGAAATGAAATAACAATTATAGACCACAAGACAAATAAGAAAATTGATCAAAAGTCTGGTTTTGACTCCACAACAAAGTCTAATGCTAGAATGAAATATCCTCTTAATAATCTTATGGATTGTAATTTTTATCATTACACTTTACAACTTTCTACTTATGCATGGATGCTGCAGAAGATTAATCCTCAATTTGTGATAAAGGATTTAATTCTGAATCATTATGATCACAATGGAAAGAATACTATATATCATTGTGAGTACTTAAAAGATGATGTAGAGAGAATGTTATCTCATTATAAGAAGGAGCTCATTTTAGAGGAGCGCAGAAGTAAAAGAAAAGAAATAGAATATTAATCTTTATTTTAGGACATTTTTAAATCTATTTAGATTAGATGCCAACACCTTGACTTTAAATATTCTATTTCTTTTATTTTTATAAGGTTATGAATGTAGTTGATATTGTAAATGGTCATGTGAAGGAAGTCTTTAACCTAGGAGAGGACTTAAGTAAGAATAGATTACATATATGCTATGGTTGTCCATTGTATTCTAATAAGTTAGGAGGAATATGCAATAGCAGACTATGGCTAAACATAAATACGGGAGATGTTAGTACAACAGCAAAACCAGGATATGAACGTGGATGTGGATGTAGATTATCTGCTAAAACTAGACTAGCTCAAGCTAAATGTCCTGTTGGAAAATGGTAATAAATTAAATGTTAAATGAATTATGAAAGAACCAAGAATTAAAATGACTGAAAATGAGCAGATAGCTGCTAATGTATTAGGACTTGATAGTAATTATACCAGTATTAATATGGGAGAACGCTCAATAGACAATATGATTCAAAGAGAGAAGGCTAATAAGTTCAACAACGAAGTTGAAAAATATAATGCTCAATTAGAAGAGAATCAAAAGACATTTGAAGAGGCTCAGAGCCAAGTAGCTTATGATATTAATAGAGCTGAAATAAAGCCAATGTTTGCAAGACTAATCATTAAGCCTTTCAAAGTAAATCCCTTCCAAAAGATGGAAGTCAAAGGAAGTATTATTGTTGATGCTGGTGGTTATACTCCCCATGCTGAACTTAATCCTATGACTGGTAAATATGAAGAACAGAAGCAGTTTATCATAACAGGATATGTTGTGGAAGTAGGTCCAGAAGTTAAGTACTTACAGGAGGGAGATGTTGTCTATTACAGAGTTGACACAGCAGTCCCAGTACCATTCCTAAAACAAGGACTAGTAAGTATTAATGAGAATCAAGTTATAGCAGTAGTTAACGAAGGATTGACAGAACGTTTTAATAGTACAAAATGATGGAAGACGCAAATGTATATTTTAACCCTGGGGATGTTGTACAATTAAAGTAGGACATCCCTAATAAACCTACAATGATTGTAGTAAAGAAGGAAACCTCTCTATTTAAGCATGATAGCAAGGGGTTAGAAGATAAACGCCCAATATTAAAGGGGATAAGATGTAGATGGTTTACATCTACTGGAGAATTACAAGAATCTGTTTGGAATACTAAGGATTTAATTAAACTATGAACGAACAACAATTACAATAGGCATTTATACAATTCCTTGCTCAAAAGACTGGAGCAAAAAATCAGTAGGAATTAGAGGCAGCAATTCAGTAGTTAGGAGAAGAAGGTCTGAAGCAAGCATACGCTGAGTTTATGCAAATGATGCAACAGCAACAAGTTCAAGCCGCTAAGTTTGGAGCTAAATTGAATTACATCAAGAGTCTTAGAGGGCAATGCCCTGAAGGTTATGAGATCTCCTATTATAAAGTAGGTGGAACCTTATGTAAGAAGTGCATGAAGAAACAGCAAGAAATGAAAGATGGAGGTCAAGTTCCCAAAAATCCTATTGATGAATTTAAGTGCGGAAGAAAAATGAAGAAAGCACAAGGTGGAGCAGTTGACTTTGAGAAATGTGGAGGAAAGACTAAGAAAAAGGAAGAAGGTGGGGAGCTAAATAGCACCAAAAATCCTAAAGCATTCAGTAAGATGGCTTTGGCTAAATGTGGAGCTAAACTGAAGGAAGCTTGTAAAGGAATGCAAATGAACAAATGTGGCAAAAAGTTGAAGAAAAAAGCTACTGGTGGTACAGGGTGGAAACCTTGTAAATAATTATAAAATAAATGCGATGAATTAATGATATATGGTAAGTCGAATATTTCAATATGATAATGTTAGGAATCGAGTGGAACTCAATGTGCCTGAAATACTTCTTGTTCGAGAATTTGCTGAATTAATGAAACCAGAAAGAAATAAATGCGAAGAAGACCCCAGTGGTTCATTGGGACTCAGAGCTTTTAGAGAATTTACCTATATATGGTTAGCTATTGCGTGGGATTCAATTTACGCAGACTATACTGAGCAGGAAAGACATTAGGAGGCATTGAGAGATGTCAGCATGACAGAAGAAGAATTTAATAATCCGGAATTTAGAGCTGCTTGTAGAAAGTACAAGGAAATACAGAACTCTAATAGATCCATTAAAATGCTTCATTCTGCATAGGCTATGGTAGATAAATTTATAGACTATTTTGAAACAGTAGATCCTCTAGAAAGAGATATAACTACAGGAAAGCCTATCTATAAGGTTAAAGATATTCAGACTGAATTGAAAAACCTTACAGAAACACATGAAACTCTTGTACAGTTAGAAGCTCAGGTTAAGAAACACTTAGAGGCTAGTTCATCTTATAGAGGAAATGTTGTAGAGGACTTTGATCCAGGAGACTTTTAATTATGGTAGAACAAGTTAAAAGAAAGAGAGGACGTCCTCGCAAGAATAAACTTCCAGAGGAAATACAATAGTTAGTTTAGGAAACTTAGCAGAAAGCCTAGGAAGAACAATATAAGACTATTGAAGAAACTCTATAGGAAACATCTCCAGTAGTTGAAGAGAAATCTTCAGAGTGGGATGTTCCTATTGGTTAGGAGATAGAATACTTTGATAGGAACTTATCCTACGAAATCACAGGATACAAACCTATAAACTAGACACAAGGTCTTGATTTTGATCCAAGTTGGTTTACAGAAGCTAGAGATACCTTCAATAGAACTGGAAGGTATTGCCAATACCATAGAGGATCTAAGGCATTTGCAGACTTCTGGAGAGAGTAGTATAAGAGATGTAAGTATGGTATGACAGTTAATGGTTATACTGTTACTGGAGACCATTATTACTTCTTAAACTTCTATAGATTAAAAGACCTTGTAAATGTATCGGAGGCTGGTGCTGGACGTAACGACATATTTCCCAATTTCTTAGAAGGACAGTATGAGTGGTTTCATTATCTAGCAATGGCTAAAAAACTTAAGATGAACGCGTGTATGATGAAAGCTCGTGCTGCTGGTTATTCAGAAATTGAGGCGGCTATTATTGCCAAATCATATACCGTTATTAAAGGCTCTGTTAATGTATGTTGTGCTTTTGCTGATAATCAGTTGAGTAAGCTATTGGAAAAGGTATGGGCCAACATATCTTTCTTAGATAATAATACTGATGGAGGATTCAGTCACGGAAGAATACTTGATACTAAGTATCAGAAGAGATCTGGACAATACAAAATGATTAATGGAACAAAGACCCCAGTTGGATGGTTGTCACAGATACAAGGAATAGTGGCTGATAAACCTGGTAAACTTCGTGGAGACCGTACTGATGTACTAATGTTTGAAGAGGTTGGATTGTGGCCAAACTTTACTAAAGCCTATACAATGGCTGATGCCTTGGTTGGGCAGATTGGTTCTCAGTGGGGAATACGATTGTTAGGAGGTACGGGTGGTGAATCTGGAGCATAGACGGAAGGACTTAGAAGTGTTTACTATAATCCACAAGTCTATGGAGTGCTTCCTTATAAGCATAACTATACTTAGACAGGAGATGAAACTATTAGTGCATTCTTCTTACCAGCATTTAAAACAATCAAAGAAACTAATCTATTAGACAATAGAGGATTTATTTCTGATGAAGATGGTAGAAAGTACTTTGACAAGTTTAGAGCTATTAAGGCAGCAGACCCAAGAGAGTTAGTAACGTACTGTGCTGAGTACTGTTATAATGCTGAAGAAGCATTCTCATTAGAGGGTGATAATAAATTCAATAAGGTTAACATAGCTGAATAGTTAACTAGAATTAGAGCATTGAAACAATGTCCTCCAATAGAAACAGGCTTCTTGGAGTATGCCTTTAAAGATGGTAAACACGCTGAAGAGAATATAAATGGATTCAAATGGATTCCCAATTAGAATGGGAAAATAAAGATATTAGAACATCCTATCTGGACTCTACCTTAGAAAGAAGACGAAAATGGTAAGGTAATCTGGAGCCCTCCTTCCGAAAGGATTCGGAACTTATATGTAATAGGTGTAGACGGAATTGATATAGGAAAGGCCTAGACTTCAGAATATACTAAAGATCCATCAGACTTCTGTATTACGGTCTTTAAAAGGACCTATGGAATGGAAGAACCTTAGTTTGTAGCTATATATAAAGATAGACCCAGTGATGTTAGGGAATGTTACAAGATAGCTATAAAACTGGCTTAGTATTATAATGCTGTTATAAATATAGAGGCAACAAGATAGAGTATAATCCCTTATGCTCGTGAAAGAAAACTCTTGAAGTTATTTATGAGACGTCCAAGAGCTACTCTCACTGATTCTATGATAAATACCAATAAGCAATATGGAACCCCGGCTACCCCAGCTATCATAGATCACCAAACTGACTTAATGGCAGATTATGTAAATGATTACTGTCATTTGATATGGTTTGATGAAATGCTTGATGAACTGAACAGATACACTGATGAGAACAAGAGAAAGTTCGACATCGTGGCCGCAGCTTGTATGGCTCTTCTTGCAGATGAAGAATTATAGGGTATGGTTCCAAAAATGATGGAAACTAAAGTAGATACATGGGAGCAGATAGGTTATTACACTGATGAGCAAGGAAGACGCAGATATGGAACAATACCAAAGAAAAATAATTAGATACCTATTAATAATAATTTTGGATAGTTATATGACGACAACAGAATTAGAACAAGTAATACAAGACTACTTTCTGGATATTTATGGTAAGCGGTATGTTGGAAAAATGAGTATTCAAAAGCTCGATCCAGTAGGTTACTGTATTAGATTTTTCATGGATAGAAATACTAATCGTCCGACTGTCATATATGCCGAGTTAGAAGATGAGAAGTTCTTAAAGCTCTTAAAGTAGTAGATAAGAGATATGAGAATAAATCTTATGTACTATGGATTATTAAGACTTACTTATCGTACTGACTGTCGTCCAATAAATACATCATGTAGTTGCCATGACCAAGGATGAATTAATAGAAAAGACGGATAGAGCCATAAATGAACTAGTCCATGCTAAATATGACTTATAGAAAGCATATAACTACTATAATGGAATTAGAGATGCCGATTAGTTCAGATACTTAGAAGAAGTTTATGGTGCTAATACTCCTACGACTTTACATTTCACTCCACTTATTAAGAAGCATATAGATGCTCTGATTGGAGAATATCTTGGAACTCCTATTATTCCAAAAGTGTCTTGTAAGGATAGTGATACTATAAGTAATATAGATAGAGAGAAACAGCTTAAAATAGCTTCAGAGTTAGGTAGGTATTTACAAAAACATCTAAAGAACTCTCTTCTTAACTTTGTAAATGGAAGGAATATCAATGATGGTCTAGTTGAACAATAGCTAAAGAGAATCATTGAAGATATTAATAATACATTCGTGTCAGAATATGAAATAGCTGCATAGGATGTTATAGAATACATAATGCAGTCTAGGGATACTGATATAATGACAGTACTGAGAGATTTACTCCTAGACTTACTCATTACTGGTTATGCCTTTTATAAGGTAGAGCCTACTGTTGGGAACAATGATATAAAGATTAGAGTATTAAGTCCTCTGAACACCTTTATAGATAGAAATTTTGAATCTCCATATGTAAAGAACTCATATAGAGTGGTTGTAAGAAGTTGGCTTACAAAAGGCTAGATTCTTAACAAGTATGGAAAGGATATGTCTACCGCTGATAGAAAGCTACTTGATGAGAAATGGGATTCTATCTATGATACAGCCATGTACTACATTAGAATGGGAGAAACTAATGGACTTCCAGTTACTGATGGTATCCAAGCAGGAACAGAAGTTACTCCTGGTTACCCTGATAATAGAGAGGGTATATGGCATGAATTAGTTCCTATATATGAAGTAGAATGGTTAGAAACTGACAAAAACTTTGTTATGCAAAGATATGAGACTCTAAGAATTGGAGAAGAAATCTACATCCTTAAGGGAAAGAGTGACAAAGTTATGAGAAGTAAATCTAACCCATCATATTGCGGACTGTCTGTAAATGGAATATATTTTTTAAATAGAGGAATCAAACCATATTCTCTTGTACTAGCTTGTGCTCACTTACAGGATGAATACGACTTACTACACTTTTACAGAGATAATTTGATTGCTAATAGTGGTACCGTTGGTGATTGGATTGATCTAACTCTTATTCCTGAGAAGCTGGGAGTTAATTTGCCAGAAAGGTTGGTAAAATGGCAAGCCCTTAAGAAACAAGGTCTAGGAGTCTTAGACTCTTCTTAGGAAGGTAGAATACAAGCTGGGCAGTCTCCACTTAACACTATCTTTAATGGATTTGATAATACTGTTAAAGAATAGGCGATTAGAGCAATTTAGTTGACTATAGATTCTATAGAGTAGACAGCCTCCTCTATTACAGGAGTGTTTAGAGAGAGACTTAACGGAATCGAATAGAGAGACGCTGTTACTAACGTTAAAATAGGACAAAACAATTCATTTATAATTACCAAGTAGTATTATCATTAGATGGATTTAATAGTTAATGAGATGCTATTAGATTGTCTAAATTTAGCTAAGGTAGTATTTAAGAATGGATTGAAGGGAACCATAATACTTGGAGATAAATACTAGAGAGTGTTTACAGCTTTACCTGAATACTTCACTCTTACAGATCATGATGTCAGAATACTTACTAGTTCTGAGATCGCACGTGATCTAGAATAGATAAAAGCAATACTTCCAGAGTTTGTTAAGTCTGGAGGACTTCCTCCTGATATTATCATAGAAGCTATTACGTGCAAGAGCATACCAGACCTGAAGTACAAGATAAAGAAGGCTATGCGAATCTAGAAGGATGAGAATAATCAAATTGCTTAGCTTACTCAGTAGGTAGAAGAACTTCAAAAGCAATTATAGGATGCTTCTTAGCAATTGGATAAATCTCAGAAGTAGATTGAATCTCTGAACCAAGCTAAACTACAGTTTGAGCAACAAGAAATCCAAATGAAGTATCAGATAGAATGGTATAAAGCTAATACTGATAGAGAGTATAAGGAGGCTACTGCTGAAGAGTAGAGGAGAAGAACTGATGCTGAAATACAGTAGATGTACGATGGCAATCCTTTTAACGATAAGGTTAGACAAATTGGATCATAATGGAACTAAGTATAAAAATAACAACGAGTGATAGCTGTAAAGTAATTGTGCAGGATCTTAGTGCATATTTACCAGAAGATCAAACTGGTATTGTAAAAGGGAAGTTCAAATACTCCGATACAATCTCAATAGACGTACTTCAGCACAATAAGTCGAAAGAAACTGTATATACAGATCCAGTATATACTCTACATAATACAGCTAATCCAGTGAACATTCCAGTAAAATTCGATGGATGGTTTACTGTAATCCATTTAGTACTTCCAACAAAAGACTGGTTTGATAGAGAATCCAGTAAACAGGAGGGATCTGCAATAGGTCTATATAATATAGTTTACTATAGTGATGGAGCTAGTATATATAAGTATGTAAATGGACAGAGTAGTGAAACTACCATAGATGAGATAATAGAAGTTAATCCAGTTGATACAACAGTCTCTAGAACAGGAGAGGACTACGTTTCTATTTGTTTTTTAAGGAAATGTTATATAAATTTGTGTCAGCAAATATTTAACAGCAGAGGATTTTCTCCTTGCTGGAACAAAAACGATATAGATAGCGATTTAATATTTAGAAGAGATTTAGTATGGATGGCAATCAACGTTATAAAATATCTGACTGAATGTGAGCAATTAGCCGAAGTGGAGAGAATAATTGAAACCATTAAGGGATGTAACGGATTGTGTGTTTCTTCTGATGTAACGAGTAAAACTAGTGGTTGTGGATGCTGTAAATAAATTAAAGAAAAAAGTATCTGAAGAGTTCTATACTTTAATATGTAAGGTTAGAAAAGGATACAAACCAGACTATGAATTTATATTAGAGGAAATTTCTTTTATAGAACTATTTCAAGATAGAGACTTAGATGATAAATTATCATTAACTGCTTTATAGTATTATTTAAATAACAAATGGCAGATAATTCAATCTTAACTCCTGGATACCAAGACCCTATCAACGATCCTGTAGTTACTCCAGAGCCTAATAAATACTTAGAAAAGGATAACTATCTATCTGAGTATAGTACAGAGGAAGAAAAATCTGTAGTAAGAGGGAATCTGAATATCCCATCTAAGGATTCAGTTTACTCTAAGGAGGATGTTGATACACAGGTGTCTACAAAGATTAGAGATGCTATATAGGAATACCTAAACATGGAAGATCCGCATGGAATCATCCCATAGGTAGAGGAGATGATTGCCTATATGGTGAAAACGGATGGTAGTACTCCGTTTACGGCTCCACAGACAGGAGTGGATCCACAAACCGATTAGCATCTCGCTACGAAGAAATATGTAGATAGATTAATGAAAGACCACCTTGGAACTGAAGATCCTCACGGCATTCTGTAGGAAGTAGCTACTTTACTGCTTCAATATGTTAAGAGTTCTGAAGTATACAACAAGTCTCAATTATATACTAAGCAAGATATAGACAATCAGTCTAAATAGTATATAAAGAAGGACGGGACTACTCCATTTACTAAGGCTTAGATTGGAGCTGATCCGTAGATTGATAGTCATCTGGCTACTAAGCGATATGTGGACAAAGTACTTTATAATCATAAAGTTGAACCAGATCCGCATAACTTCCTAACTCTTCTTAACTAGAGATTAGCCGCTTATTCAAAGAAGAAAGATGTATACGACAAGACGCAAACATATTCTAGAACCTAGATTGATTCAATTATTAATAAGTTAGTCAACCTTGCTGTTGAGTCTTCAATACAAGATTATCAAGAAAGTGTTGATGACAAACTAGAATATATTCGTAAATAGAACTATGTTAAGGCTGATGGATCAGTCTCATTTAAGAATCCCCAATCTGGAGTTCAAGCTATAGAGGAACAACATCTGACAACCCTAGGACAAGTTCAAGAATTAGTTGAAGCTCTAAAGGAAACTCTATCTACGTAGATAGATAATAAAGAATGTGTTTGGAAAACATCTGGTCCAGTAGAATCTACTGTCGGACATTTAGAAGATAATACCCCAGTTCCAGAAACTATGACACTACAAGAGGTATGTGATGCTATATTCTATGGTATTGGAATTTGTCTAGAGGTTCCAGAATATGTTGTTATAACTCAGACTTGTCCAGTGACAATGTGTATTCATGGTTCTACAGGTCTTGTTCAGTATGCAGAACTTTATCAAAATGGGGAGTTGATATATACACTAGAAGGAAGTGCTTTTGCAGACGGATGTGTGACTGTTGACAGTTTGCCTTTGTATAAAGATGCTGAATTTACCTTTAAGGTGTATTATACTAATGGATCAGTTCATGAAGTAACTGAGATAGTCAAATGTTATCTTCCTGTGTTTGTTGGACTTCTTCCAAAATGGAAATTTGGCAATACCATTACTATGGATTACTTAATTTAGCTGTGCAATGAGGATCCTGACGGCACACAGAATAGGTTCCTTAACTATGGGGATGACCTAAAATCATTTACCTTTAAATACCAATTTGAAGACTCAAAGCTTAGACATCCATTTATTGTTATTCCTGAGTCATACCCTGATTTAGAATCAATGGCAACTAAATCTCAAAGTTTTGGAATTGAAGCGTTTGACGTTATTGATATGATACCATTGACTGTTCCCGGAGTAGAAGAGGATATGATATTCAAAATGTATATATATAGACAAGCCTTATCTAGTTTAAATCAAGAAGTTACTTTTAATTTTGCAAGCGAATGAGCCAGTATAGTGAATTAATGGGTTCCTTCCTTAGAACTGGTAACTTTCCACTAGAAGCAAATTACATATTTGCTACTGAGGAAGCCCTAAAAGAATTTTATAGTGACCCAATTAATGCTACTACTCTTCATAAGGGTCTACTTAGAGTAGTAGAAAACGGAGGAGATGGGCAGTAGGCACTATATTGGGTCGTTAAGAAGCAAACTAATGATGAATTAGAGTTTGTTAAACTTATTTAGAATATAGATATAGATAATATAGATACTCAGCTAACTGATTTATTAAACAAGTTAAATCAGGAAATTTAGGATAGAAAAGACGCTGATACAGCGATTTGGGGTACTTCTGATTCTACTAATGTTCCAGATGACCTAAACAGTATAATGGATCTTGCGAATGCAGTATCTACTCTAAGGTAGGATATTTCAGATTTGCAGGATTCAGATAATACCATTAATGAGCAGATTAGAGCTCTTGCAGGAACTGAATAGACTGATATCGTAGAATACTTAAAGACTCTTCCGTATCAGTCACTAACAGAAGTTTCTAATGCTCTTAATAAGTTCCTTAATGAGGTAGACTCTTCAACAACTAAGATAAATACCTTAGTAGAGTTATAGAACTTCTTGGATGGATATACTGATTCTGATACACTTCGTAATGTATTAGATAATCTATGGAATAAGATAGAGGGAGACATTACTCCGTCGGAAGAGTTCCAAACGCTAAAGGGAATAGAGGAATTTGTCAGAAAGTTAGAACAATGGGCTAAAGATAGAACTAATAACTTATAGACTGAATTAGACCAAACACAAGTTGGTGTTGGATTAAGTGGTGATGGATCTTTCAGTCCTGATAAAGAAACTAACTATCTACAAGATGCGACATCAATTATGAATGCTTTGAAAATTCTAGATGGACTAGCATTTGAAGCTATATCTGGAATTACTATTACTCCAGAGAATAATGATGTTGTACAGCTTGCGGTTAGAAAAGAACTTGAAGGATACATTATTGCTGCCAAATTGCTTCTGTCTAATGCTTATGGTAATGAGCTATTAAAAAAGGATGATGGCCTATACATAAATGTAGTATCTGAATACGATAGTGGTACTTTAACTTTGAAAGTAAACGATAAGATAGTATCACAGCACGTACTTGGATTCTCTTCTCTAGTAAGTAAGGCTTACTATGATACTGAGTCTGAATCTATAAAGATAGTATTCAGATTGTTAAGTGGTGATAACGAAGAAATTACCATTCCAGTAGGAGCTTTAATTAGAGAATGGGAACCAGATAACTCTAATCCTGACAAGGTAGTAGAAATTACTAGAGAGACAGTTGTAGATGGTGCTGACAAGGTATCTGCTGATGTTAGAATAGCAAAGAATGCTGATAATATCCTTGAAAAGAGAGGAAACGCATTATTTGTTAATGGAACTTCTGAAAGAATCACTCACAACAGCTAGAGTTTATCTACTGTTATCGAGGAGATCGAGAGCACTTCTTCTTAGATTAGACAGGATCTAACAAGTGAGATAAATAGAGCAAAAGCTGCTGAGTAGGCAATATCTCATGACTTAGAAGCTGAAGTATCTAGAGCAACACAGTCTGAGACTTCTATTCAAAATGATTTAAATAATCACAAAACTGATACTAATAATCCACATAAAGTTACAAAGGACTAGGTAGGATTATCTAATGTAGATAATACTGCTGATTTGGATAAACCAATCTCTACTGCTACTTAGAATGCACTAGACTAGAAGGCTCCTATAAACTCTCCTATTTTTACTGGAATACCAGAAGTTGAAACTTCTCCAGACCCTGAAGATTCTTCACAAAGAATACCTTCTACAAACTGGGTAAGGGGAAGAATAGATGAGAGCCTTAATTAGGTTAATTCTGGATTAGAAGACCACGTTAGTGATTACTAGAATCCTCATAGAGTTACAGCTGAACAGGTTGGAACTTATGATGAACACGAGATAGATGATCTATTAGATAATAAAGCGGATCTGGTTAATGGAAAGGTACCATCCTATCAATTACCTGATGCCACAATATCTTGGATTGAAGTAGAATGAGCAACGATATACAAAGACCGCATGGAATGAGTCAGTTAGACTACCTATGGGTGAACTTTGGAGGATATAAAGTTTCGAATGAAGCATCTAGTATTCCTCAAGAAGATGTGATCCTTACAGAGTAGGCTCTAACTGACCTAATCCAAAAATCAACCAGTGGTGGGATAACAGCTCTTGCTTTTAGAGAGCATCCAACTAAGACAGATACTATGGAGTTGACTGGAACATCTATTAATGGTTCTGTATTAACTGTGGTAGAAATGCCAAAGGAGGTACACGTTCAATCATTCTCACATAGAACTGTCACTCAAACAGATATAGACAATGGAGTGCCGTATCCTATAAATTCTGAAGTCTTATCAATAGTTCTCACTAACGGTACAGAATACTTAGTTAGTTTAGAGGAACTTAACTTAGTTATTCGTGGAGGAGATACAGATACCATTAGCACTAACGTAACCAACGGTGTAGTAAACTCCCATCTAAAAATAGATGCTGGAAATAACTCTATTTCTGTTGTGGAAATAAAAAGTAATAGCAATGGTATCTACTCTAATTTAAAGATCTCGTAGAAGAGTACTGGATTGGAACTTACTAAGGAAGAAGATGGTCTTTCTGGAAGGATTCCGCTAGGAACTACTGGATACTCTATCAAGTTTGACTAGATGACTTTAAGTCAATACCAAGCTCTTGAAACCAAGGATCCCAGTACTCTATATTTTATAACAGATAAACCCTACATATATCTTGGAGGAACAAGGTATGGTGTTGATATGAACCCAGGAGAGGTTCCAATTGTATCTCTGGTATATGATGCTGATCATATGCTTCTCTCATATAAGAAAGCTGATGGTAGTGACATTCAACAGATACACATGGGACCAGCTGATGAAAATACTCCTGGAATGATGTCTACTGAAACCTACATAGAATTGTAGGAGTTGAAAAAGGCTTTAGATGGAATAGTAAATGTCAAAGAATACATTGCTGAAGAAGTAAGTAAAGCGGCTTTCTCTATTGAATTTGGAGATGAGTCTAATGGAACTAAGCCATTAAATTTGAAGAACGGTAAAGGAGACATTATCTCATCTGTTAATATTGATGTAGAGAGTTATCTTGAATTTGGAGTTAGTAAAATAGCTGATGCATAGGATGTAGAGGATTCTGGTGGGACTGTATAGGAAGGACATCAGATTTTAGTTCTAACTCTTACTTCTGGAAACAAAATTTATGTAGATTTGAATTAGCTAGTAGATGTGTATACTGGATTAAATACTAAATCTATAACGCTATCAGTAAGCAACAATTAGATTTCTGCTAACCTAAACATTAGTGAAGATGATTAGATATTATATATCTACGATGATGGAGTAAGAGCTCATTTCTAGATAGTAAGACAACCAGGAAAGATATTATTCTATGGTAAAACTCAGACTGATGCTGACAAACTAGCTGAAATATAGCTGGCTGATACAGTCATAACAACCACCTTTATAGAAAAAGCAACTGGGGAAACTTATACTAAATATCCTCCTAGGTACATAGACAGTAAACCATACGATCAGCTTACTAATCCGATAGTTCTCGGAACTCCATATTTTATAATAGTATTTGGTTTAGATACTGGAGATTCTTCTACTAGCTATCAATATAACGATTATATCTCTATTAATCCAATATTGAATACTTTAGTGTTATCTCCTAACGAGGGAAATATAATAACAAGAGATGAGAATGGATATTTATATGGTTCAATAAATTGGATAAAAGTATAATATGGCACAAGTAAATTTTTATAGAGGATTAAGAGAAAAGTATAGCCCAGATACTCATAAGGATGGTTTATATTTTAGCACTGATACCCTTGAAATAATGCTCAATGGATCCTCATTTGGAGGAGGACTAACTAATGTAGAATTTTCCGAAGGAAAGCTAATATTCAGCTTCGCCAATGGAACTGTAAAAGAAGTTCCAATTGATGAAGCAACACAAGATCTTCCTGGACTACTTTCTGCATTAGATAAACAGAAACTAGATAATTTACCTACTGGAACTGAGATTACTAAGGATATATCAGAACTTGAAGAGAAAGTAGGAACTAATGACTATTCAGGATCTAACTATCTAGAAGGAGAAACTAACCTGACTGACGCAGTTAAGGAATTAGATACTCAATTAAAGACAGCTAATGATTCTCTTAGTCAAAGCATTGAATAGCTGGATCAAGAGGCTATTAAGGAGGTATAGTTAGATGGTGTAGCCATAACGCCTTCTGATAATAAGGTTAATATTCCACTAGCATCGCCATCTGCTGATGGTGTAATGTCAAGTGAGGATAAAACGAAACTTGATAAGATAGTTGATACTGGTGATGGAACACAGTATCTTACTAACAATGGTACCTATGTCCCATTAGATAAAAACTCTGTTGGACTTGGTAATGTAGATAATACAGCTGACAAGGATAAACTTATTTCTGATGCTACACAAAATGCTTTAGACGGAAAGGTCGACAAATCTGAAGGTAAGTCACTTGTTGCTGATACCTTAATTACTAAACTTGAACAACTTGATGACAAAGCTACTATTGATGCTGCTATAGCGGATAAAATTCCATTGTCGCAGAAAGGTGCTGCAAGTGGGGTAGCTACTCTTGATGAAAATGGAAAAGTTCCTGTAGAACAATTAAATGGTGCTTTAGCAAAAGTATTTGGAATTGAAAAAGCTATTGCTAATCAAGCAGCTCTTCCAGAGGATGCTACTGAAGGACAGAGATATTATACGATTGATACTAAGAAGATTTATGAGAAATTGACTGATAGTTGGGATGAAGGTATTACTCCTAAAGAAGATACTATCTACAATTTCAGAAAATCTGATGCCACAGGATCTGAAGATAGAACTAATATCTTATATCGCTGGGATGGAGCTGATTTAGTTGAAATCTCATCATCTTTAGCTTTAGGAGAAACTTCTGGTACTGCTTATGCTGGCAATAAAGGTAAAGCTTTAGCTGATAAGATTGCAGAAGCTTATGGAGCTAGTAGTGTTATTAATGGTTTATCAGATATTACTATTGACTCAGATGATACTGAGGGTCAGTTCTTATCTGCTCCAAACGCAGTAGTTACATGGAATGGTTCAAAAGAATAGAATGATATAAAAATTCCTTATGCTTCTTAGAGTAAGGCCGGTGTAATGTCCGCTTATGATAAGACTAGGGTCGACAAAGCGTTACAAACAGACAATGCCGGAGTAGGAGTCCTAGCTAACTATCAGGTAGCAGCTCAAGCTGCTGGAGTAACAGCTGCAGATACAATAAATCAAGCTATAGGCAAATTAGAAAAGAAGTTGAATGACATAGCTGGAGCTGGAGATGGTTCTATTGCAGACCAAATCCAAGAGGCTATTACAGCATTAATTAACGGAGCGTCTGAAGGTTATAATACCTTAAAAGAACTTGAAGATGCTATCAAACAAAATGCTTAGGATAATACTGACCTTGAAGCTAGGGTAGCTACTAACGAAGGTAAGCTCGCTGTAATTCAAGGTAATGAAAGTACTTCTGGCTCTATCAACAAAGCGTTGAAGGATGCGAAAAACTATACTGATTCAAAATTAACATGGATAATACTCGAATAATGAGTGAGAGTGTAAATTTTATACAAGGTAGAAAAGAGTAGTATAACCCTTCTGAAATGTAGGGAGGGTTATTCTTCTCTAAAGATAGTAAGGAAATCTTACTTAATGGAGAGGGTTATGGTAATGCAACTCCAGCCGATGAGGAAGATATTACTGCTGGGCACTTATCGAATAACAATTATATAATATGGCACAAATTAACGAACAATTTATTCAAGTAAAAACAAAAGCTAACTTTGAATCTCGTCTGTTAGCAGGTGAGATCAAAGACACTTCAATAGCTTTCATTGAAGACACTAATGAGATATGGGCTAAGGGCCATTATTATCCTTGTCCCTACTCTGCTACTGAGATTACAAATCTACTTAACAATAAAGTAGATAAAGAGAGTGGAAAATCATTAGTTGCAGATGAGTTAATCACTAAGTTAACAGGCTTAGATGACCAGAATACAATTGATGCTGCAATCAATGCAGTTCAAGGCAACTTAACTACTCACTTACAAAACAATACTCCTGGATTGAAACATATTCCTTCTGGTGGTGCTGCTAACCAAGTACTTGCCTGGGAATCTGATGGTACTGCTAGATGGGATTCTATAGCTAACCTAGGAACTACTGAAGATATACTTGCTTATGGTGTAGAATGGGATACTTCAGTATTAGATCCTAAATTAACAAGAATTGGTAATACGTCTCTTCACAAGTCACTTCCTATTCAATCTGGAATGTATGGATGTATCTGTCAGGGAGCTACTATTCGTTACAGACTTGCTGCTGACGATTGGAGATTCAGAAGAGAGCCGGTTACTACACAGGTTAATCTATAGGTTAGTGATGGAGTAATCACAATCACAGCTGATGCTTTCTCTACTTTACAGTATGATAAGCAATGGGTAAGAATCAACGATATTAAGATTCAGATTGGAAGTATAGATACAGATTCATCTACAGCAACCCTAGTTAACAATGAATATACTGGAACTTTACAAGCTAATTCATATACTTGTGAACTCGGTTCTGTTAGAAATGGATATGATGGAACAGTTAAGGTCTATATTCCTGGATTCTATATCAAGTCTGTATCTAAAGAAAATATAAGACGTGTATTGCTATCTACTAGCCAAATTGATAGTACCTATACCTATCAACAACCTGTATTGGTTGATGCTTATAGATGTACGGTACTGAATACCGTTCCCTAGAACATGGGATACTTAAGTACACTACCTGCTAATACAGCTGTATCTATAGCTAATACTAATACATATTGTAGAGGAGGTAATAACAATAGTAATTACGATCAATATCTAGAAAGTGATCCAAGAAGAACACAACTAGGAAAACCAAGAACTAATCTATCTAGAGCTACTATGAGAGGCTACGCCTCTAATGCTGAAGCCCACCTGATTTCTTATGAAGAGTATAAGAATATCTTCTACTGGCTGTACGTTGTAGAGTATGCTAACTTCAATAGCCAAGATACATATAGCTCGTCTTTAGATGATAATGGATATAAGCAGGGTGGTCTTGGTAGTGGTGTTACTACTATGGATAGTAGTGTATGGAATGAATATAATAGTTATTATCCTCTAATCCCATGTGGGTATTTAGATAGCCTAGGAAATGGTTCTGGAATAGAATCTCAAGTTCTCGAAGCATCTGAAATGCGGATTACTCTTACAGTAAACAGATGGAGAGGATTTGATAATCCGTTTGGAGATATTTGGACTAATCTTGACGGAATAATTGTAGACGCAGATGCTAATAATCATGGCAATAACATGGATTATGTATACACTTGCAATGATCCATCTAAGTTTGGAGATACACTTACTGAAGATTATGTTAAGATTGCAGAATCTATCCACTAGGATGGATATGTAAAAGCCTTCGACTTAGGAGAAACGGCTAACATTATTGCTAGTTAGGTAGATGGAAGTACCACTACTTATATGTGTGACTACCACTGGACTGGCACTAAGAACACCACTCTCAGGTCGGTGCTGGTGGGCAGTAATGCTCATAACGGCACGCGTGCGGGTCTCGGTGCTCTGAATTCGAATGATTCGGTGTCGGTTTCTTATGCGGATATCGGCTTCCGGTCGGTTTCGGTGCTTGGATCTTAACTCTTCGGGTTATTAATTTTAACTAGATTTTAATTAGTTGATATGTGAGTGTGGAGCCTCGGCTCCCTCACATAATCAATAGGAGTACACCCAAGAAAACGTTCACTGTTCTGCAGGGAACTGCTATCATGTTTTTTAATAAAAAAAAAACAGTGCTAGTAGGCAGTAATGCTAATAACAGCACGAATGCAGGTCTCAGTAATCTGAATTCGAATAATTCAGTGTCGAATTCTAATACGAATATCAGCTTCCGGTCGGTTTCAGTACTTAGTTTTCTTCTTTCTTTTATATTTAATACAAAATTATCGCTTAAGGCTTTGAGGTGTATATCCTTGCCACTTGGCAGAAAATGACATATAATAAACAACTGTGTTAGTAACAATAGCGAATGCTCGGTTATATTAAATATAAAATTAATGCCCAAGAGAATTAGTAACATATATCACAAAATATACGATAAGTAGAATGTTGATATAGCGGATTGTAAAGCCAGAAAGTGTAAGAGACGAAGATACGGAGTTAGAAAGCATGATGAGAACAGAGAGGAAGAAAATAAGCAATTATGTCTACTTCTCAAGAACGGAGAGTATAAAACTTCCGAATATACTACATATAAAATATATGAACCAAAAGAAAGAATAATATTTAGATTGCCTTATTATCCAGATAGGATTACACACCATGCTATAATGAATATCATGGAGCCTATATGGGTTAAGATATTTACTCTTGTATAAAGAATAGAGGTATTCATTCTCTATTGTAGAAATTATAGAGTGATCTAGCTTCTGATCCAGAAGGAACTAAATATTGTCTAAAGTTCTATCCTAGTATTAATCATAAAATTCTAAAGCAACTCATTAGAAAGAAGATAAAGGATAAGAATCTATTAAAATTGCTTGATGAGATAATTGATTCAGCTGATGGCGTCCCCATAGGGAATTACTTGTCACAGTTCTTTGCCAATTTATATTTAGCCTACTTTGATCATTGGGTTAAGGAAGAGTTAAAAGTAAAGTATTATTACAGGTATGCAGATGATATTATTTTATTATCTAACAGTAAAGAACAGCTAAGGAATTGGTTATTGGCTATTAAGGTATATCTAACTAATGTTCTTGAATTAAAGGTAAAAGATAATTATCAAATATATCCAGTAGAGTCAAGGGGAATAGATTTTGTTGGATATGTGTGTTATCACAAGTATACTAAACTTAGAAAGAGTATTAAGCGGAAACTATTCAAAGCAATAAAGAAGTTCAAGAAGAATAAAATAACCTAGGACGATTTAGAAAAGAAATTCGCTTCGTATTTTGGATGGTTGAAGTATTGTAATTCAAAGCATTTATTATAGAAGATATATTCTGAGACAAAGATAGGTTATTCAGGATGGAATGGGAAGAGAGTAAATATTAGCAGTCTAAGAGGTAAATATATTCATATTATTACTATACAACCTAGAAAGAGATATTTCTTAATTTAGTTTGTAAGAAACGGAAGATCATTTGAGTGTAAAAGTGCTAGTAAAGCATTATTTTGGAGAATTGCTGGACTTGAGCAATTTCCTGCAACTATAAAAATTAATAACCATGTTTGAAATAACAAGAATTAAGACAACTATTAAACCGGAAAAGGTAGAATCTCTTGGTAATGGAATTTGGTACTACAATTATGACATTAAAGAGAGTATAGAGCCAGGATAGGAAGGATAGGATGAAACCGTATACGATTTCGTACAAGTTAGAATATCAGGGACTCCAGATTATAACAAATGTGCTAAGGCAATAATAAGAGCGTATGTTAACTCAGATTCCGAATTTGATTTAATGAACTCTTTTAATGCTTATCAGCTGGGAATTACTGATTCGGCTGGAGAGGATTATGAAAAGTACTTGCAATTACTACAAGAAGTAAAAGAAAAAGTCGGAAAAGACTTTAATAAACAAGCCGATATTACTAAGTCTCATACTCCTAGACAAGCCGATATTACTAAGTTAATGCTGATGACTATAAACACGATGTCATTAGATGATTAGCAATCTCTAAAAGTTAAATCCCTATATCCAACTTGGGAATCATTCATTGGTAAACAGTTAGAGAAAGATATGAAGGTTTAGTATGATGGTAAACTATTTAAGGTTGTACAGACCCATACAGCTCAGTAGAATTGGTATCCAAGCATCTCTACTGCTTCTTTGTTTACCGAAATAGTAGAAGACCATGCTGGAACTTTAGAAGATCCCATACCTTATCCTGCAGACGGTAATATGGTGATTTATAATGGGAAATACTACATAGATAATGGAGTAATTTATAAATGTGTAAGGGATTCTGGAATTCCTTTATATACTCCACTCGCTAATGTGGTGGGCAATTACGTCCAACTAGCTTAATAGATGACTACATAATTACTAAATAAATTTACATTGAATCCGGACTCTTATGAGCTCCGGATTTTTTTTTACACAGCCGAACTATAATAATAATTTTTTAATGAATGGATCTACAGTGGACATAAGTGTGAAGGTTGGTAACGAGACTATGGACTTCAGGAACGTTCCTGGAGCCCAGTTATAATAACGCAGTTATTACTGAAACTAAAGAGCTTATGTCAAATGAGGTGGATAATATGTTGCAGAATAGTAAGAGTATAGTAGATAGTGTTCCCTATCATAATAACGTAATTTCGGCTTGCGAGGGAATCTTAAAAGACCTAAACCCGAGGTTTGCTAAAGAGAAGGAACGTGATGAAGATATAAGCAACCTCAAGACGAAGATAGGAGGAATAGAGACTAAAATGGATAGAATATTAACTCTATTATCAAAGGGAGAAACTAAATAACGTGCTATTATGAAAGGATTTATAGAAATAAAGGAAGACTCTTATGAGGATACTATTGAACATCTTCACAGAATTAAGACACTTGCTTGTAAGCTAATTAAAATGTTAGCTGAACATTCTGAAGCATATAATCGTGACAAAGATGATTATGATGACGAAGATGAGTTTGAAGCCAGAGGCCGCATGGGGCGTAGAAGCAAAGGAAGATACGAATATTGATTTATCAGTAGGCGGTAGCATAAGATTGCTATCGCCTATTTTTATTTATAATTGGTATGGCAGAGGATTTTACTAAATATGACATTAAACCTGAAGGGTTCCTTAATTATCTTAGATACTATGGACCTCACTTTAACAAGAAGTTATGTGATTTTGCTTGTTAGAATATGGCTAGAAAGGATTACACTAAAGAAAGATTAGAAGCTCTTTTGTAGCAGCATAATATAGAGATAAAGAACTCAAAGCTATATGATAGTGTATATGTAGCTAACTGGTGTAAGTCAGTGTTCTATGGGTCTAGTATCTCCGACGAAAAACATTTTGTACTCTTTATAAAAGACATATTTGATAAAGAAGGAAACTTGATTTTCAACAGATGGTATGCTGATATGGCTAAACAAGGTATTCCTATTGAGTGGGAAGAAATGATATGATTCATAATTAGTGCCTAATATTCATTAATTTGGATGTTAGGCACTTTGTGTTTATATTTAGAGGAGTATAAAAACTTTAGTATAATATGAAACTTTTACTTAAACGAATAGCTAAGATGGAGAAATACACTATCGGAAAACTATATATTGATGGAAAGTATTTCTCAGACACATTAGAAGACACTGATCGTAATCTCACGAATACTATGTCTAAAGACGAGATAGCTAAGGTGAAAGTATATGGGAAAACAGCTATTCCTACAGGAACTTATGTAGTGGACATGAACACAGTCAGCCCTAAGTTTGGAAAACGTTCATGGGCTTAGCCATACGAAGGTAAAGTTCCGAGATTATAGGATGTTCCTGGATACGAAGGAGTCCTAATTCATCCTGGAAACACAGCTGATGATACATCAGGATGTATTCTAGTTGGAAGGAACAAGGTAAAGGGATAGGTTGTTGAATCTTAGGATACTTTCCATAGTTTAATGAATATTCTAAAAGGAGATAATGATATTACTATAACCATAGAATAAGATTATAATGAGTAAGGAATTAGAGGATTTATTAAGAAGGGTTTCTGAACTGGAAAAGTAGGTAAAGAATGGATCCTTTAGTGCTTTTGGAAGGTCTTACTCTTCAATTGGATCTTCTAGCTCTGACTTTGTTATAAAGACAAAAGGATAGGTAAAGATACAGTGGGGAAATAAGTTTATTGACCTTATAAAAGATGGCAAGATAAACGCTGATCTGAAATTCATTTTTCAGCGTGATTCCGTTGGAGTAAAAGATGGAATCTACATCATTGGAGATGGGGATACTTAGTAGGTCATCTTATAGGTTAATGGAAATTAGATTAATCTTAAAGGATAGATAGGAACTACTTATGTCTCGTTCTAGGATGCTTAGCAAACTACTTCTGAATAGAAGTATACTGCGTTGTAGAACATAGGATTCATATATAAGAGTCTAGCAGAAGTTACTTAGGATAGTTTATAGAATGGAATTATATATGTGGAGTCTGAATAGAAACTGTATATTGTTCAGAATGGGTCATTATCAGAATTCACAGTCGGGTTTCCTAACCCTTATACTAGGCAGTTCATCATATAGAAATCTGATTCATCTATTGGCTCTCTTTTAATAGTAGGTAGTGGGGTAGAGAACTCTATTGCATTTGACTCTTTTTATTTATATTCACAAGATAATGGTGTCTATCTAGATTCCAATGGTGAAATATACTTTCGCATTTCTGGGCAGGAAAAATTTAAGATAACCGTTGATACTGCTATTTTTAATATTGATGTAACTTCCAGAATGTTTAAGTCTCCAAATGCTTCCAAGTCCAGCGGATTTAGGTTATACTTGTAGGATGGAGAATCTACTTTAGAAGTAGATAATTTAATTGTCAGAAATTAGTAGGAGAGTGGAAACGTAACAATGATATACCCAATCTATTGGGATTATAAAAATAATTCTATTGTTAGTGTTGAGGAGATGGAGAATCCAGATGATCCTACTCAGACTGGATTTGGGTTTACTCTAGCATTTAAGAATGAATTTGAAGTAGGTCAAACCTTATATGTCTATGCTCCTATATTGGATGAAACTACTGGAGAATACGATAGGATATTACTTCCTTTGCAGGTTGAGATGTTAAACACTGAAGGGAATGCGAATGTAGTGTATGCTAGTATTATTGAGGATTAGATGGATCAATCCATATTGCAATCCTTAGATAAATCTGTTGTCTTTGAAGCTCTAGAAGGTTAGACTATTTTCTTAGTTTAGATAAATGGAGAACCTATTACACTTCTTAGAAAAAAGGGAATAAATATTGATTTAGTTGAAGTGGAGTAGATAGAAGAAGCTTCTAATGATGATAAAGTAGTTTCCAGAATTGGAAATCTGACTGATTTGTAGAAAAAAGAAAATGATAATGGGGCAGAGGTTCCAATAAAAGGATACGGAGTCTATTCTAGCAATTCTGCCTTCTTAAAGGCTAGATATACTAGTGATTATGAACTTCCAGTAAATGACAATTCTTCAAAATTTGTTTCTACTGAATGGATACACAAACTTTTTCCAAAGGGAACTATCTTAATGTTTAATGGTGCATCTTCTGAAATTCCAGAGGGATGGGCTATATGTGACGGAACGAATGGTACACCAAATTTAATTGGGAGATTCATCAAATCTGAAATATAGTCCGGGTAGACAGGAGGAGCTAATGAGGTTACTCTTACTATAGATAATCTTCCCTCACATACACGTACTGTTCAAACTGGTAGTTTAACTACATCTACTGATATGCCTAGACATTCAATTTCTAGAGGATCTTATGGATATGACAATGATGGAGGAAGCATAAGCACGTGGACCCTAGACTCAACAGAAACTAGTTATACAGATTATGATAGTCATTCTCATACAGTAGACGTATCTGGAATTACATTGAGTTCTGTCGGAAATAACGTTCCAGTAAAAATAGAACCCCTTTACTATTCCTTGATATTTATTATGAAAATAGTGTGAGTTTGTTAGATAAAATAAAAACAATAGTAACTATTATTTCAATTTATCATTAATAATAATTAACATTGTTTTAGGGTAGGAAAATTAGTATTATATTTACAAGTAAATTTAAAAATAGTGATTATGGCAATAGGAACTGATGAATTGGACGATTTCAATGACATTGATGAATTTGAACCTATTTAGGATGATCCGGAACCTCCTGTGGAACCATAGGATCCAGATGAGCCCGTAGAAGATCCTAGTTAGGAACCGAGTAATAAAGATGACGGAGAAGACTTTATCGTAACCTTATTAAAGTCTAGAGGTATTGAAGATATGTCTAAGATTAAGTTTGAAGACGAGGAGGGAACTGTAGAAGAGAAAGATTGGAACAGCTTAAGCAATGAAGAAAAACTAAATATCCTCTCTTATTCTGACTAGGATTCTGATACTGACTTAGACGACAATGAAGTTTAGCTAATAAATGCTATTAGAGAGAGTGGACTTACTCCTGCTGAATACATACAGAAACTTCAGACTGATGGAATTAATAGCTACATCCAAAATAACCAGACTGAAGCATATTAGTATCAAGTTGATCAACTAGACGATGATGAATTATTTGTATATGACTTCATGAGTCGAATGGGAGACGTAACACAGGAAGAAGCTCAAGAAGCTCTAGAGAGAGCTAAGTCTAATGAGTCTTTATTTGCTAAATAGATTGGAGCTATTAGAAAAGAGTACAAGGAAGCTGAGGATGAAAGTATCCGACAAGCTCAAATGGAAGAAGAAGCACAAGCTCAAGAACGGTATGATTAGTTTGCTAACTAGATTGCAGAGCAGGTAGATAATTTGTCTGACTTCTCTGGGTATGATTTGAACATGGATGATGAGGACAAAGAAATGCTGTATGATTTCATTGTTGGGATTGATGGAGCTGGAAATAATTATTTTGCTAAGGCTTTATCTGATCCTAAAATATTGGTAAGAACAGCATGGCTTGCACTGAACGGTGAGCAGATGATACATGATATTACTGAATATTTCTAGAAAGAGATAAGCAGTGTTAGAAAAGAAAGTTACGATAAAGGAAAGGCTGATGCCCAAAAGAAAGATAAACCTGACGTGGTTTATAAGAATAAACCCGTTGGAACACACAATGATGTCTACGATGATTTAGACTAATTTTTTAATTTTATATTAAGTAAATAAATATGTTAGTTGCAAATTTTACATCTAGAATCCCTAACATGGGAGACACTAAGACATATGAAGACTGGTCTAAGTATCTAGGTACTAAACCTCACAGACTTGGAGTAGTAGCTCGTATGTACACAGATAACACTCTTAACTTTATTACTGACGGTTTGAGAAACGTCTTCTATAAGGGAGAGAGAGCTAGTGCTTATGAACTTTCATCTTCTCTAGTATTTGAATGGGAAGTAGAGACTAACAACATTAAGAAGGTTGAGTTTGCTGAAGTTCCAACTGAGGGAGGTGAAAATGGAACAGAGATTACAATGGCATTTAAGGAGAACTACTACCAGAAGTATGACATCTTCAGAATTGATGCTACAAAACAGCAATGTCAAGTTGTTAGCCGTCCTATTCGTAAGCGTGATGACTACTGGGAAGTTCAAGTAAGACTCATTGACAATGACTATGATACTATTCTAGATACTGATGGATGTCAAGTTGGTATGACAACTACATTCCAATCTGTAGCAGTTCCTGAGTTGTCAGAAGAGGGTTACAGCAAGTTCCAAAGCCAAGTAGAGCGTCACAGAAACTTCATTACTACATTCCGTGCTGATGCCAGCTGGTCTAGCTTGTATGCTATCCAAGAGAATGTATTCATGAGTATCGCTGACGATAAGGATGTTACTAAGAGTGAGGGAGTATACAAGATGCTTAAGAAGGAGAAGGAACTTCTTGACACATTCATGTATGCTATGAACACTGGTCTGTTGCTTAACAAGGGTAACATTGACAGCAATGGTAAGGCTACAATTAGCGAGCCTGACACTGGTAGACCAATCTACATTGGTGAAGGATTTATTCCTCAAGTTGAGGCTGCTGCTAACAAGTACTTCTACAGCAATAAGCCAAATCTACAGCTATTCAACCTAATCATGAGTGATATGTCTGATAAGGCTCAGAGCGATACTGGTAACAAGTGGGTATTCATTGTTAACCGTAAGCTATGGCAAGACATCAACATGGTACTTGGAGAATATCTTGCAAATTATCAGACTATGGGTACATATATGTACTCTAAGTCAGCTAATAAGGGACAAGGTGGATATGTTAAGGTAGGTGCTACATTTGATACTTACGAATATGCTGGAAACCAAGTATCATTCGTAGTTGATAGAGCACTGACTCGTGAATATCCTGATAAGGGATACGGAGTATGTATCGACCTTACAGCTGATAAAACAACTGGAACTCCAGCAGTTGCTAAGTTTACTCTTACTGGAAAAGACTTCATTACTAACAAGGTACTTGGAGTAGGTGGATACGATGGTAAGAGTTCTGGAGAAGTTGCTAGCAATGTTGCTGGTAGCAAGCTAGTTATGATGGGATATGCAGGTATCGCTGCATTCACTCCTCATAGATCAGTAATTCTTAGAGAATCCTAATAATTACAATTGAAGAATATAATAGATTAGATAGGAGGAGCCGTAACACCCTCCTCCTATCAATTTTTATTAATGATAATATGAACTAATATGGCACAGCAAAAACAAGTAACAAAAACTGATATTGTTTTTGATGATAAAATTATTACATTAAGAAGTGTATTTGACAAGGCTAACATTAAGTATTACATTCAGCCTTGTAAGAATAAGTATGGACAATATCCTAGTTGTATAAAGAAGGTTAATTCACAGGGAGATATGATTATGAGTGAGAATGAAAGAAATGCTTATTCAGAAGGTAAAGCAGCTTTCTTCCCAGAAAATCATATCTTTATTATTACTAGTGGAAAGACTTATAATCTAAATGATATTTATGACAAAGCAGAGTGGGAAGCTATAGAAAATTGCCCTCTAATTGCAAAAAGCAGAGATGCTAAAGACGCTAATGGTAACTTTATAATAGACGGTCCTAAGTCTACTCCGAATAAGCCAGCTCGTAACGGAGTTGCTGAGTTATATATTGATAGACCCGGACTAGATACTCAGAGAAGAGTTTCACACAAGCAGCTTATACACAAAGCAGAGTCATTTATTTATGATGATCCTAGAGGAGCAGATGGTCAATTGAACATGGCTAGAATACTTGGAAAGGATATGCGTAATCAACCGACAGCCGATGTTATTGACTTCCTTATCAGAATTGCCGAAAAAGATCCTCAAAAGATAATCAATCTTTATACTGGAAATGATATATCTCTAAGACTTCTGTTCATAGAAGCTAAAGAGAAACACGTTATTTATATCAAGAACAAGGTATATCTATATGGAGATAATGTTATCTTGGGAGCTACTGACGATGCAGTAATTGCATGGATGCAGGACCCGAAGAATCAGAAGGTTCTTGAGTTAATTAAGAAAGATACTTATCCAGATTATTACAGTGCTGATTAAAAGCAGAGCATATTATTAGATACTTAATATGCTTGTAGATAAGTAATTATACTGAGACAAAAAAAAAACAATGGCAATGACCGCTAGACAGGTATGGGAAGGTATGTTAACGGAACTTAGCAAGGTTAATGCACCAAGTATGTTGCTACAGGACTTTAACTACTTCTTCAACAAAGCTATAAACCAGTATATTAACAAACGATATAACATCTATGATATTAGTTAGTAGACTACTGATGACCTAAGAGTTTTAAAGGCCACAACGGTACTAACACCAGAGCCTATTTCTAAAACTATTGGTGGTGTAGATGTTTCTGAATGGAAAGCGGGAGAGGCACCCCTATTTGGAGCAACATACGAAGTATATCTTCCACTTGACTATCTACACATGTTAAATTGCGTATGTGTATATAGACTTAATAAAAGGTTTAAGTGTTATAATGAGGGAGATTATGTCTAGTTTGCTGCAAAAAGGCTTACCGCTGATTCTTGGTCTATAATAGTAAATGATTATTACAACAGGCCTCTTCCTGAAAGACCTTATTATTATATTCATAATGTAAATCAATCCGTTGATTTGCCTACTAATCCAGTAGAAGATGTATCTATTTTAACAAGAACTCTTAAAGGTACTGATTCTGCTAAAGATTATACTACTGAAAGTTAGTCAAATCTTCCTAGAACTATTAGCTTAAAAAACATTTAGAATAAATCAACAGTAGAAAAAGAGTCTGGAGTTAGATATGGAAACCCTTCATCAGTACGTTGTGAGATTAGATACGGAAAGGATAATACTGTTTTTGAGTTGCAATCTGTAGTAATTGACTATATTAAAGCACCACAAACTATAAGACTTACTCAGGAACAAGTAGACCTTACAAGAGACACATCTCAGATCATGGAGTTTCCAGATTATGTATGTTAGGAGATTATAAATGAGCTGACAATGTTGGTGATGGAGAATACTGCTGATCCAAGATTATAGACAAATACTGTAGTTACACAGTCTATTGCAAACCCAGCTCAGCAATAGACACCTCAACCACAACCTCAACCACGAGGTTAAAAAATTAATTTAAATTATGTTTCAATTTACAACAACTAATGTAATTAATTCGAACCAAGATCTTACAACTGGTAAACCACTATGGTCTGTTCAAGAAGCTGCTGGCGATAAGCCTGCAAGCCTTCACGTAAAGAGAGTTAATAAGTTTATTGCAACTAATATTGTTGCTATTTACAAGGCTGAAGCACGTGATGCTGAAAATGCAAAAGTAACTCTAGACTTTTCACAGGTAAATGGCACAGCTGGAGATGTATTCAGACTACATATTTATGTAGGACTATCTCAAGCATCTCAAAGCTCATTGTATGCTAATGATCTGCAATGGAAGGGAAAACCATTCAGTGTAGACTTTGTTTGGGGAGCTAGTACAGCTGATACGGTTACTAAATTAGTAAAGACTATCAATAAGTATGCTGCTATGGTTTACAACAAAAAGATGCTGAATGTTACTAATAGTGGTACTTATATTACTATTGAAGCAACTGATGAGTATCAAAGATTCAGATTTGTCAATGTTGAAAAATTTGATGCTAGTGCTTATCATGGCATGGGAGAATACAATATTGTGAGATCTCTTGATAACTTAACCAAAGCTGACTCTAACGCTGAGGTTACAGCAAAAGCTGAAGGATATTTCCAAGGAAAGGAAGGATTTGGTACTTATCCGTTCTTGCTGCATAATCTGCGTTTACCTACCTACGCTCGTAACAGATGGCTTGCTCTCAATCAGGATGAAACTCCTATTGTTGGAGCTAAGTACAATCAGTATACTATTTATTACTGCGTTAATAGAGGTATTCTTGGTGATAATGCTGTAGGAGATTTAGTAAAATCTAGAACAACTCACGTATTCTACGTAAAACAAGACTTAGCCTCTGACTTTGAGGCAGCTTTAGCTAAGGTTGGAACTGTTATTACTGTTAACAAGGTAGGAGCTCCTGATCCTGGAACAGTTGCTGGAGATGTTGATACTCTACAACAAGATGTTGCTCAACTGAAGACTCAGATGGCTAACAAGGCCGATAAGACAGAACTAGAAGCAAAGGCTGATGCCTCTGCACTTGCTGCTAAACAAGATGTTATGTCAGCTGGTAATGGTATTGAAATTTCAGGCAATTCTATTGCTGTAAAAGCAGGTGACGATACAATTACAGTAGATAGTACTGGTGTAAAAGTTACTGAAGGTAAGTTTACAGAAGCGTAATATGATACCTAATAAGGCGAGGGCGTGTTTATCGCCTTCGCCATTTTTTTTTATAGTTATGTATAATCAAATAGAAAAATTAGCATCCGCTATAAGAAATGATGTAGTAGCCGGATTACGTGGCTATCATACCAACCTTAGTATGTCTACAGAGTAGTTATGCTAGGACATAGTTGATGAAAGACTATAGATACTAAAAGAGTACTCATTACGTGGAATCCTGCCAGTCAAAGACTTATATCTATCTATAAATTGTATACCGATTGATTGCAAGAGTATAGAAAGGTGTAAATGTAATTTTTAGGATGAATGTTCGGAGCCTCCTATAGCTCATTTTGAGATTCCATAGGTACTTGGAGATTATGGTGATTTATCCATAGACTATATAGGATCTACTGATAGACAATTACCATTTGTATGGTATACATCTTCTACTGCTTTTAGATATCATAAGTATAGAAAGAGAGGAAAAAATAGACCATATGTTTGGATAGATATTACTCCAAATGAAAATGGAATGTATGATTGCTTTGTCTTTAATGCTCCATTGCTAAGTAATGTTTCAGTGACAGCTATTTTTAAAGACTTAAGACAACTTGAAAATTACTCTTGCTGCGTTGATATGTAGGATGATAATATGTCTTTCATCAATAATGAAATTAAGAGAAGATTAACTCAGAAAAAGATACAGTATTATCGTGCATTAGCTCCAGCTAATACACCTAATGATCAATCCTACGCTGCTGGTTAATATGTATAATGGAATAATATATAAATATACATCTCCATCTGGGAAAGTATATATAGGATAGACTTATAATGAAAAATGTAGAAGATAGGTATTCTTCAATATGAATAAATCGTATGGAGGACAAAAGATAGATAACGCAAGAAAGAAATATGGTCCGAATAACTTTGAATATGAGATTTTGTTCAGTATAAAAACAGATGATAAAGATTATTTAATGTAGGAGTTAAATGAGAAAGAGGAATATTATATTTAGTTATATGATTCCATAAATTCTGGATATAATGCTATTCCTGGAGGATCATCTTATCATGATTATGTATACACAAAGGAAGTAAGAGAAAAGATGGCAGAAACTAGCAGCAAAGCTGTAATCTAGTACTCTTTAGATGGGGAATTTATAAAGGATTGGAAAAGTGCTAGTGAAGCTGGAAGAGTATTAGGTATACAACCCTCATTAATTAGCAAGTGCTGTAATAGAGCTACTAAGCATTGTAGAGAATTTATATTCAGGTTTGCGGGTGATGTAGTCGCAGATAATGAGAAGAACCCAGTAATCAATAATACTAAGAATCTCAGGGTTTATTAGATATAGGACGATAGTGTGATAAATACTTGGAAATCTATTACTGCTGCAGCAAAAGATCTTGGATTTGATAGACATAAGCTGAGTGATCTGCTTAAAGCAGGACCACTTAGCTTTAATGAAACTACTATAATACTCGGATAATTATGAATACATTTAATGATTTCCATTATGCTTTAACACTAGCAGAAATGCTATATGGAATTACCTTACGAGAAGATCTTGGTGAGGAAATCTTACTTACTGGGTGGAATCTGATTGGAAATAAACGGACCAGATTATACAGGTATAGTGTCTGTGTAGATGAATGTGATAAGGGGTTAGAACTTCCATGTAACTGTGATATTATAGAGGCTGTAACAACAGATTTCGAAGAATGGAATTATTCTACTAATGACACTCCCAATGGAGATATTTATACAGCCTTTGTTGAGGCTTATATAGAGAATAGAAAGGCTTTCAGAGATCCTTTATATGCTAAAGGGAAATTTGTGAAATATGAAAGAGTTGGGAATATGCTCTACTTTGATAGACCTCATGGAAAGATAAATATACTATATAAGGGGGTCCTTGTTGATGATTCTGGTCTACCTTAGATTACTGATTCTGAAGCTAGAGCTCTAGCTACCTATCTAGCTCATGTTGTGAAATATAAGGAGGGAATATTAACTAATAACCCAAATAGCATTAGATTAGCTGAAGACCTTAGAATAAAATGGCTTACTTAGGCTGACTAGGCTAGAAATGACTACTATATGTCTCAGAATGAATGGGATCAAGTATTGGACGCAAAGACAAGTTGGAATAAAAAGCAATTTGGCAAGAGTCTTAAATTATATAAATGATAATAAATATGTTATATGTTTATAGGTTTTATTGTTTAACCTCTTAGAAAAATTACATAGGGTAGGATATTAATAGAAGATGGGATTAGCATAAAAATGAGTCTTTAGGAAAGCAGGTATTTAAGGATACACACTTTCATAGAGCAATTCGTAGGTATGGTTGGGATAATTTCGAAAGAACTATTTTACTAAGATTAGAGTCAGATTCGGAAGAACAACTCTTAGAGAGCTTAAATTAGTTAGAGCAATATTACATCTAGAAATACGATTCATATAATAATGGATATAATTCCACAAAAGGAGTAATATCACATACTACCTAGAGAAAGGTTATAGTATTTAATGAATTAGGAGAATACATAGACACTTGTAATTCTAGAGTAGAGGCATCTAAAAAGTATGATGTAATGGCTACGAGTATATCTGATTGTTGTACTAGAACCATATTAAGTGCTGGATGGTTTAATAATCTAAGACTAATATTTAGAGACGAAGGAGATACTTAGGAAGATATAAAAAAGATTCAAAGAGCAAGGAAGAATAAACCAGTTCCAGTAAGGTGTTATGATTATAATACTGGATAGATATTAGGTGAATACTCTTCAATAACTGAAGCACAGTCTAAAACTGGGGTAGATACAGACTCTATCAGCAAATGTTCTCTACATAAAATTAAGTCTACAATTTAGGGAGGTAAGAAATTAGTATGGAGGAAGTTAGATGATGCATACACTCCAAAGTATATAGTTGAGGCCTTCTGTGGGGAGTTCTCTATTGGTAGATATGTATCTCTATCACATGCCGCAGATGTTTTTGGTATTTAGGCTAATCACATCTCTGAATATCTAAATGGAAAGAGAAAGTCTGCTGGTAAATATAAGGGAGAGAATATAATATGGAAAAGATTATAAGTTGGAACAGAAAGAATCATGGTAAATCTCTGAAATTATATAGATAATGAAAAGATACGCTTTGGGATGTGCATTTTCTATGGATAACTTATTTGACAACTTTCCCTATAAGAAACTTACTATAACTTGTAAATAGTGCAAGGCTATTACAGGAGATAATCATAGAGATATTCTTGTTAAGAGAATCTTTAGGGAAAGTGTCAAGTTAGTTATTAATGATGTTGTAAATAATAATGTTACTTTCTGGCTTCCTTTAACTGGAGGGAAGAGGTGTAATATACACATGAGGAGAGTATAGGGCGATGAGTTCAAGAATCTTCGTAAGGCAGGGAAGTGGAGAGATGTGGACATTCTAAGATCGATGTTCTCAGGATATGAGCTTAGTTTTTTTATGTTAGGAAAGCGTACTCCTAGGGTAAAGTCTATCTATCTAAATAAGGAACTTAGAGATAGGATTGTTCAGAATACTAATAATGGAATGTCATATGGAGATAGTAAGAATGATACTACTATCAAAGACTACTGTTAGTAGGTATATGAGCTATTTCCTAGTGTTCCTAAGCAGGATGTTGACAGAATTTTGAACTTCTCATGGAAATCTCTATATTTACATAATAGCTATGGCGGAGATACAGTTATTTCTGGAAAGAACTTTTGGTGCTATATTGGAAATTTAAAGAAGGATTCTATCCAACATTTCTATTATTATATAAGAAAACTTACTGTAAAACTTCGAGTACTATATAAAAGAAAGAAAATAGAATGGAATGGATATTATTATTTTGCTTTGTCTGATTCTTAGTATCAGCGTTATATGGAATAGAAGAATTAGAGAGGAAGACCTAGGAAATATTTTGATTTCGGAACTACATTCTTATATCAAATTCTAGATGAATGCAAAATTAATGAACATTACAAGAGATACATATTTAGAATCCCTTATATATCAAGATTGAAAACTAAGTAGTTTGTATAGCACCTAATTACCGACAAGGCAGAACTAATATTAACTAGAAATCCGTTAAAGTTCAAAGATATTTTAGTTTGCGATAATGAATATGAATTTTTATGAGGAAATCTGAAACAACTAATGTTTTTACGGAAGGATTAGTAATGGATATTAACCCCATAGTTACTCCCAATAATGTCTTATGTAATGCGTTAAATGCAACACTTATAACAATGAATGGAAATGAAAATGCATTACAGAATGATATGGGAAATGGTAGGGTAGAGACTGCTTATCTCCCAGAGGGCTATGTGCCATTAGGCACTACTCAATTAGGAGGTATAATATATATTGTTTCATATAATCCATTGAATAATCGGTGTTAGATTGGATCATTTCCGTCTCCTGAGAGAAATATTTCTTCCGATGAGATTAGTGATCTTAATCAAATATTACAAAATAGTGACTTTAAATGGTCTGGGACATCAACTGGAGCCTTAGTATACTATTTAAAAAAGGCTTTAAATGATGACTTAATATTTAATCCTGGGGATAAATTTATAGTCTATGGAGATACTATTTCAGATAATTTTGAAAACCTTTACAATTAGGATATGTATACAGTAGATGGTATGGGAACTGCAAAATCATATACTATCAAACTAGATATAGGAACTATAACCGATACTGGAAAATTAGTAAGGTTTTCAAATTTAAAGCAATACAAAATAGAAAATAAAGGAACATATCACATATTTTAGTATGAAGGAGGAGATGAAGGATCTAGTCCAGATTTGGATGAGTACAGGAGTCTTGTATCGCAACCCTATAATATCTTTAGTAGCAAAATCTCTGGATCATTAGTTTTAATTGCTGAATTGGTATAGTTTAACGATTTTGATATTTAGATACATAATACTTTTGATACCTCTGGGACAAACAAAACTTATACTCCCAGCGTTACATTTAATTTTTCTGGAGATTATCCATTCATTCCATACGGTGTCATATGTGAAGTTTCATTATATAAAGGGGAGAGCTAGCAAGTTACTAATACATTTGATTTTATAATAGATGATGCAACTATTAGTAGTTAGATTGCCACTAGCAATACTAGCTATGAAATCAGAATGGACGATTTTCTCAGAGGAACAGTAGCTTCCAAAATACAAGAGATAGCAGACTCTGGGTATTTCAATTTAGGTGCAAGAAACGAGTAGTATATTATAAGATATTAGCTAACTCCATGTATGAACTGGGGTCCACTATCTTATCTCACAGTTTCTGGTTAGATTGACTTAGACAAGCTTGGAACTGGATACATAGAAATAAGTTAGTGGAGGTATTACAATGAGTCTGAGAAATGTAATTTAACTTGGGGTTTAGAAATATATGAGGAAGAAGGGCATTATGTTGATAATGTCGAAATGGAACTTGTAAGATTTACAAGTCCAAATACTACTGAGTCTGTTACTTATACAATTAATAAGAAGGCATCCTATTTTGGAGTATTCTATGATATACTTCCAATAAATGAAGATTATTACAGACTATCTGGCCAACTAAAACCAAACAACCTGTATTTAGTTAAGGTAAAAGTAGCTTACGTATCAGAGGACACTCCAGATCAGTAGGATATCAGAGAATTTTACAGATGGATATACACAAATACCGTGTTCAATGAACATTATACTGATACTGACGACTTTAAGGATTTAACCCTTGATTTAGGTCCTAGTTTTAATGTGGATTATAAATCAGAATCGACAGACACTGAAACTAGTGTGTATGGTATCATATAGAAAGTAACAGAAAATCTGACTGATGAACAGAAAACTGAAGCTAGAAGAACAAAAACGTCATTAAGTGCTATATAGACGCAAAGAGATTTCTCTGTTAGCGGAGAACTTCTGATTGGATTGCTAGAGGACTATGATACATTTTACCTACAGTCTACATAGGATTCTTTTGATATTAGTCTATTATCAGATAGCTTTGATTGCACATCCACTGCTAGTATAATGTATACTGATAGAGAGGATTCTAATCAGGACACATATCTAGCGTCAGATAGTTTAATAGTAGAATAGGGAGGTCTAGAAGCTTACAAAATTCCAACAACTTCTGGACAAGATGTAAGTGATTAGTTACTAACTATTCCAACAAATATATGTGAGAAGGGAACTTTCAATATACAATCTTTTAATGATAATGTTTATAGTTTCAATATGACGTATAAAGCCCTTTAGATGGTTAAGGCATATTGTACGAAAATATCTTCAGTACTATCGTACAAGGGTAGATTCATACCTCTAGCGTATAATAGGGAAAGTTTCTCTAGCTATAATCTAGAATGGGATGATAGTACTTAGAGATGGTTACCTATGACTTTAGGATTATTTGGATTCTAGGAGGAAGGAGGCGATGATGGTATTGCTTGGATTGGAGGTTGGACTTCATCTGGTAACTCTGAGAACTAGATCGAAGTAGAAAGAGCCAACAATCTAAATTTCCACTGGACGACTGACATAGACATTGCCAACGCTGAGGCTACTAGTGGATGGAATGGAACAGCTATGTTCTTTGTTCATAGGTGGTCTGGAGATGACCATGATTGTATTTCATATTGGAATGCTTGGAGAGGATCAAGTAGATATTCTTGGCCAACGGACAGACACTCTGATACCAATAGAGTCTAGCTGGCATTGAAATCTAATAACGGAGATACTTATTTCTATCCTATTAACTGTTCAAAGGTTGGAAATGGAAGTTCTAATACAGCTACTATGAGAACATCTTCTACATTTTCTGTGCTTTATAATGATTTCGCTTAGTATCTTAATAATATATATAGATATGATTAGGACTAGGTTGAACAAAGTTGTATAGTTCCACAATATATTTACTGGATGGATGACTGTTCATACAGTTTAGTAGCTTCTCTGGATATAAAATCTACAGATGCTTTGAATAATTGCGATGTTCAGTTAATTTTGGACAACGGAAGAATTAATCTAAAGTCGATAGTTTCTGAACTTATTGCTCTAGGAACTCTAGAAGGAGGAGTGGATGATTATTCTACTTTGCAAAGTAATATTAGTTGGACTATGTAGGCAGTTGATGACACTTTCCAACTTAGTATTAGTAATACTGATAGTAGTTCTGGAATATAGCTTCGTAATGAGATGCTAGACAAGATGAACGTAACCTTAGGAACTGCTATATTGGATTATGATGGAATAACTATTCTTGCAGATACTAGCATGGCTGCCAATAATACGTCTCTCTACATGAGAAACGATTCTACAGATGAATCTCAAACAACATATAGAATTGCTAGTGCAACTAAATTTATTCCAAAGAAAATAAGTTATTCAAAGGTAACTGGAACTAGTGATTACGATATAGTTCCTAGTATATAGACTTCTAATCTAAATAGTAAAGAAATTAATCTTACTAGATATTTCATAATAGATCAAGACGGCCTTTTAGTCCTTAAAGATCCTAAGAGTTCAGAATTTAGTTTCAAGAGAGATGGAGAGAAAGATACTGGTACTATAGATGGATACCAGAATATATGCATAATGGAAACTTATAGAGGATGGGGTTAATATGAATTTTAAAGAGCCTTTAAAACAGCCTATAAGCCTTGGTTTAATGTCTAAAGTACTTCCCACTAAAGGTAATCTGGCGTGGGAGTACAATCCATTTAGAAATTATAGAATAGACAGCCCAAAGTATTATTTCAGGAATAAGTTTTTTACAAAGGAAGAACTAGAGTTAGAGCTCGACCCTACAGGAAATACTAAAATTCCAACAGACGAATCTATTAAAACTTGGGATTCTTTTAGGTACCCAATATTAGAAAATGGAATCCATGATTACGAAGATGATCCAATATTCTATGATGTTAATTAGCTAGTGGATTTTGACACAGATGAATTAACGTTTGACGTAAATCATCCTGTAGACGTTCTCCCATAGTATTCTTATGATGGTTCTGTTAACTTAATCATAAATGACGGAAAAAATCAACCGAGACTTATTAATTCTAGATTTAGTCCTCTAGGAAGAGGTCTATATTAGATAGTAGATAGAAAGGGAGATAATGATACAAATATTTATGACTAGGGCTCACAGTTTTAGTCTGATACATCATTATATAAAACGTATGTAGGAATCCCAGAGCTTGAGTTTATAAATGTATACTAGAACGGTAATCTTCCTATAGGTAATTATCATTTTTACTTTAGATATGTTGATGCTGATGGAAATGAAACAGATTTTGTAGCAGAATCTGGAATGGTGTCAATATTTAAGGGAACTAATCTGAGTAGTGTTCATACTGGGTTTAGAGACGAAAATTCTTTTAAGTCTGTGAAGTTCATACTAAGTAATGTTGATCCAGCATATCAATATGTAAATGTGTATTACACAAGAAGTACCGCAGATATAAATGAAAACTCTGTTGTAACTGCACACAAGATAAATCAAAAGTTCTTGGTTAACAATTCTCTGGTATGCTAGATATACATAACCGGTAACGAAGATACTACGGAAATATCAGTCGAGGAAATTAATGTAAAGTACCAAATAGCTGAAAATGTACAGACCTAGGAACAATGTCAAAATATGTTATTCTTTGGGAATATCTAGGACTAGGTAATTGACTACAAGGAGCTATCTGATCTATCCTTAAGATTCATGGCAAGACCCGATACATCATTAGAGTATAATCCTGTTCCTCATGATTACAATAACGTAATAAGTAATACTTATTCTGATCCAAAGTTTATATATGGATATACTGGTTACTAGAATCACGAAATATACAGATTTGGAATTGTTTATTTAATGAGTAATGGTACATTATCACCAGTATTTAATATTCGAGGTGCCTTCTTTAATGACTATGACTAGTCATATAATAACTTTAACATTTACAATACAGTAGACGGACAAGAAGTTAGGAATTACATTACTTATAATGAGGACACTGGAATCATATATAAATCTTCTGAAAGTGAAGGAGAAACTAGGGACGTAGATTCAACAGAATCTTTAGAAAACGTGTATGGGGTAGTCCGAATTGAATCAAGTGAGAATTCTGAAATAAATAAAGTAATTGGAATAAGGATAGAAATTGATGATAAGGATAGATTGTTTCAAGAGTTCAGCAAGTATGACATAAAGGGATATTTCTTTGTTAGATAGAAAAGGATTCCTCTGAGACTCTGTTAGGCCCTTACTATAGGAGTTGATGGAGAATCTAATACACCTCTATTATATACTGACAATACTATTAATGTAAATTCTGATTCCAAGAATAAAATTAGTGAGGACACATTTTACATAACAGAAAGATTCTTGACTGATTCTAAAGTTCTAACACACACACTGGAGGACAGATTATACTGTGTAAAGACTTCCAACGTAAATAAGTATGGAGCTATTTGTCCAGAATATGATGTAAATAGTCCATATCTTAATACGCTATTTTGTGGGGATGAATATGTAATTGAACAGGTTACTAGCAGTATTCCATTGTCGTAGGACTAGGGAGAAAATAGACACTTATACATTAACAACTATAGTTATCTAAATTATGATAGCAGACCCTGCTCACATATTAGAGTAATTGGTGTAGAAGATAATGTAAAACTAGTTGAGGTTGGAAACAAATTATTTTCTGCAAGAGCAGGCGAGGCTGAGGAAGCATTTAGATATGAGTATATTAGTCAAGAGTTAAAATCGTCTGATGCTAATAATCTTCTAAGAGGTTCTTACGGACCATACTTAGGGTTTGATGGATATAAATATCCCGGAACTCTAGTAAATATTTATATTCCAGATTACTCTTCTATGAATAAATAGGAGTTGTTTAAGATAAGAATAAATGATAAATCTCCATACTATGCCATTTCTGAGAGGTATGATATTACACAGGCTCCGTCTGAAGATTAGATACTATACAGAGGAGATACCTATATCTGTACATTTACTCATAGATTCAATAGAAACTTTCAAGATCCATCTGCTCCTATCAATCATAGAATTGTGGACGAAAACTGTTGGAAAGATAACTATGAAGTATCTGATGGAGTAGTAAAAACTGAAAACTTCGAGAATATTAATCTTGGAGATGTTAATGCTATCAAGATTGGAATGTGGATTACCTTCCAAGTGGTATCTTCTTATAATCTTAATATAAGATCCTTGGATGATTCTAATGCCGACGAGATGGCTCTTACAGGTCACGCAAGAGGATTCTATCCTTACTATGGTATGTCTGTGGATGGATCATATAAGACTCCAGAAGCTCTATGTTATAATAAGGGATTTGGAAAGTCTTTATCAGAAAGATATAATTATGAAGTTCCAGATGTTCCAGCAATCAAGAATGACTTCACTAACAGAATAGCTTACTCAGATATTCACGTAAATGATGCATTTAAGAATGGTTTTAGAGTATTTAGAAGTACTCATTATAGAGACTATCCTAAAACTTATGGTTAGATAACAAAACTAGTTGAGTTCAGAGGAAATTTAATCTGTGTATTTGAGCATGGAGTAGCTCTAATTCCTGTAAATGAAAGAGCTGTTGCTGGAGAAGGTGCTGGAGGTAATGTGTATATCAATACTTCTAATGTTCTTCCTGAGAATCCAAAGATTATTTCTGATACCTTTGGAAGTCAATGGAAAGATTCTGTTATAAAAACACCAATGGGTGTATATGGAGTTGATACTATTGGTAAAAAGATTTGGAGAACAAATGGAGAATCATTTGAATGTATTTCAGACTTTAAAGTTCAAGAGTTCTTAAATCAAAATATATCTCTTGGAGAAAGAGAATTAGAACCAATAATAGGAGTTAGAAATGTAAAAACTCACTATAATAGATACAAGCAAGATGTTATGTTTACTTTCTATGATAATCTATATGGATTTGAAGAGAAAGTTTGGAATCTCTGTTTCAATGAATTGCAACAAAAATGGATAACCTTCTATAGCTGGGTTCCAAGCTATTCAGAGAATATATATAATCAATATTTCAGTTTTGATAGAAATACTTCTAAATGGATAACTAAACTTGGAGTAAGTCATAGTGATAACGACTTCTCTGACGGAGTAGTATTGTCAAATAATGTTATTCCTGATGATGCAAAGAGTGGTTATCGAATAGGAAAACTTAGCCTTGCTAACAGAACTCTACCGGAAGGAGAAGGAATCGAACCAACAACATATTATACATTAGAACGAGATAACTATAAAAACTACGAAAACTTTCAAATCAAGTACGAAGTATATACTATCCATAATGATACAAAAGTATATACTGGTGAGATCTTAACTTTAGATTAGGTTAAAAATGGTGTAGACAAGTTACACGGTCACACGTTATACGATTCCAACTTATATCTCGCAACTGATGCATCTAATTTATGTTCTGAATTATATGTTCGAGGAAATAACCAAGAAATCTCTACCTTAGAAACTATAATAGCTAAAGAAGGGAAATGGGAGAAATTACCAAACGAATTGTACAGGATTTACGAGGATGACAAGCGTTCTAAGTATACGGATTACGATCCTAATACACATAGATGTGTAGAGAAAAAAACTACTCTTGAGGTAACCTTAAATTTCTATCCTTGGTTGAATAATTGTGTAATAAATTCTAACTACCCAATATATAAAGATGATAGGGGAAGAAGAATAAATCTCTCTACTATAGATAAGGACAGAAGACTGAATGGGGATAAGGTTGTTACTTTGTTAAACATTAGGGCTAATATCTTAGTTACCTATAATGGAGAAACCCCATCTTTAGCTGAAGCATATACTTCTGGTTTCAAGAACGGAACCGAGGTCAATGCTGGATATTATGAGTCAGTAGTAGCTGTAATTCCATAGTACAATATGTAGTTCCTGACTACAGATTTTTGGAAGCATGGACAAGCAGGAATCATTGATATAGCTGATAAGATCTATCCTACCTACTGGTATGGAAAACAACATCCATTTGAGTTTGAGTTTGTGGTTGCAGATAATCCTTCAGCACATAAAATCTTTGATAATCTCCAGATAATAAGTAATAATGCAGAACCTGAGTCATTTCATTATGAAATAGTCGGAGATTGTTATAATTTTGCTAAAGATAAGAAGAATATGTACATTAGATAGGAGGCCACAAAGGAGCTGTATCAATATAATGGATGTGATGTTACCTATGATAATGAGTATAGCGACTTGGATTCTGAACATAGACCTTTATTAGATTCTGATGGAAATGAAATTCCAGGATCCTACGATAGATCTACTCTAATGCCTTTGTACTATTCTAGACAGGATACTATAAATGAAATAGAAGACTCATATCACTTGAAAGACGACGTTCCAACTAAAGATTTCTCTGCCTTAGCAGGAGGAGAAATAGTTCATTACAAGACTCTTGATGAGTATAGAATTTGGAATCATGCAAAAGCTGTTGATATGTAGACTAAGGGCAGACTTAGAGGCAATATGCAATACAATGAGGATCAATGGTTTGTGTAGATCAATCCTATAAATATCGTTTACAAGAATGAAAAAGATTGGACTGATATAAAGTAGGATCTTTTTACAGTATATGAGCCTGATGGTGTTAAGAGTCGAGACTTATCCAATAAGATTCCTATTGAGCTCGGATAGTCACCAATACCAGACTAGGTATTAGAAAGAGAAGAGATTTTTTATGATTGGGATAATCCTACAGAAAGTGATATCCCAGGAAACTCATTAGATAGAGCAATAGTGTCTTGGGGTAATTTAGAAACTGAAAACGAAGAAGTTAAATTAAAAGATAAATGGATAAAGATTAGAATAAGATACACTGGAAATAAATTAGCAATAATAACAGCTATCAGAACGTTATATTCTGTTAGTTATTCATGATATGGGAGCATTTAATTTATCAAGTAATCCTTTATCTACTCTGTTTCCGAATCTATCTCCATAGCAAGATCCTAATTATGGTAATGCTTTTTAGATAGATCTCGGAAACCTAAAGAGTACTACTTCTCCTATGCCAGACTATGCTAAATAGTTCGCTGAAGAAACTTAGCCAATGCTTAATCAAATGAAGTTTAAAGTTGGATTAATGACTTCTGGCTCTAGCAATCCTGCCATAGCTTTCAAAGGTAAACAAATGGCAGATGAAGTTGTTAGTGATATGAATCGGAAGGCTGACTAGTTCTCTTCAATCTTTCCTACTGATGGAAGTCAAACTCCTAATAAACCTAGTTTCTTTTCCAAGATGGGAGGATGGCAGACAGTTGGTGCTGATATGCTAGGTTCTTTTATGCCTGAGAAGGATGAATACTCTGGAACTAAAGGTGACCTTACTTAGACATTAGACAGTACCTATGATAATATAGCTAATACCCTCATGGCTATTCCAGGATGGGGAACTTTAGCTGGAGGTATAATGAAAGCCGGATCTTTTCTCGGTAAAGGAGTTAATGCTTTAGGAGGTGGTACAGATGGCATGTGCGTATGTGCAGGGACTAAGGTGTTTAAGGCAAATGGAGAAATAATAAATATAGAAGACTTAAAACAAGAGGACGGCATTATAGGATGGAATGAGAAGACAAAGTAGATTGTACCTCAAACTATTCATAATATAATCGAACCTAGATAGAAAGAATGTTTAGAGATTACTATAAAGTCTGGATTTACATTAAGATGTAGTATGGACCATCCAGTGTTAAGTGATAATAGCCCTAAAGCAAGATCTCATAGGATAAACGGATAGCGTATAGCTTACAGAGATTGGAAATTCAGAAGGGCCGATGAACTCAAAGTAGGAGACTTTGTGGGAGTTGCTAATAATATTGATTATTGGGGAAATATTACTTTAGATAAAGCCTACTTAATAGGTCTTCTTATTGGAGATGGTACATATACCAAAGGTAACTCTTGTAGGCTCATTTCAGCTGACAGATCTACATGGGATTATATAGAATCTAATGGTCTTGGAGTTATTAATCACTGTGATGATACTAGATCTGACAAATATAGTACTGAAGTTCGTACCTATCGTATAATAGATGGAATGGATCTAATGAGATAGGTTGGATTAGTGTACTAGAGTGGAGAAAACAAAACTTTACCTAAGAATATAGGATAGTATACAAAAGATTCTATATGTTAGTTATTGGCTGGGTTGTATGATACTGATGGTAGTATTTCTGTGAATGAGGATAAGAATAATTGGTCTATTACTTTATATCAATCAAACAAAAATTTATTGCAAGAGGTAAAAGAACAATTACACAAATTAGGGATTTTTACAAGTATAAGTGCAAGAAAGGCTGCTAAGTATCAATTAGGAGGGAAAATAATTAACTCCAATCAGAGCTACAGACTTGAGGTTGGAGATATAACTTCTGCTATTAAGTTTACTCAGCTTATTCCCCTAAACATAGATTATAAAAAAGCTAACTTAGACAGAATTTATAATCTATTGAAAGATAAAAAGGCTTAGGAACATCCTGAATTATCAGGAGCTAAATAGTTCAAAATTGTAGATATTAAACCTATAGGTTTACAAACTGTATATAATTTGCAAGCAGATAATGACCACACCTATCTTGCAAATGGTATTATCACTCATAATACTACTACTGATGCTATTTTAGGAAGCTCGTTTTTAAGTTTAACACCATTTGGACTAATTAATGGATTTGGAGGCAGTAAGACTAATACTATTACTAAAGACGAGTAGGTATTTGAGACTGTTGGGTCTTCATATACGGGCACTAATTAGACTGTTAATGATGCGCTTACTAAGAGTGGTAAGAAGTATGGACTATTTAGTAGTAAGGCAAGAGATAGAGCAAATGAAGAAATAGAGGAAGCTAAGAGATAGTAGGGAGTAATGTCGTGGGTGACTGATGAAGCTACTGACAGATTTGCTATACGTGATTCTATGGCAGCTATTAACGGAAATAGAAGAAAATATTATTTACAAGGAGGCTACAACTAGGCTGATGTTAGAGTTGGAAAATCTGGAATGTCATTAGACTTAATAGCTAAAGCTAAGAAGGTCTTACATGAATCTAGGAAGTTGAAAGGAGGTGGATAGATAACACCAACCGAGATTTTATTAGTGGTTCCAGAATTTCAAGATGGAGGATAGATAAATAAGAAATCTAGAACTTTATAGGAACTTATAGAGTATGCTAAGAAAGAAAATCCTAGATTCATCTAGAGAATGTCTGAACCTCCTAGAGGAATAGATTTTGTAGATGACGAGGGTAAGTAGGCTAGGGGTAGTCATTATATGGAATGGAGTACTGATGATAACGGAAATGCTATCATATATCCAAGAATACAAGAGGTTGACAAAGAGTTGAAATTCTTTAATAGCTCTGACGCTTACAATAGAGCTCTAGAGAATAAGAATTATCTGATAATGACTCCAGAGGAAGCCAAGTTATTCTTTGCAGAAGATTCTAAATACGGTACTGCCTATAAATCTGGATGGCCTCAATTCTTTGGCAAGTTTCAGCAAGGAGGTTCTATTAATATAATTCCTGAAGGTGCTCTTCACGCTCATAAGCATAACATGGATATGGAAGGAATTACTCCAAAAGGTATTCCAGTAGTATCCAACAAGAAAGGCAGTGAAGTGGAACAATAGGCTGAGATAGAAAGGGAGGAGATAATATTTAGACTAGAAGTAACTAAGAAGCTTGAAGAACTAGAAGAAAAATATTACGACGAAGAGACTTCCCAGAGAGAGAAGGATGAATGTGCTCTAGAAGCAGGAAAGTTACTAGTTGAAGAGATACTTTATAATACATAGGATAATACAAATAAGTTGCTATAATTATGCCTAGAAAAATATCACAAGCTGAGGCAGCAGAAAACAAGAAAAAGCAGCAAGTTCTAAGAACAGCTGGATATAATATTAAAGTAGATGGTTCTTGGGGACCTTGGTAGGAAAAACAATATAGAAAAGTGACTTCAGCTAAAAGAGGCAAAACAAGTTAGGCTAATGTGGGAGTAATGGCTCTTCCTGTTGCTGGTTATGGGATTGCTCAGTTGCTAGAGGGACTTGGCTCTATGTCACTCCCCTCTATATCTCTTCCATCTATTTCAGCATCAGCTGCTGCTATGGCAGCTCCAGTAGCTTTAACATTAGCTGGACCTGCATACGGACTGTATGAAACCATTACTGGTCAGCATCATTAGGTAAATATCACTCCACAGGAAAGATAGGCTATGAGATATGCTCCTGATGCTACTAGGGTTAGTAGACCGATCGTTGTAAGCAGAACTAGAGTAGGGAGTCAATCTCAATCAAGACCTATAGGGGAAATGTATATAAACCCTGCGCTAACTCGTACTAGATCTGTTAGTATGGCATCTGAGGCTGCACGTGATTCTACTGGAACCGCTACAGCCCCACGAGATAGTACTGGTACTGTTCCAAGTTCAGCTCCCCAAGGTAACAAGCCAGAAGATAAGAAACCCAAACAAGATCCAAAGAAGAAAGGCGGATTTAAGGAGGGAGCTAAGAGAGTAGGTAGAAATCTAGGAAACTTCTACGGAAAAGTCCTAACAGGAGGTGCTTATGGAGTAGGAGGAGTTGGAGTGCCCGGAGCAATAGGTTATGGGATTTATAGGTGGTCATAGCCTGAGCCAACAGCAGCTGATTCTCTACTAGAGGAACAGAGTAGACAAATAATGGAACTTGGAAAACTTGGTAGGGCTAGACAGAACCAAATAACTATAGATTCTCTAAGACGTTCTCTTCCAAATCCAGTACAAAGTACCGGAGATACTCTTAGAGCAGGAACAGCAAGCCAAACTCCACAACAACCCGTAGAGGAAGTTAGTATTATTAAGAACAATCCATTTATGCAGAAATGATAACAATAGAGATAGGAAATAAGAAATATAAGGTTCAGGAAGCTCGCACTGAGGAAGAGAAAGAAAAAGGACTTCAAGGTGTAACGGAGCTTCCTGAAGACGAAGGAATGTTGTTCTACTTTGATCCCCCAGAGGATGTATCCATGTGGATGAAGGATACGCTTATACCGTTAGACATAGTATTCATAAATGATGACGAAGAAGTAGTATATGTAGGAGAAGGAGTTCCAAATACTGAAACTCAAATGACTGTCCAAAATGTTGCATATGTGCTGGAAGTTAATAGTGGTTCTGGAATTTAGGAAGGAGACGAACTTGACTTTGAAGAAGAGGATGAGGCTCCCGTAATGAAGGTTCTTGCATAGGATGGGTCAACATAGATAGATTTATGGGGAGGAGAGCGTATCTTTAGTAGAAAGAATACCGTAGTCTTAATAAGAAAAGCCAAGAAAGCAAATATGTCTAAAGATGATAAAGACTACAAGGCTCTAGGAAGGTATATGTTTAAGTGTATAAAGGGCTAGGATGAAAGACCTCCTGAGTATGTCGAATCTCCAAAGTCCTCTGACGAAGATTAATAAGATATATCTAATATGTATTACATAATTGTATCCTAGCTCGTTTTCGTTTGGAATAAATAAATTAATTATGTAAATTTGTTATCATAACTAGTTTAAATTTAAACAATAAAAATTATGAAAATTACATCAAAAAATCAAGAAACACGTAAATTTCAAGTGGGTGGAGCTATGCCAGCTGGTGCTCCTGCTGAAGATCCCACTGTAGGTGGGGGAGCTCCTACCGGAGAACCTGCTCCAGATCAAGGAGGAGAACAAGATCCTATTATGATGCTCGCTCAGATGTCAGCTCAAGCAATACAAGCTCAAGATTGTCAAATGGCAATGCAGGTATGCCAGGCATTCCTGGAGATTGTTCAGCAAATGCAAGGAGGAGCTCCTGAAGAGCCACAGGGAGAACCAGTTTTCCGTAAGGGTGGAACTTTGGTTCGTAGAATTAAGAAATAATTTACCTTTAACTCAGATGGGGGCATATATTCAAATATATGTTCCCATTTTTTAGTTTATACCATATGATTCAGACAAGAAAAATGGAAGAAGGAGATAAAACTCCAACACTATATAGCTTCTACGATGACTAGTATGACTTTAACGATTTGTCTAGGAGAGTAGACTCTGGTTTAAACAACTACATTTCTACTCTTAAAAGAGGCAAAAAGTATGAGTCAGAAATAAGAGAAGCGGTAGCTAACCTGATGGCAGGAGTGAAGGATGGAACAATCACTTTTGGGAATGGACGCTACAATGACTCACTTGGAAGATATAGTAATGCAGAGGATAAGGATAAGGATGTGTATGGATGGGCAGCCAATTACATATACAACAATATGAGTAAATCTCAGAAATATGTAGCTCCACAAGATACTAGCAAAAAGAACTGGAGCAATATGGCTTTATCCCAGGCTTTAGTTAAGGACATCTTTAATTCTAATTAGCCAAATATAGACTACTTTGTAGATTAGGATCAGCTAGACCCTGAAACTAACACTAGAGGTACTACTGTTAGAGCAAAGATGATAACAGATTGGATTAACACTAAAGTAAATGATCAGTTATTCAATGGATATACTGGTTATACAAATGAAGATAAACAGAACTTTATAAGACTAGCTTAGGAAGCCTCTGCTAAGTTAAAAGAGAATGGAGTGGATCCTGGGGATTATTTGTTCTTGAGTAGAGCTTTTCCAGGAATACCTTGGGAGTCATTATTTAGAACAGGTCCTAAGCAAACCACACAACAAGGAGAAGCAGATTAGGGAGGACTGACCCAATCTGGATTTAATGAATACCTTGACTAGAATTGGAAAAGAATGTCTAATGATTCTTCATCTTTCTCATTATAGAATACTACTTCAAAATATGGGGAATGGACACAGAATCAACTTATTTCAGCTATTAAGGGGATGGATGATTAGACATTAGCTAATTATTTAGTAACGGCTATAAATAATCCAAATAGGGACTTTGGTTCTGAGAAAATCTTTTCTAAAGCTAATGGAGTTCCTGTCTCTAGTTAGTGGCTAGCCCTTACTATCCTATAGAGGATGGCGGCCGAAGGTAAACTCATATAGGATAAGGAGAAGTCAAATATATACTATATACCAGAGTTGTTAAGTAGAGATACCAACTCAGGATATTATTATGATGATAATACAAAAACGATATATAAAAGGAGTATAAGAGATATTCCATACTGGTAGGATTAGCTATGGAAATGGTATTCTGGAGACACATCAGAACCTTGGACTGGTAAGTATTTCACAACTGCTCAGTATAAGAAGAACGGTGGAATCATAAAAGCTCAGGGCGGAACTCAACTTTGGTATTCTGGACTGTCTGCCGCTGGTGACTATGATTCAGCAAAGTATCAGTATTCTTATGACACATCAAGACTTGTGGATGCTGATATGTCTGATGACAAGTGGAATCCTTGGGTATCGGATATAGCAGGACTTGGAGTTGGTAGATACAAACCTACTGCTGGAAATACTAGAGCTTATACTTAGAGTATCGAGAATAATCAATATTACAAAAACTTCGGAAATGCTTTATTGAATCCAGATGGGACTTTCACGGATGTCGGATTAGCTTGGGCTAAAGCTGTTGATGCCTAGCTCCCAAAGGGTTCCAAGGCTACATTCTTTGATGAAAGCGGTAATCTTAGAACTACATGGGCTCCAACAACTAATGATACTTATGGTAGAACTAAACGCCAATTTAATAATCTTGCTGATTATGTGAACTATGTTCGTAATGATTAGATTCTAGGTTCTAGACATAACGTATTCCTGAATCAAGGAAATAGATACTTCTATAAGGACTAGAATGGAGTTGAACATTGGGTAGACCCAAATGAGATTTCTAAGTATGAAGTATCTGCTAATCCAGTTCGTTCTTAGTGGAATGATGATAATACTATCTATTGGAACGATTATGAATTGACTGGACTGAAGCCTGATGATTAGGAGGAAGTCCCAGTAGATGATTAGAGAAATACTGGTAGCCGTGTGTATCCAATTGGAACTTAGCCTAAGACTAGTGAGTTTGCTGGAAGTGGGTTTGGAGACTTCATGCTAGGAATAACTCCAGATTTAATTGGAGCTGGACGCCTTTTTGCTTCTTTAAGAACGAACAATAGAGTTGCAAGAACTTTGGATAGGTCACTTAGACCAATACTAAAGGATACTTATGAGAGATATTCTCCTATAACTGGCGCATTTGGAGAAATGTCTTTTAGAAATAGACAAGCAGCAGATCTTAGAAGACAGGCTTCTAGACCATTTACTTCTGACGCCTCCTTACAGTTAGCAGGATAGCTAGAAGCTGATAGACAAGCTCGAGACTTAGAATATTAGGGATTCCTAGCTGATGATAAAGAAATAAAGAGAACGTAGGAAGCTGCTCTCGCTAGACAAGAGGATAATATGGCTAGACGTTCTGAAGTATCTAACTTTAATAGAGCCTCTATCAATCAAACTAATAGAGAAAAAGCTCAATTGGAAGCTACTAGACTTAGACATAATTGGCAATCTGTTGATAACTTCCTACAAGGCGTAGAAGGAAAGCTTAGAACCAGTTTGGCAGAAAGACGAGCTATAAGACAAAATGCTTCAATGCAGGCTGCATAGACAAGGTACTAGGAGTTCCTACAACGATTTAATGAGGATTATAAACGTAGACATCCAAATGCTACTTAGGAAACAATGTTGAATGATCCAGAGTATATTCGAACAGTTCAAGACCTTAGAAGAAGGTATCAATATGATACATATAATATAGGTCTGGGAAGGTATTATATGGATCCTTATGCTGGGATTTATGATAAAGACAATATTCCGACATATGAAAGTATATTGTATTCTAAGAATGGAGGAAGGTTAAGACCTAGTATTATGACAATGATAAACAAAGTAATAAAAAATGAAAGTTACACCTAAACATTAGAAAGGAGGGAATTTAGATGCCTTCTTTACAACATATGTTCCGGTTTAGATTTAGGCTCCCAACTAGACTTCTTCTCAATAGAGGTCTAGTGGGAACTCATAGTCTAGTGAGAAGGGTAAATTAACAGAGAAAGACTTCTTTGATATGTTAAAAGACATTGATGGTTTACCTAACGAGATGAACGCGATAGTAGGTAATTTAATGAATACATTTAGGCTAAGTGCCCTTACAGGAGTTGATCCCGGAGACTTAGCAACAACATACCTTTCTAATTTATATCAAGTTAAAGTTGCCTCATAGAACAAGGCAGCTTATGATAAAGCTGTAGAGTAGGCAAATAAAAATGGTTCAATGGCAGAGCCAGCAATCTCAATGGATGGAAAGTTAGTAGTACAGAATGCTGATGGAAAAATTACTACTGTAAGTCTGTCTAACTACTTTGAGAACAAAGATCAGTATGCCCCACTAACTGTTTCTAATCTGGCGAATCTTAGAGCGTATAGTCCAGAGCTTGCTTATAATCCAGAAGTATTTAATATCATTACTAATAGTATGGGATTTGAATCTTTCTAGGAATTATTAAGTAAAGTTACTTAGACTCTTGGTTCGTCTGAATATACACGAAGTGGAATGTTTAGTTCTGATGGGTAGGCTTCAAAAGGATTAGAATTACTAATGACTTTAGGAAAGGACGACAGATTACAAGCTATGGGATCAGTAACAGCCGAAGGTCTATATAAGTATAAAGTTATTGATAAGACACAATTGCAACAAATTAATTCTATGCTTTCTTATATAACTTCAGTTCTTCCAGACCGAGCTAAAACATGGGCTGCATTTAAAATGGGAACTTCAGATAAGAACAAGGCTACTCGTGACTTAGTATTCTAGTATCTATTATCAGGAAATTCTCAGCAACATACTATAGATGTTGACTATCAAGGGTCAATGGAGAAAGTTACTGGAAACAAGTCAAAAGGGGATGCTACTACTGATGACATAGTTCAGAACACTGCAACAAAGTGGCTAAGAGGTTTGGGAGTACAGAACGTATTTACTATAAATCCTGGAACAAATTACGCTACTTAGGTACTTGCTAATACCTTACCTCTTACAGATTCTGATAAGAAGTATCTTGGAGCTAATTCAGTACTGCAACAAGCTACTTAGGGAGAATATGCTGGAATCTTAGACTTTAATAGTGCTTCTATGGGTATGTAGAGAATAGATCCATCCAACTTTGGAAAGATTGTACTTACTGATGGTAAAATTAGTTCAATAGACTTTCCTTCTAAAGTATTAGATAATGGTACAATTGTTCCAGATTTGTCTCCTCAAACTTCAGAGGCTAAACAGGCTGCTGACAGAGAGATAAAACAACTTGGAATAGACTTGTCAAGTATTAGTTCTATATCTGCTAACTATAAAGCTATAAATGATATATATGCCAAGCATGGACTGGAACCTGCTTATAACCCAGATGGAACTCCTACTAATAATTGGACAAGATTTGGAGTAATTAATGCTTCCGCTAGCAATAACGCTCTTGGAATGGATTAGTTTGATAGTAATGAATTATTACAACCTATCAACGACGATGCAGTAGTTGATAATCTATTGTAGGTTACTAAGGAAGAAAACTATGACACAAATAACTTCTTGTGGAATGGTGTTGACCATTTCTATAGAGGAACAGTATGGGTTCCAGTAAATGTTAGCTATGTAGCGGCTTCTGCCAATAGTGGAGTAAAAACTGATCAGTTAAATGATATTATAAATAGAGAGGCAGCATTAAATGCTTCTAAAATGTTAACGAAAGAAAAGAAATAATATGCAGGAAAAGGAATATGATCTATTTATGAATATGCTACGAAATCCAGATGCATCTTTCGATACATTCGTAGCCGGAGGGTTAACTACGGACAATACTTAGTTACTAGGCCGTTCAGAATATGAGTCTAGTGAAAAGGTGTAGGAAGCCCTAAAGGATCAATATGGACAGTTTGATAAAAATTAGTTTGATCAACTGTACAATAATGCTTAGATGTACTATAACCTTCTATCATCAGCCAACTATGATAAGGCAATGCAGGAGCAAGTAACATATCATAGAGATGACATATTCGCTCCTGCTGATTAGAGAAGAACAGGTCCTGACTATCAATAGGTAATAGTATCAAATCCATATAAACAGACCTCTAGTGTGTTTGAGTTAGGAAAGGTTGGTGAAAGAACTAAGTCTGTTGACGAATTAGCTCAAGCCAACAAAGTACTACTTAATCCGAGTACAGCTGGAGATAATCTTGAGAATGCTTAGTGGGGAGATTCTTCAAACGACAGTTTTGCTGAGCATTTCTTTGATACATTAGTTTTGGCACAATATGATGAAGATGGTACTCATACGGACTTAGTATCAGGGCAAATCGTAGAGCATAAGAAGGGAGATTTAAAGCTAGACTAGAATGGAAACTTCTACTATGAAAAACTAGACGGAAGGGACATATATGGTAGAAGAGTCTTAAATAAAATGAACGTTTTAACTACTGACGGATCTTTTTGGAATAGATATGACTTCTTTGATTCTGATGATATTAATCAGAAGGGCGTCGGAGGTTCTATCCTTAAGAACTTGGCCTTAGTTGGGACGATGTTTATTCCATATGTAGGTCCTTGGATTGCTGGACTAAGTATTGCTACTCAGTTAGCTGGTCTTGGAGCTACACTTGGAAAAATGATAGCAGGTAGCGATAACCCTACTTTATCAGAAATAGAAGGATGGTCTAAGTCAGTTAGTAGACAGGGGGCTTAGACCGAATATGCTTAGGAAAACACCTGGTGTTGGGAAAACTTTATAAACTTGATAGGTGATGTTGCAGGACAATTAAAGGAACAACGTTTCGTCTTTGAAAAGATTCCCTATGCCTTAAGTGGAACTAATATATACTCTAAGGAGAGTATGGCTGCTAAACTAGCAGAATTATAGAAAGGATAGCAAAAGCTGTTTGAAACTAGAGTTGGAGACCTAAGTAAGTTGGGTAAGACTAAAGAAGGGTTGCAACTATCAGTTGATGAACTTAGAACAATGTCAACTCTAAAGGCTCAGGCTGAGCTAGATTCCTTTATGAAAGGATATTAGAAGCTAGGAGAAGTGATGAGCAAGGGATATATGACCGCGATTACTGTAGGTGATACTTATGGAGAAGCTAAATAGGCTGGAGCATCTGACCTAGATGCTACTCTTTTGACTCTTGGTTATGCCGCTGGCGAATATGCTCTATTAAATACTGGACTTGGAGAATGGATACTTCCTGAATTGAGAGCTGGAAGATATAAATCGCAAGCAATTGCAAAAGCCTTAGCAAACATCAATCAGGACACACAAGCCCTATATAGACAATTTGGAACTACTTTGAAGAATGTTCCGAAAGAAGGAAAGAAGCAATATGTGAAGAAAATCTTCAACCTTGGAAGAGATATTGCTAGAGCAGAATACGCCACTGGTAGTAGGGCACTCACAGCTTCATTAGCAGCAGGGGCTGGAGAAGGAGTAGAAGAAGTGTCAGAAGAATTACTTGCTGATTTCTCTAAGGGATGCTATGATGTAGTGAAATGGTTACAAGGAGAAGATACTAGATTAGATTCTTTTGGATATAATTTTGATACGGGGGAATTTAATGTAAGTGACCTTGCAAACCGTTATGGTATGTCATTAATTGGAGGATTCATTGGTGGAGGTCTTACTAATGCTGTAACAAATTACTAGTCAATAAACAATCTCGGAAATATGACTTCTAAATAGGCTATAGAAGAGGTAGTTTACATGGCTAGAAATGGAGGATTGAACAAGTTCCTTAAAGAGGTAAATAAAATGCAATTAGGAGACAGAAATCTGTCTATGAATACTCAACGAAATGAGGACGGAACTATATCCTTTGTACAAGGAACTGAGCAAGATAATTAGGATGTATATATAAAAAGAGCCATTAATCAATAGGCTAGACTTATCGAGTAGATACTGCAAGCTAATGGTGCTTCTCTATCGGATGAATCATTCCTTGATACACAAACATTGAATGACTTAAGATTTACTGCTTTACATAATTCTTCTATGGCTGGTGAGTTATTGAATGAATTTAATGGATTAAGTTCAGATATAGTAAAGCTAACTAGTCAAATAAATACTATACAAAGTAAGGCATTAGATGCAAACGGAGATAAAGCAGTATCTGATATGGAGAAGAGAAATAATGAGCTATCTGACGACGATAAGGCTGTAATAAAGAAGCTAGAGTCTTAGTTAAAGGATAAGCAGAAATAGTTACAAGAGCTTCTTGAAGGAAAGAGGTCATATGAATTTATTGCAGATGCTTTATTTGAAATGACTCCTGCTTTGAGTGGTAATCTAACCACTGTTACCTTCCCATTATTTGCAGAACAAATGTATGGAAAGAAATTCTCAGAATTGACTAATGATGAGAAAGCAACTGCTCAAGATAAATATACTAAGTGGAAGGCTTCAGAAGGAAGAGAACATATAAAGGAAATCTCTACTGCTTTTAGAAACATATCTTATTAGGTAAGTAATCTGATAAAATAGAATGAAGAGGAGTATACCAGTATAGCTCCAGAGCTATAGTAGGTAAATTCATTGGTTTCTTAGTTATATGAAAATTCTGAGGGAAGAGAAACTGCTTGGTTAAAAACAGCATAGGATCTTATTGACACTAGTAGGGATAAGTTTAATATGAGACTTACTAAGCTCTTAGGCACTGAATAGGATGTCCAAGAGTTATAGGAAATATCTTCTAGACATGATAATATTGATCCTAATCTCTCCGACGAAGAGAGAAAACAGCAGCAAGAATAGACTAGATAGGAATATGTTAATAAGCTGGAAGAAATACTGCTAAGAAATATTGGAAAATATGTACAGCCATTCCTAGATAGAGGATTTGCAAATGTTGAAACAAAACAACAATTAGACAGCTTACTAACGGCTACTTGGAATATTCTTAAGAGAAAGGCTGTGGAGTGGGATCAATGGCAGGAAGAAAACTTTGATCCAATGAACATGGGTTAGGTTAACCCTTATGCAGCATAGATTCTTGGGGTAAAAAGTCTCAAAGATTAGGTGGCTAATCTAAACAGAACTCCGTTAGAAGAAAACTTGAATCAGTTCTCTATATCTATAGGAAATGATCCAATTGATATTACTGGTTTGTAGGAAAGACTGAATTAGATGTTAAATGATACATCTTAGGATGTAACCAGATTTAACATTGATGACGATCTTTACAGAGATTTGGAGAATGCAATAAATACTATGCAAATGTATAGAGCTGCTATTCTTGCTGCTAGAACAGATTCTGCTAGAGTTGGTGACTTGTATGGATATAATGCTACTCTTAATGAAATTGCAGAAAGAGTCGAAGGACAGTCTTATCCAGAGCTTGCTGAAATAGATAGCCAAACAGCTGATATATTTATTGCTGATATAGATACTAATCTAAATAAATTAACGTTCTTAAAAACACTCTATAATATCAATAGAGGTTAGAAGTTATCTAGACAGGATAGGATAGCTACTAAGAAGGATTTATTGATATATAAAAGACTCAAGAGTATAGTATAGGTATTAGATGATGATGAATTAAATAAGTGGGAAGGATTCTTGTAGCTTCAAACCGCTATAAATGGAATGACTCTGCACGAAAATCTACTTAGAAGTAATTCAACTAACCTATCTGAGGAATAGAGAGAGGAGTTCGAAAAGGAAACTATCTAGGCAGAGGATGCAATTTATGATTTCTTCTAGATAGAAAGCAATAAAGCTAAATTAAGTGATCCTAAGCAGTTAGCACAACTAATCAATCCTAATAAACTTCAATTATACACTGAAGGAAAGGAATTGTTAAATGAAGGATTGGATAATCTAGATGACAATTCTATAGTATGGTGGTTAGCTAGTAGAGCTGCTATAAGGTCTACTGATTTCTATAATCAATACAGATAGATAATAGATCCAAAGGCTGAGCGTCCATTGGCCCCTATATCTACGCAGGAATTAGCTATATACAATAACTATGCAAGTATAGTTAATGGCAATATATTCTCTAACTTCTATAAGGCTTATAGACAGGCAATAGTTGAAGACTGGAAATCCAAGACTGTAGATTAGAGAAGAGAAATAGCTAAAAGAATAAATATTGATGAAGTTCTTCTATCTGATGATATGGCAGATTATGCTCTCAACTTCTTACCAGCTCCAAGATATTAGAATATTATTCTTACTGAGGGTATTCCTGGAAGTGGTAAATCTACAGCGGTATACTCTACTACCATAAAGCTATTACAACAAACACATCCAGATTTACTGAAGAATGTTGCGGTAGTACATGGTGCTAATGCAGATAGTGCTGTTAAGTTAAGAGATGACGTTGGATTAAAGCAAGATAATTCTAAGACCTACGGTCGAGAAGAGTTTATGAAGGAGATAAATCCTGAGTGGAAAGAATATTAGCTTGATCCGGTTAAGCGTAAGTATCTAGTTCCCAGAAAGGACTATGCTATAACTGATGAGAAAGAAATCAGATCTTCCCTTGGTATAAAGGAAACTTAGACTCCTCCTAGCTTAATTGTAATTGATGAAATCTCTAAGTTTACAGCTTATGACTTAGATTAGATTGATAGATTTGCAAAGAAGTATGGAATAACAGTGTTAGTTGCTGGTGACTTTGATCAGTCCGGAATAGTTGGAACTCACTCTATAGAAATTAATGGAAAGAATCTTTAGTGGAATGTAGACCTAATTAGAACTAATTTCATTAGAAGTCCTAAACTAGGAGTTTCTATGAGAACTGATAATTCTATAAAGACTGCAAACTTGCAGAAGTTATAGGCTTATATGCAGAATCCAACTAATGAAAAGGTAACGTTCCAATACTATGAGGATGAAACCGGATTATACGGAGACAAGGTTCTACTATATAACACCACTATTACTAGAAATGAGAATGAAGAAGTTACTTCTATAAATAATGATGATAAGAAGGCTTGGACCTAGACTATATTACAAGAAGTTGATAAACTAATAAGTACTTTAAAATCTGGACAAAAGATAGGTTATATCTACTCTGATAGAAATTCACCTATCCTTGCAGAGTTATCCTCTGATAAATATTCTAAATATATTGATTTTAGAGAAGGTGGATCAGCTCAAGGATTAGAAGGATAGTACTATATTATTGAGGCTGACTTTGACAATAATACTACTAACTATCTCAAGGATGTCTACACAGGAATGAGTAGAGCACAATAGGGAAGTATTATCATAGCTCCAAGCGGAGATGATAAAGGAATTATCAATTTTGATTCAGAACAGGTACAAGAGAAGGTTGATGAAACATTATCTAAATCAACTATTGCAGTCTTTGCTGACAAGAGAAAGAAACTTCTTGATAAAATAGCTGCTTCTGGAAACAAAATAGAGTATGTTCCAAGAATATCTGAGTCTGTAGTAACATAGACAACTCAAACGACAGGTAATGGACTTTAGGCTGGAACTAATCCTACTCCACCACCTGCTACTCTGACCTATGAATAGGAGAAGAAGGAACTTCTAGCAGCTATTGAAGACACTGAGGATGCAGTGGAGGCTGATAGATTCATATTTGAAGCTAATTTAAGACATCCTGGATTAAGAGAGGATCAGGATGTCATTGACGCATATAATAGAAAGGAAAGAGAAGAGGAAGAACCACTGCCTGAATAGCCATAGAACCCACCTCAACCTGAAGAGTAGGCAGGCTAGAACACTCCAGACCCTAACACAGATAAACAACCAGAGGCTCTGATATATGAGGAGGACTTATCCCCTATAACTCAAACTGATATTATTGAGGAGAGTACTTACTAGGAGGCTGTAGACACTTCTAACTAGGAAGTTAATCTTCCATAGTCTACAACAGATGATACTTAGGCAAGTATTACTATTAATATGCTATTGCATACATTCAACACCTTTGAAACTGGAGTATTAATTGGTCCTAATGGAGAACCAGTCCCAGTTGGAAGTTAGGCGTGGATGAACGCTCGTATAGATAGCATTAATGGATTGATCAAAATCGATCAATTATTAGGAAGACCAGTAAGAACTGTTCAAGAATACGTTAGGTAGATTGGACGTCTGAGAAGTATTCTATTTAATACTCAAGATAAGTCTGATATATGTACTAGACTTTAGAATAATTTGGGATTGTCTGGGGTTTATTGTACATTTGCCTTGAAAAGCTCTCCGAGACCTGGAGATAAGAACAAACTGAATGGAAGGGAATTTGTTGATTCTAATCCTACTCCATTTAGTAAAGGAATCTCTGAGCAGACCATGTTTAATGGCTCGTCAGATACTAAGAGCCATGAATGGCATCCGAAGTCAATAGTAGCAATAATCGGATCTAAGGATACAGGAGACGTACTAGAATTACCATTGATAGCATTATCATCTCCATTTACTCTCCTTTAGATAAAGGACAATAATGGGGCTAATGTTTTTGACTAGGTATTTAATAGATTCTAGACTCTGAAAAACAATGGTATGACATATCACGAAATTTCAGAGACTTTAATCAGGGAGTTTGATGGAAACGTTAAGTATCAGAACCTTATAAATCTGTTTAAGCTATTTAACTTCACTGACGGAGGAGTATTCTATATACGAGATCCATAGTGGACTCCTGCTAAGAGCTTAGAACTACTAGGCCCACAGTTTGTTACTAATAGAGGTTATTATCAAGGACTTCCTGGCCTAGGATATGATAACGATGCTACCCCAGAATCGGAATGGCTTACTGTAAATGATTTTGCTAACAATCCAGACAGACATAATCCACAAACTTATGTTACAAAGAATGTGATGGTGTCAATTTCTGGTATGGTGGATGCTGGAGATAAATCTGTATAGATAGTAAATCCAGGCCATCCGTTTGTATTAGTATCTTACGATACTGACTTGAACAGTGACAAAAAGACCGTTGATTACTATATTAGATAGGCAACCGATCCATCTGTTCCTAAGAAAGTTAAATTAGTATATGTCATTCCTCCAAAGGCTACAATACGAGAGTACTTAGATAATCTACATAAGATACTTAATAAAGAACCAAATGTTCAAAACATTGGTCAACTATTTACTTCTTATAAGTTACTGAAGATACTTATCAATAATGATAGTTTCAGAAGTGAGTTAGAAAGAAAGGCTCCTGGACTACTATCTAAGGTAGAGAGAGCTATACAAGAAGTAGATGCTCTTAGTACTATAGATTAGAAGAAAGACAAGTTATATGAAACTTAGGATTGGAGTCAAGAAGGATTCTCTGCTAAGCCTGTTAAATTAGCCGGATTGTTTGATGGAGTTCTAATGAGCTTTGCTTACAATAGAAACACCTTAAATTCTCTAATAGGTGAATAGAACACATCCAGTCCAGATGATGTTTCAATACAGCTAATGGAGGCAATATTATCACAAGAGGGTATAGACGGAATTTACTATAATGTAAAAGTTCCAAAGGATAATCCAACCATGATTGGTTCATTCACTGTTCCTTTGTAGGGAAATAACTACTCTATTAGTGGTAAGCCGTTTAGAATACATGGAAAGATTGATTCCTATACCTTTAGAGGTAATATGGATTGGTTAGTATCCTATGCACTTTCTAAAATGAATCCTACTAAGAATGGACACTTACAAAGTGGAGATTCTTATAAATATAGAGATAGAGATTCCAATCTAGTTCAGACTATTTCTCCTCAACAGAGGGCTATTAATAATACTCTAAAGTATTTGCAATAGAAAACGGGAAGAGACTTCTCTGAGTTCTACTAGGATGGTGACATACGTTCTGGGAATCTTAAAGTTGTTCAAACCTTACAAGAGGAAGATAACGAGCTTGTTGCATTCATGGTTAATGGTCAGTTAAAAGTTAGTAATAAAAGCAAGTATCTGTAGGGATATGCTTTTCCTAGTGATAGTGATGGAAATCCTTGCTATGAACTAGAGGAAACTAACAATCCTCCTGATAATAATGGAAACTATACCTTTACCCTAGAAGTTGATACTCCGGGTAGTGTATAGGCTGCATATTACAATGCAACTTATGATTCTAAGAATGATACCTTAATTATAACTCCTGAAGTTGAGACAAAGGATTCTAACATTACCTTATCAGTAACTCCAGAGAATATAACTGACTATCTAAATGAGGGAAGAGAAGTATTAGAAAGTATATTTGATTTTGACCCAACGTTGTCAGATGCCTTTTAGAAGACTACATACGAAGAGTTTATATAGGCATTAAATGACTTGGAGTACATAGGAGATATGCGTATAGATGACCTATAGAGCTTATTAGAAGATGCTACCCCAGAGTAGAAGTAGATAATAAATGATTTAATAGAATTGGAAAGATCGCATGACCCTGATAAGTAGGACGTGAATGATGAAGGTCAAGTATGTCCTCCTAACTTTAAAATTTTATTTTAATATGATTAAATGTGGTGTAGACGATAAAGCCTTAAAATAGATACAATCAAAGACAGCCCTTGTTCTTCGGACTTATCTGAAGAACAAGGAGCCTATGTCTACTTTGAAGGCTAATATGTAGCAGCTCTTAGATAAGATTGCTCAACAATATGAATTGACTAATATCAACGATATAGTTAATACTATTTATAACACTTCAATTAGATATGGAGTGGTAGATTAGAATCCAGATTTCTTTAGTATCTAGAACATTACTAATCTAATTACAGCCCAACAAAAAGGTATACAAGTTAACAATACTTTGGAAACTAGTACTGATAATTTGGTCGATGCGGAATAGGTTAGACTGAGATTTGATGCAAGTAGAGAATTTCTAGACAATGCCTATGGTTTGGCTAAAGAAGTTTCTGATTACGTGATAAACAAGACTAACAGAAATATATTTGATTGTTTATTCGTTAATAGAGGATCTATAGATTAGCCATTAGGTATAGTAAGGAATACTACTGAACTTAATAGGAATATCAGACAATATCAAGAAGCTCTTCTTAGAAGAATAACTAGCTATCTAAGTCAGGCTGTTAAGAATGCTCCAAACTTACATACATCGAAAGAAATAAAATAGCTATTATTAGCTCCTAGTCTGTATCAAGAAATTGATGGAGAAATAAGGAATACTGGAATACTAGAATCGATCTCTCAGTTAGCTAATATATATCTGTCTCCTACTAATTTTAATGTGGACGTACTAAGATAGCTTTTCAATGATATGAATGACAGTACTCTCCCACAGTCTGAAAGGGAGTCTGCTAGACAGAAATTGGAAGCATACAATGCAAAAGTGATACTTGATCACTTTGATACTTACTTAACAATAACTCTTGGAAAGGCTGTCTAGATTAAGGATTTTAACCAGAAAACAGGTGAGGATAAGTATTAGATTTCTGGAAAGACAGCTAATCTAGCTACAACGTGGAGAGTATCAGAGAATATCTTCGTTGAAGATGAGGCTGACATGGTTACAAAGTTAGCTATAAATACCACTCCTCTTATTAAGTGGCAACAAACCACTCCAGTTGATGGTAAATTTATAACTTTCCAAGATTTTGAACACGTTATAGCAAAGGTGAAAGACCTTGTATATAGAGAGGATGTTATTGGGGTTACTTTTGATAATAAATTCATAGAGGATAATTATAATCTATGGAGTAGTCTATCAGAAGATGCTAAGACTCTTCTAAATGGGAAGAGATTGGATACTGTTATCAGTATGATTAGGAGGAACCCAAGACAATACCTCCATCCCATATTTGAACTCCTGACGAATAAGGATTTCTATGATCTGTATTCTGACACTATATACAAAGACTTTACTGAAGACGAACTAAATAAGTTATATTCCATCTCCAGAGGCATATTCAATGGAAGTAATAGTATCTATGAATTAGCTGGACAGAACATGGAAAATGACTACTATTCATATATTACATAGACAGCTGATGCTATCTTTAATGTAAACTACTTACAGTATTATAAAGATTAGGATGGAGTTATCCAAGTAAGAACACTTATTGACCAGAGTGTAAACAATATAAGAAGAAGTTTAGAGCAGACAGTAAATACTAGTAACAGTGGGCGATTAATAAAGGATTTCAATCAATATAAGAGAGAATTACGTCTAGTTCCAAACTCAACTGAAGACTTCAAGTCCATCGCGTTTACTATTCCAAACACTAATGTCAGAGTTGGTGTAGTAGCCTCATCTGGTTCAGTATCATTCTATGATAATTCTACTAATCAGTAGATAACTAACTTCGTCCAATTATGGAGAGATGACAACATTAAGCAGTTTATAGACAATATCTTACGTCTTAATATAGCCCAGGATACTAACTTCTAGGAAGCGCTACATGGTGTAGAGAAAGAATGGAGTGTATTGTGTAAGGACTTACTATCATTTGCTTCTAGAGTTGTTCTTAACTAGTATGTATCTAATGATATATTAAAAGACAAATCTATAACGGAAAAAGAAGCTCTTATAACTTCCATATATGGTAGAAATGCCCCAAGATACAACTATACATTGGATGAGCTTGGACTAGTTCACGGAAATGATGTAAGACTGCTAAGAAATATAGCAACTGCTAAGGCAAACTTATAGGGAATTACTACAGCTTCTTAGGTTAAGGATGGAGTAGGAAATGGACAGAGTATGTACACTCTTAGCCGTTTGCTTGGTTCTCTCCAATCTCAATTTGAGATGTAGGAAAGACAGCCCTGGTCTGCAACTAGAAGTCTAATGTTGCTTAATGTTCCTGGACTCTATGAAGGAGTTTATACTGCTAAGGAGTTCTATGACTAGACTGGAGATAATAAGGAATCAACAGCTATGGGTGTGAGTGAAATGGCTTACGCTGGAATAGTTCATGACTTTATAAAAGGATTTATATACCAACAAGACAGTTAGGATTTAGTAGGAAATGGTCATATGCTTTTCTTACCATCAGTAAACTCAGATAAGGGAACTATTGGTAGAATAAGAGTAAACCTTAACAAGACTGTTAATATAAACGGTCAATCAAAAGCTATTAAAGACCTAGATTCCAATGAACTAGAGTAGATAATATCTAAGGAGTTTGGAACCTTATATACTAACATCTACACTGCAATAACCAATGACTGGTAGGTATTAGATAATTATCTGCGTGAGTAGAATATTAATGTTCCTAGTCTTGCTTAGGATTTCGTAAATGGGTTCGAGAATTTCAATAAATATTTCTTAGTTCATTTTGCAGAATTAGCTTAGTACGGTGGTAATCCTGCTAACTTTATTAAACATTTCGTTTTACAATATAATAGTACTCATAGATTGCACCCTCTAGAAATAATAGATTAGGTACATTACAAGTCTAATAAAGGAAATCTAGGTATAAATGAGACTATTCTAGCTTAGATAGCTAGATTTAACCCTCAATTTATATCTTAGATAAAACCTGAACTATTATAGAAATATCCAACATCAAGATAGTTCTGGACTATAAAGAAGGCTGAGGTACTTAAGACTTTAATAAAGTCTGATTTTAATATCAATACATCTAATGTAAACCAACCAGAATTAAAATACCTTAGAGATAATTTCTCTACATGGATTAACTCATCCGGAAATCTTATACTGGCGAAGGCCACAATAGATGGAAAGCTAGTAAATATTACTTCTGCTAGAGACATTATCAGAATAAGTGAGAACAACGTAAATGATGTTATAGATAGCATTGCCGATACTCTAATACTTAATCCTGTAATAGAATAGTATAACTATTTAGACTATCTATTTACATAGGAATTTATGGATTCTACTGTGGGATCATTTATTGCACACCCACCAAAGGGAAAGATTAATAATGTCCTAGAGTAGGAGGCAGCACAGTTCCAGGCTCAACACAAACGTAATGTATCGTTTACAGCAGCCATGCACCCATTCCAGCTTAATTTGCTTAATGGAATTCCTGAGTGGTACAATGTTGCAGTCATAGACGATATAAAGGATGAATAGGGAACTATAACTGGATTATTAAACGATATAAAACCATTCGATGGAGCTACCTTTGTTAATCCGTTTGTTGTTATACTTGAGAATAACTCTTTAGGAGGAGCAAGAGCAGGAATAACTAAGAAATAGTTTGTCCACTTTAAGAACGAACGTACTGGTACTGGTGGTATTATTAAAACAGCAGGTTTCGGTCTAACTAATGACTGGATTAGAAACTCCCCATTCTTAGCCAGAATGATGCAAAAGATGACAGATCATGTTTGGCTAAACTAGGATGGAACACCTACCATAGTTGACATTACCAGAGACTTTAGAGGAAATCGAATTAGCTATAAGGACTTCTTCTTTAGACAAGGGGATAGATTATACTAGATAGTTGGTATAAACTCTTTAGGAAATAATACGTATTCTAGACAGATTCAAGAGGTTACTATTGACGGGAATCCAGCTGGACCAGTAATTCAAGAAGAACCAGTTCTTGTAAATACTAATTATAAGTTGTGGAACTTCTTTGGAGGGGCACATTCAATGACTATGGAAGGTAGATTCCTAAAACTATCTAATACGTCAGTTGAGAACGTAGTTACTGCAATGAATAATATTGGTTCAGTAATTGGAAATCCAAGTAAAATAGAAACTTAGGATCAATTATGGTAGCCATTAAAATAGGTAGATGTTCATTATGTGACAACAGCTGGTGCTGTTAAGTAGGGAGCCGCTAATATAAATTCCGCTAGTAAATATTATGATGATACATCCTATGATACTCAACGTATACGAATGTATCAGGCAGGAATCCAGCTGGACAAGGAGCACCATGCAGATGACTCAGAGTTGTCTTTGATGACACAGGTTATTTCAGCGTGTGCAGCAAAGGGATACACTCTTGAAGCTGCTATTGGGCTATATGATGCTTTGAGGAAATCTACAGAGATAGGTACAAAGGATCACTTATAGGCAGTGAAGAACCTATTCACTGATGGAACTGAGCAATCTATGGATTAGTTCCAAGAGGTATTAATGAAGTCCATTATAGATTCTCTGGGAACTGGACAGAAGATAAGTAATAACTTTGCTGAAATTATAGCATCCGATCTTATCAAACAAGCTAAAGAAGGTAAGAAGATTAAGTTTTCTGAGGCACTACTTCCACTAAGTGATAATACAGTATATGCAAAGATATTCTCAATAATATCTTCATATCTAACAAATGCTGGAATTAAGTAGAAGATTCCTGGAATATTGTCTGTTTTGACTCCATCTCATGAGATATTTAAGTTATATGCTGGAAGCAAATACGAATCTTTTACTAATCCAGAATAGGAGTTAGCTGAATTATAGGCACAATAGGCTCCGGTATATGATGTAAATGATGAAACTTCCAATATATCAAATCTAGAATTAGGAAGAACTTATTTAGTTACTAGAGAATACGCTGAAGAAATTTAGGATGAGAATGGAAATACTACGTGGGTTCCTAGAGTTGATGAAATTCCTCAGCTTATACGAACTCCATAGGAATACAAAGAATTAAAAGAATAGATCCAGCAGGGTATAGTCACTAGAGTAGTTGAAGATGTGAGAGTTGGAAGAAATTTAGCTGGATATAATGTTAGATTCTCTTCTGATACTGGAGAAAGATTCCAGTTATGGGATTTAGATTCAGCATCAACCTTATTCGAACTAAATGAATTAAAGGAGAATTGGAAAGGTTCTGAATAGAATGTCCAAGACTTGCAAAACATATATCAAAAGCTCTTTAGAGCCTCTTCTAACATAACTCCGGAGAATGCTTCACAATATCTACTTTCTCTAGAGATCAGAATTAGAAGAATGCTACAGAATGATCTAGAAAATCTTTCTCATTCTACTCCAGATATCAAGGAACAATACTAGAGGCTTCTATCTACTAGGTAGGATACTAAACAATGGTATAATAGATATGCTCAATGGGTTAATGTAAAGCTAGGAAGAGGACACGGAAGTCATCTTTACTTAAGAGGGGGTTATGTACAAGTAGACTCTAGCAACTTTGATGAAGTGCAGAACATAGTCTCTAATATGCTAGATACTACTACCAAAGTTAAGATAAATGGAACATATCATACCATAGATAAGTCATCAATAACCACTCAGGCATATGAGATAATAATGCCTAAGACGTTCGCTACAGCTTTCGGATTAAAGGAATTTGATGACTTGGAGACTATAAAGAATGATCCGGATTTCTTCGTAAAGTAGTATTTAGAAAACTAGGCGACTAAGGTCAACAATAATCAATACACTGTAGAACTTAAAACATCCAGTGGAAATCATTACTATCTACTTACCAAGAGATAGGTAATGAACTCTGGATTAACTAGAATAAAGCCAGAGTACGTGGTTTTAGATGGAAAGACCTACAGACTAGATGCTAACCAGAACATTATGTATGAGATGTCTCCAGATACTGAAATTTACCAAGATAATCTTGGAAATGAAGTAATAGTAACTGATGACCTGGAGTTCTATATAAATAATCTATCATATGACTCTATTAAGTTATCCGATAGATTAGTAAATTATCCATCTCTAGTTAGAGACATTTCTGGAATATTAAAAAACTCATCAAATAGAGTAGCAACATCATATTATAGATATGTTACCTCGTAGGGCGATTATCCTCAAGACATAATGGCAATGAATACGGAGTATCACTTCGTTACATTGGAGAATTATCGTTCTGTGAGTCCTACCAATCCTATAATAAAATAGGGAAGAGATAAGCATACATCATTCTTAAAATCTTTAGATATTGTTGCAGCTCGTATTCCAGCGTAGTCTATGCAGTCATATATGCCTATGAAGGTTGTGGCATATGATAATCCAAATATCAATACTGCTCACGTATCAACATATCAGATTCTATTACAGGGATCCGACTACGATATTGATGCAGTATCTCTCGCAACATATGATATAAATAGTAACGGAATACTGCAACTATGGTCTCCATATAGTAATATAGATAACCTAGATTTGATGAATGCATCAATGCAATTGCCTATTCCATCTGGAATAGAAACATAGATACAAGAGTCTGATGATATCGCAAATCCTCTTTCTTTCTTAGATAAATATAGAGGCATACTTAGCATAAATGAAAGTATGTCATATAGTAGGCAAACAAAGGAGTATGAAGTTGATACTGACAAGATAGCAGTAAGTCTTAGATTGGATACAGTTGAGCAAATAATGCTATTCAAGTAGTTCTTGAATGATATTCAATTTTTAACGAAACCTTCTTCGACTTCTATAACATAGCTACAAAGATTAGCAGCTTCCTTGATGGATAGTGGCTTAGTTACATTTAGGTTCTAGAACCCAATGCAAGTACTAGCTATATTTGATGAATTGCAAAATATAGTCAATAAGCATAATCTATACTTTGACAAGTTATCTAAATATAGTCTGTCTAAGGTTGTTAATAACTATACTATGTATTCTATGTATAGAACTATCGCTGACCCTGTGAACTTGATTCAGGCGTAGACCTCAGTAGATGGTACTACTGGGCCTCTTAAGTCTGTTGCTAATCAGTCTCTAGAAGGTAAGGAAGCTAAGTTCAGAACACCTGGTAATGCTTTCAATAAGTTTTAGAGTATAGTTGAGAACCAGGTTGGTAAATAGGGTATTGGTATTTGTGCAGTTGGATTAAAAGGATTCTTTGGACTTACTCAATATAATAATTACTTGTTGAACTATGGTACTCCAGAGCAATAGGAAAGATTACTATTAGGAAGTGATCATAAGGGGCACATCTTAGGAGGGAAAACTTACAAATTATTAGCTAATATAAGAAGTAAGGATCCGAACTCAATAACTAATGATGATGTATTAGAAGCCTTAGCTTCTGTAACCAATGACAATGATGCTGCCTTAGTCCTATCTGCCTTGTTGAGCTTGGCTACAGATAACGCTAAAGAGCTAGCTCTATCAAAGTTAAATGCAGGTACTAAGACAATTGGAATGTATATTTATGGAATCTCTATAGGAATGGACTTTAGAGATGTAGCTAAGATATTGATGTCCGATGTTGGAAGTATAATAACTACTCTACTTGATAACGATGTATTCTCCGGAAGAGAAGGATATTCTAGAGTGAAGTATGTATTCGATTACTTTAATAAGGGTCCGATTAGACTTCTCAACAAGTTTGATGTTGGTAGGGATCTGAATGGGGATACTATTGCTTCTCCATTGAAACATTTTGAGAGATCTTTTGCTAGAGAAATTGAAGAGTCTAAAGATAAGGACGGAAAACAACTACCATTAGCTATAGCATTATCGAAGTTCGCAAGAAGTAACTCTGACTTAGCATATAAGTTAAATACTATGGAAAAATTTAGATAGTATTATAGCGGACAATCAGTCTATGCTAATGAATTATATAACCAGTTGGTAGATTTCGCAGAAGATTATATCAGACAGGCTCATGTTATAGGGTAGCATGAAGATATATACAACGATATATAGACTCTATCCGATGGAGCAGAAGAGATGAGATCTCTTGGAGCAATCCTTAGCTTAAATCAAGGAATAAAGACGAATCCTGAAGGACTATTAAATCAAGTTAATTTAATAGAACGAGCAATATATGATAAGACTGGAGATTTGGAAGATTTAGTAGATTTGAATAGATTTGTATTTGATGCATAGTATAGATAGGATTGCATCTAGAAATATGAGGAAGTAAAACACTCATTCAATATCTATGACGTTGTATCTACTATACCTCACTTTATGGGTTATCTTCAAACTCTAGCTGTAGCTTTAAGAGAAGTAAATGGCGCTTATAAGTTTAGGAGCACTAAGGCACTAGTCTTAGACTTATCAAAGTAGCTTAGCTATGAAAGAGAGGATAAGATAACTAGAGGAGTTCAGAACTTCGTAGGAGATTATCTACGTAAGCAATGGATGCAATCTAATGATCTTCAAATTGTTATTCCGAAAGGAAATAAAGCCTTTGATAAGTTCGGAAATATGTTTGAATTGACTGAGGATACTACCATTAAATTGGGAACTGATTGGGGAGATGCCACATTTAGAGTATTCATAGAAAATGAAGTTATTCCAAACCTGAAAAAGGGAATAATTAAAACTAATTCTGACATAGACTTTGTAGATATATCTCATAATAGATTTATATAGGATCTTGGTAATGATCTGTTGACCAATACGGTGTCTAGAAACCCTAGTGTGATATACACTCTTCCAATTAATATGCTTCCAAGAGTAGACCAGGAAAGAGCTATATTCAATGCGTACAAAGCAGAGTTTAATAAACTAGCTAAGTATAGTTATCAATACTAGGTTACTAGTTATGATAAAGATGGAAATCTTCAAACTCGTGAAGCTCAAATTCCTTTAGTTGATTTGTTTACTTATTATGCAATGATAGCTGATGGATGGAAGCTTGGAGAAAAATCTCTAGTTCCAATACTGGAAGATTTCTAGAAATCTGGAATTATAAATGATTTCCATGAGTTTGAGTCTAGGATAGACAAGTTAGGAGAATACCTTTCTCTACAATCAATTGAGTTAAATGACTTACTACCCTATGTAGCTCCATTTGAGAGTCCATATTCATCTCACGCTAACTTCCTACAGTATAGGAATCCTTCTTCTAGAAAGTATCAACTTATGAAGAAGCTATCTAGCTCAGAATTAGAAGGAGGAGATGACCTAGATATTCAAGATCCTAACGTAATACAAAATTATAGATTTGAGTAGTCAGATATTGATGTCAACTATTTCCCAACTGGAAGAGTAGAGTCATCTACGAGAACTGTTAGGCATAACTATGAAGACAATGACTAGACCAACTACTTAGAAATAGAATATGATATAGATTCTGGTAGGGTTTAGAGAGTAACCCTTAATAGAAATAAGCTAGATGTTCCAGAACTTATTACCGTTCCAACTGTTAAACTTAATGGTGTAAGGAAGGTTAATGTATAGTTGCTGGAGAGTATAATTAAAAATAAGGTAAATCCATGTTAACTTGTATAAATAAAAATTCTGCGGAATACCAGACCTTAATGGAGAGGTCTGGTATCTCCGACTTTGTATTGGAATCTATATGTAGAGATTTCTTAGAAAAGTACGGAAGGTTTCCACACTTAGATGAACTGTAGGGAAGTAACTCTGAACCAGCTTTAAGACAGGAGCTCAAGATAAATGGACACAATAGTGCAAGTATTGATAGGATTCTATCAACAACTGGAAGACAAACTATTGAGGAAGCTAATGTTGCTATAAATGATTAGTATAGAGATCTTGAAGTAGAGATAGTTCCTTTGAATAAAGAGGCAATAGTTGATATTACTCACAGACCGACTACTGATAACTTTAACGTACAGCCAATTCAAGTTGATGATAATCCAAATAGTTATCTTGTGCTAAACAATGCATTGCAGAAATTAGGATAGCTGTATGGAATAAAATTTAACGAAATAACTGATGCAGAGCTGAACTCTGAAGAGTGGAAATCTATAATTCCAGATCCTAGTTCGGTTAATGCATTCGTTCATAATGGATAGATTTATATAAACTTGGACAGAAATTCGGTTGATGCTCCACTACATGAAATGATGCACATATTTGTGGGATCTATAAGGTTCTAGAATCCAAGTCTATATGCTGACTTAATTGGTTTATCAGAGCAGTTTCCAAACTATGATAAGTTGGTTTAGTAGTTTCCTGGAAGAACTAGAAATGATGTTAACGAGGAAATATTTATACAGGAAGTATCAAGATACTTGACGGGATAGCCTTCTAACATAGCTAATTTGGACTATAAACTCTAGTATGAAATCTCATATAACGTGAAGAGATTATTAGATACCATTTTAATGGGACAGGATAGTGTAAAAACACTGTCAGACGATAGAGTATTTACATTATCTCTTAAATAGATTGCCTAGGAGGTAAACTCTTCTATAATGTCTAATAAGTTTCATGGAACGGTAAATGTTGAGAATGCAGAATTACATAGAGTGCTGAATAATATGAAATCAGATTTATATAATTAGGGAATATTAGAAGAACACTGTGACTAATGGCTTGCATATATAATTATAAAGGACATAGGTTCAATTCTGAACTGGAGTTGGATGATTTTCTATTAGAAAATAAGCGATTTGAACCTATTCTCGGAGACCTCGTATTCAGTAGAACTTCAGCTTAGAATAACGTTTCTTCTATCTTATCTACCATTGCTAAAGACTCAGTATAGCTTTAGAAGAAATATAAGGAATGGTAGAAGCAGAATAAAATAGTTTATAATGAGGATGGAGATGAGTCTTTCGAACAGCCTCCATATATAGGCGTTAATAAGTTCTTGTCAGGTCTTAAGAATGAAGCTGGAACGTTATTGTTCCCTGAATTTAGAGAGGACGAATACTGGAGCAGAAGATACTCTAATTGGAAGATTGGACAATTTAATGATGCTGAACTCGAAGAGTTTGGTTTCGACAAAGACAACCCTCCTAAGATTACCGACCCTGAGTAGCATAAGAAATTAAGAGAATAGATGACCCATAAATGGGAAATTCAAGCAAAGACTGGTACAGCCATTCACAACGTATTACAGTTATGCTTCTCTAGAATAAACGGCGACTATGCGTTCAATATGTCAGATGCTGAGCTAAGAACTTATATCTAGGATAATATAGATAAAGACAATGCTTAGTATTTAAATGATGCTACAATGCAGTAGGCTATTCAATATGCAAGGAATTTAAACTAGGATTTAGTATATAAGTTTGGAGATGGACTTGTGTTCTATCCCGAGTTTGTAATATCTCAAGATACTAATGTTATTCATGGAGGCTCTCCTACTAAATTACTTGGTATTATTGACTTATTGATAGTAGATAAGGAAGGAAAGACTCATATCCTAGATTACAAAACATCTATACACAGCTACTCTGAATTTAGTGATCCTAAAAAGAACGCTTATAGTTATCAGCTTGCTGTATATCAGAGAATGTTAGAAAAGTATGGGATAAACACTTATGGAGGATAGCTACTAGTAGCTCCAATATAGATAAGTGGATTTCGTAAAGATGGTGATGATTATATCTACGATGGAATATAGGCTCCTAATTCATTTATCTCAATAAATACGTCTTTAAATTCAGACAAGATGTGGGAGAATATAGATGAGTTTATGCCTGCCCCATTTAAATTGTCTGTTACAGCAGAGAAGGTTAATCAGACTATAACAGAGATGATGTCAAAATGGTTCCCAGACTATTCCGACACTAGAAAGGTAACCAGAGAGTCTGTTATCAAAAGGATAAAGAAATACAACAAGTTAACTCCAGATGAAAATGGCTTATATACTTGGAACAGATATGGAAAGAATGAGGCTCCTATTACGGCAACAACGGAAGCTGAATTTGTTGATAAAGTTCTGAAATATGAACAAGGTCTTCCAGCTAGAAGATTGAGATTTACTGCTGAGGTAAAGCAATTCCTCAAAGAGGGAATAAGGAATGGAATAAATAACGCTGATTTCCCGTCACCAATAATCAGTAGTACTGATGGAGAAACTACTTGGATACGTGATACGTTAAGTAAATACTGTGATGGGAACTGGGAAGTTGTTGATAACGAATTAACTGAGTCCTATGGGGTTATCGTAATGAAAACTAAGGAAGGACTTGAACCAAAATAGATTGATTTTATCAGAGTTAGTACAAATGACCTTGGAGCTAATTATAGAACGTATCTGAATAAGGACAATGCTATAAGAAATAGAAAGGGACTTACTGGAACATACGAATCCGACGTAGTATAGAAGTCTAAATCAAATTCTTTAATGGTGGAAGCTACTAATGGAAACGTAGAACTAATGGAAACTATGTTGATTATCAATCAATTATCTGGAATACAAGGATATACAGTTGGTAATATTCAAGTAGTAAATCCAATCTACGCCAATGGAATGAAAATGTCTAATGAGGAGCTATTGTATTGTTTCAATGAGTTAAATAGACATGATTCTGTGGAAAAGAATAACATTGGTCTCGGGGATAGAGACATTAAGTTCGCAACTAAGTATGAGTTACTCTTAAATGAGTTAAACTTCATTATAAATTCTGGGGAAACAAAGAATTGGAAGGATGAATATTCTCACCTATCTGGAGTTAAATCAGCTAAGTCTATAATTGATAAGGCTATAGATGGAGATGTAGAAGACAAAGTAAGAGCTGTTTAGAGATTAATGCAAGAAATGCAAAGTGACCATGTTATCAAGGCAAGAACAGCAAAGACATATACAAGTTAGAGTGACCTACAGAGTAAAGAGATATCGTTATACAATGCAGCATTACAGGCTCTAGCACAGCTTAGAGGGATAAACTTTAGGCAGTAGTTAAATGATCATGATAAGTGGTTAGAGTCCATAGTAATATGTAGAAATGGAGTATCAGGAAGTAGAATAGACAACCCTGGGAACTTGGACAGCGAAACTCTAAACTTAATTACTAGACTAGTAACAGAGGCATACTAGAATACTAGGGATGATGTTCAGAGAAGCAAAGCTAAAATACAAAAGCTAGCTGAAAATCTAAAGAGAGAAAAAAGTTTTGGAGCTGTCAGAGAAAATACAGTTGGTAATCAGACATCATTGTATGCTAATATGTACGAAGAAACTCCTGATGGAGACTTTGTATTTAAGAATCCAGATAGACTTCAAGGTGCTGAAAGGGAGTTCTTAGAGTATGCACTATATACTATAAATAAAAATAGGTATGCTGATAAGACAGATGAAGAGCTCCAAAACATGAGAAACAGCAATGATATAAAGTATTATCGTGTTCCATTAGCACTTGGAGGTTTAGACTCTGTAGCATCTACACAGGGTATGATGGCAACTTTAAGAGCCAAATTATCATTCTTAATGCCAAAGAAAGCGTTTGAGAGAGCTTAGAAACAGGTAGAGGGTATATTCAATGCAGAAGAATAGAAAGCAGCTAGTAGTAGCTAGGTACTATATTAGATGACTAACTACTTTGATGGAGGTGAGGGAGATGATAGAATTGATAAAATTAAAGCGGAAGGTATAGAGAATTTAGAACATAATCTTGAAACTCTTCTCCTAAAACATATTTTTGCTTACTCAGTTAAAGATAACGTAGATACGGTATTTCCAATGATAAAGGCGGCTATGGTACATATTAGCTCACAAGGAGCTATGAGAAACCTCGAGTTTAAGAATGATATAAAGTACCTAGAGGATTATGTAAAGAATAAGATTCTCAACAAATCCATAGTTGATCCCAAATATCAAGACTGGATAAACAGGGCAAACGTGATAAAGAGTGCGGCAAGTAAATTGACTCTAGCATTTGCTCCAGTACAAGCATTATATCAGCCTCTGCAGGGTTTGTGGACTGATATAAGTTTGATGATTCGTAAGCCTGATGGAAAGGAATCATTTACATTCAACAACTTTACTAAAGCATTGAAACTAGTATATTCTGATCTATCTCATTTTTCTGATACTCCAACAATTTGTTCCGCACTTAATGAGTTGTATGGAATAAATGACATGGATATGAATACCTATGTAGATAGAATTAGTTCAGGAAGAAAGGGTCTCTGGAATATGGAGAATTGGATGTTTAAATTTGCATCTAGACCTGACTTCTATAACCGTATGACTATATTCACTGCACAAATGATGGGAGATGGGTGCCTAGAAGCTCATCACATAAATGAGAAGGGAGAACTAGTCTATGATTGGAAGAAGGATAAGAGGTTTGAAGCGTTTGCAAACGGAAGAGTCAATGATCCTAAGTATAACCAACAGAGATCTCTTTATTACACAGTAGCTAGATAGTTTGTTGCCGAACACGCTAAAAATGCTGATGGAACTGATTTCTAGCTTAACATGAATAATCCTATGGCTTTACCACGTGCTTATACCAACAGAGAAGCAGAAAGCATGAAATCTCTTGGAGATGACATCTATGGTTACTACTCTCACGAGAAGAAATCACTTATCCTGTCAACAGGGCTTGGATCAATGTGGTTACAATTTAAGACATATTGGTCAGGAAAGAAGAACCAATACTTACAATCTGGAGGAGTGCGAATCCGTGGTAAGTGGAAACATTATTCTGAATCCATCAGAGACCCACAAACCGGAGAAGTTAGAGAAATAAAGTATTATTATCAGGTAGATAGTAATGGAAATATTCTGTTTGACTAGCCTCCATTGTCTGAGGATGAAATGAATAGTAAAAATATTCCATTGATAGCTCCCGTAATGTAGTGGGAAGGACAATGGCAAGAGGGAATTATACTAACGCTCTCTGACATGGTTAAGCAGATGTTTAATCAAAGGTCTGTGGTCAAGGGATGGAACTCTAAGTGGAATGATTAGGATGAAAAGCTAAGAAACGCCTATAGAAGTAATATAAAGCAGTTCGGATATGATATGATGATGTTCGTTCTTGGAGGTCTATTACTTAGCGCGTTACTTAGTGATTGGTTAGATGAGTTACTTAAGGACAACAAAAAGAATAAAGACTTGTCTACAGGAGTAGCATTAGCTGCGGCCAACATAGCAGTAATGTCAGTAAAGAACTCTTTCCTAGATTTTAACTTTATAGAATCTGTGGGAAGTCCAGTTGGGCAATGGACTCCATTCGCTTTTGAGTGGAGTGGTAGAACTCTAAGGAACTGGTGGAATGTTGCTATGGGAGATGAAGACTTCTGGGATGGCGTTGTTAAAACTTCTGGAGGATTGAAGCAAATCAAACCAGCATTAGATGCCATAAAACCAGATATGTTTAGAAACGAAAGAGAAGGTGGAACCTTTGGAGTGGAGGAATAATTATGACGTATGATGAACTCTGTGAATTAGCTAAACAAGGGAAGACAGGGTTACTTCCGAATTTTGTTGGATATTTCGCTTGGAGTTACAGATATAACGAATTGATGTTCCACAACAAGGATTTCAGATGCAAAGCAAAAGACTTAAATGTTTAGAATAGAATAGATTTCTACTACATAATTTAAGAAAAAAAAAATGGGCCGAAAGCTAGGAATCAACTCCTAACCTTCGGCCCATTTCAATTTTATTTCAATAAACGGAATCTGTATCCAGATTCTACTTTAGCTACCTCAACCTTGAACTTCTCCCAAGCTACTACAAAGAAATCTTCACCAAAATTGAGATAATAGTCAAATATTTGATAATTTTTAAGAATAGCTAGTTCTAATAAGTCCTTCAATGTATTTAACTTAACTGGAATTTGTATAATATAATCTTCTCCAGTATTGATTACATGAGATATTATATTAGCTAAACCTACTCTTACATACTTTAATCCATCTAGGACATCAGTATTAGCGTATTTAATAAGTTCACTCATTTCTATCACACTTTAATTGACGTATTCTCTCTTTACAGATATGAATTATTTTCTCATAGTCCATAATTCTGGACTCAATCTCACTCTTCCCAGACTCTTTTTTAGTTCTAAGAACTCTCTTGACTATATCAGCATCCCACGGATTTAAATTATAGTCTTTCCATATCGACCAAGGCTGTATTATATGCTGAGAGTAGTCACTAGCCCCAACATTACTCCCTCTTACCTCAGAGTCTAAGATACCTAGAGCGTTTAACTTATTGTAGAATTCATTTGATATAGGACGTCTATCACTCTTGGAATCTATGGAGAATAGATCATTTTGTTCGTCTGTAACATCATCAATTCTAGAAGAATTTTGTAATATATACATTAAATCCTGTCTGAAAGCACGTGGTTCCAATGGAACTAGAGTTCCAGAGGTAACATTTTTTACTGCATTTTCCTCCGTTAAAGCTATAGTGTCTCCGAACTGGATAACAGGTTTATCATCTACTATAAAGGGTATATCAGACAAATATTTATACAGCATACTATGATTACTTATTCATTATTATTCATGTCTATTGGAAACATGATTGCTTTATCTCTAGTATCTATTGTGTAGTATAAAACTCCAGCTATAGCATGACTGAACTTAGCAGGTTCTTTTAATGTTACAATTTCTTTAATTGCCATATTCTCTCTTATTGTCAAACCATTTTTGAATATCCTCCCAACTCTTCTGGTCATACAGCTTGATGTAGAGAGGTTTGATTCTATCTAGGTCTTCCTGTGAAATATCATAATCCAAGTCCCAAATTAGGTCATGTATTTTATCTAACATCCTATCATAAATGTCAAATCCAGATATTTTAAATTTATTAAGTGTAGCTAATTCTTCTTTAGATATATCCTTAGCTTCATTAATAAATTCCAGGAAGTCATCTGCTCCGAAGTCAAAGTATTCCCAATACATCTCTGATGAGTAGAATAAATCAAGCTCTACGAGAATATCTATTAAGTCCTTCATTTCCTATATATGCTTTCATATAATATATTCTTTAACAATATTAGAAATCATTTTACCATCTGCTTGAGGGAACTTGGATTTTAGATGCTTAATAGCATTTCCCATCTCTTTCTTTGGAATTTTTGGCTGTGAAAAATTATTCGGATTCTCATTAAATGGGACTAAAAAATTATTCTGCCCAGCCCATTCCCATAGTCCTAACATAATTTCTGAGGGCCCTACAGGCTCTGGTAGCAACTTTTTTAATACTTCCAATTCACTCCTACATTCCGACTCTAAGTCCTTTCTATGAGCCTCCGAAAAGCCTCTAATGTCCTCCTCTAGCCGTTTACACATTTTTGAAATTAATTGAATTTCAGCAGCCTCGTCGTAGGGTTTAGCATTCTTAGCTGTCTTTAAGAGCTGAATTTCAGCTTTCAAGTTTTTGTAAGCACGAAGTTCATCACTATTCTTGGACTTCATTGCTTGTTTTATTAATTCATCAATATTAATCATAATTACTGTTAAATATAGATAAAGCCTCTGACATACAAGCTATATAATCGGATTTCCTAGTAAATGTCCACGATTCTCTTGGAAACCATGCTCCGTCATCTTCTCCAAGAATTACGGTATAGTACTTATTCCAAAACTTATCGTATATGATAGCTACTCCTCCTTCATAGGCCCTGAGACCGTAGGCTCTTGCAAACCTATCGTCCTCATAGTACCTAGTAATCATGCCACATTTTTCTGAAGCTACGTGACCAGAACTATATTTAGGATTACTCATAGCTGTATGGGTTCAGTATAGTTATCTGCCTCTGGACTTAAGATAGCTGTATCATTTATGATTAAGTCATAAATTGTATCATTTACACATTCCATTTAATATTTCAATTGCTTTGTTAACATTCTCTTCCGTAAGACCAACCTTCCAGTCAGTATGTATAAAGTTATTACGCTGGGTATCCAACATATCACTGTCATCGTCAGGGATTACATACTTATATGATACCTGCTAAACTAAAGACAGTTTGTAAAGCATAATCGCCTCTCCATGAAGATGATACTACTATCCTAGCGTTAGTTTCGGTAACAAGTCTATTCAAGAGCTTTAGGATCTATGTTGCATACGCCCCCAAGCTATATGTTTATCCAACTTATCCTTAAACTCCTTCCATCTCTTGTGTTGAGGTTTCTCTAGGTAGTATTGTTCACTGTTTAATACTCCGTCAATATCTAGAAATATATACTTATCCATTTAAAGCCATTGTATTTCTATATAAGGTTGTACAACACCACTAGAATCCTTTACGTATGTGACTTTATATCCTAACTGTGTTAGTAGATTCATTACATATTCAAGGTTTTCTGATCCAAATGCTGATACCTTTATTCCAGTAACACTCCGACCTTTCTTAGAGTCAGCCTCTATCATATCAAAGACCTTTTGGATTCTCCTTACTTTTTCTTCTTGGTCTTTAAGCTCCTGTTGCTTGTTATAAAGGGTAACATTAGTCTTAGCTACTCTAGCGTCAATTGTTTTTAATTCCATAATTAGTCGCTCTCATGGATTATAAAACACTTTAATTCCCCATCTACTTCATAAAAGATTTTATTCTCATTATTAATATCAGCATAATCAGGAGCATATGCAGGACTGGGGTCGATATAGTAAATTGGATTATCTACATCTACATAACTAACCAAGTCAGCAGCTGGATACACATTGAAGCTAGTTCCAATCACTACACAGATGTCAGCTTGTTTGACGAATGGAATAGCTCTCCTATAATTCGGAACATCTTCTCCAAACAATACTACATGAGGTCTTACTTTATGTCCATCAATAGTATCACCTGGAATAATTCCTCCTTCCGGGTAATTAAATAACAAATCAGTATTGTTAACTGCTCGCACCTTACTCAAATCTCCATGTAAATGGATTACGTGAGTAGAACCTGCCTTCTCATGTAAATCATCTATATTCTGAGTAATCACAGTAACATCATAATCCTTCTCTAACTCGGCAATAGCTTTATGAGCTGAATTAGGTTGACAATCTTTGTACTTGTCTCTAAGTTCGTTTAAGAACTTATAAACCACGTCAGGATACTCTCTAATAGCTTTAGCTGTAGCAACTTCTTCTACATTATGATTCTCCCATAAGCCATCAATAGCTCCTCTAAAAGTAGGAATCCCGCTTTCAGCTGAGATTCCCGCTCCTGTTAAAAATACTATCCTTTTCATACGATTTCTAAATATTCAGGTATAGTTCCGAATTTTTCTGCAATTTCTTCTTTAGTTACTTTCACTATCTCCTTATCTCTATCAAAGATTATATAGTCACTATCATTATAACTTGCAACCTTGGTTATGGTACTATCACCCTTAAAATAAAGATGCTTTCTAACAAATTCATAAAGGTTAGTACCTAGTGCCCACTGGAATTTCAAAGTTTCTGGATATTTCTCTTTTCCAGAAATGTCTACAATGACCGCTACAACTCCATATTGTGCACTATTAACAGTAACCATAGTATAGTCTTTCATATAGACTATTAAATTTGGCTGCGGTATTATTTCAGTTGGATTCATGCTCTCCTTCCAAGTTCTTTCTTTATAGTAGTAGGACTAACTTGAAATTCATATCCGTCGTAACGAATATAAAACCTAGTTCCTCTATCTGTCTCCTGAAATTTCTTTTTCAGTCCCTCTAAATATTTTATATTTACTCTAGACAGAATTTCCTTAATCTGTTCTTTGTTATCTGCCCAATATAATCTCCTGAAGTTCCTATTAGGGAGTTGGCCTTTGCTATTTGATTCATTTTATATTATGTCTTCTTTTAATGTTCTGTGCTGTTCCACTATCCCATCTATTATCTTTTACAAATGCTATGTCATAATTAGAAACATTTGTCATACTAGCATCTCTTTCTTCATCAGACTTAAATCCCCCAGCAAAGAGTACTCCTTTTTTCTCCAATTCTTCTTTAGGCAGTCCATTAGGAGTATTTCTGGGACTATCAAACATATGAAAAATTACTAAATAATAAGGAGATTCCATATAACCATGCATTTGACTCAAACTATTGTATATGAAATCCATTGCATACTTATCCACTCCTTCACAGTCTCCTACTACAAATATTGGATTTCTATCAGAGTGTATAATATCAAGTATTACAGGAACATAATACTTTCTAAAATCTTCGTAAGATAAGTCTCTATGTCCGCTTATAAAATATTTCATTTGTCAATTTCTAGATATAATGGTTCATATACCGGTCGATAACTCTCATCCTTCAAACTTACGTTATAGTGAACAGTTTTCTCGTTTATGATAATTTCATTATGATCACAACTGTGAAGATGTCCATTAAACTGATACCTTGGAGCCTCATTTATAATAGCCATAGCTAGAGCGGGGTTCCCTATATGCTCCCCAGCAGTCCAAGGGCAATCCTCTTGTAACAATACATCACCATAGAAATATGGCTGGTCGTGAGTAATTAATATATCGAGACCTGAGGGAATGTCTAAATACATCCTGCTTAGTTCACCCTCTGGAAGCATGAATGCCCAGTTACCAAACTCCTTACAATATGGGGTTCCAAAGATAGAATATTCTTTGCCATCTGGGCCTTTATAGATATATCCTTCGTGACATAGATACGTTACCTTGCTATCGTTATAAAACAATTGCTTGTAGTCATTATAATGATTAGGGAATGTTAGCTCATGATTACCTGCTATAAATATCACTTTATCACAAGGTAAGTCCATAGCCCATTCCTTGAACTCAGTTGAAAACCACTTATGGGAATCTTTAGTTCTTCCCTGTATTCTTAAAGGAACTATGTCACCACAAATCAAAACTAAATCACATGGCTCTACTGGAGGTAGATAGCCATGTAAATCGCTCATTGCACATATTTTAATCATATTAATCAAATTTATACTTCTTGATACCAACCTTCCTCGTTACACTTCCAATAGGCTACATAATCCATTCCATATTCAACTGAGAGACATCTTGCATAGAGATCATCTTTGTTTGGAATTAAGTCATATAGTTCATTCATCTCCTTCTCTGGAAATACCCATTTAGAGTCAAAATAAACATCAACGCTTGTATCACTATCTTCTATCTCAGCGTAGGGCCAATCATGGAAGAAGTTAATTATTGTATCAATGTTTTGTCTGTCTTCAGAGCAGGCATAGAATGTGTTGCTGCAAATGTTAGCCATTGTTCAGTTTGGTTATATCGTTCCGATTTTGTTCTATCTTCTCTCTGTTTACTCTTATCTCATTTTTATTACTAAGTATCCTTTCTTTAAGTTCTTTAAATCCTTGCTCAATGTTGTGCATTTCTCTCTTTAATTGAAATTCAACATACACAACAAAGAATATTAAGCATAGAATAGGTACAATATGTAACATTACTAATCAATTTTATGAGCTAGTCCATCCGTTCATATGTCCTCTATTGTTTCCAATAAGACACCCTTTCTTAGAATCTACAGCATAAACCTTATGTGTATAACAATTACCTTTAACCTTACAAAATACTACATCTCCCACACTACACTTATCCCATGTTATAGGAGTAAGTAGATGTTCTTCATTACTCTTGTACAGAGGAAGCATGGAGTTTCCAGCCAGGAGCCTTTTGATTTTATTGAAGGTATTAGGATTCATATACAAACACCTTTCCAGATTTCACTATTTCTATTTCTACAGGAGTTTCTGGTTCAATTTCTGGAAATTTTAATCCAGCAAAATCTCGGTTGCTTATTATTGTATCACCTTTACCTGCAAATACCAGTCCTTGATCTGGAATATCTAAGCAAAGCCATCCCATTCCGGGTCCTGATCTCTGAAAATAACCTTCATATGGAGTAGGCTTGTTTCCTTGAGTTATCCACCTTCTATCATTGTTAATAACATACCAATATGTTCCTACTATCTCTTCCTTTACCATAATCCCAGAACGTTATTTTCTTTGTTATACATTTGCTTGCTAAACCCTTCTATTTGAGAAGAGGTAATATTCTTTACCCACTCCTCAAATAGATGTCTATACTTTGCATGATTGCTACGATAAAATTCCTTACGCAACCATTCATATAATTTATCATTCATTTCTTAATTCTACAGGTTCTATCCGCTCTATCTTACTGTCCATTATAGTTTTAATCTTATCCCATGACACGGGAGTGTAGTTATTATTATCTACGCCCACATCGTATTGATACGGGAATAGATTAACAAGCCTATCAGAGTCTTTACCAGAACTAGTAGGTCCGGAATGGACGTGTCCAAATAGCTGCCACACTGCATTTCCTGGCCCTCTCCAAGCACCTCCGTAGCAAAGATACGGATAATGATTCAAATAAACAAATCTATCATCGATTTTAACAGTCATTTGCTGTTCGACCTGCTCAAAGAGTTCCATTATCTTATCTCCGGGCCATCTAGTAGTATCCTTTGTGTTTATACTAGTTCGTTAAGCTAGTACCAATAGGGCATCTCGTACCCATAGCTCATACTTCCTTATTCGTATGAGAACTGACTATCTCACACCCTCGACTTTATTCGTTAGGGGCCGTGCATTTCGAATCACTTGATTCTACTCCCATTTCAGGGATAGTCGATGAGCCTTCCTCTATAGTAGAGGCTTGGTTGACGATTGGCATCTCAGCCGTCTCCTCAGTTAACACGGTTTCGACAAATGATTTCTCATCTGAAGCACAAAATATTTCTTCAAATTTTAACCTTTTTTCTTTACACCAAATGGGAGATTTAGAATACATATATTCGTAGAGATTTTTTATTTGTCCTCTACCAGAATATTCCATTGTACATACTTTATCGCAAGTTGGGTTCTTTGCCTTTGAATAATTTAATTTAGTTTTCTTTTTTACAATCCCTTTAGAAACTAAATAATCTTGTAAAGGTTCTATGAACGATATACATCCTGTAAAGGTAAACTTTACATTATGAACTATTCTCTCTCTGTATCCATTCTTACGTTTAGAATCCTTTACTACCATCTTTTTTCTTTTTCCATTCCAAATACATCCATCTCCATCAAAATACCCAAGAACGAATGACGACATAAATTCGTCAGGAACTATTTCTTCAGTAGGAAATTGTAATACTAATGATTTGTTTTTTACTACTCCCAACTTTTCAATGTCCTTAACCATTATGTCACTAAATACCTCAAAAATATAGTGTCCAGGCCTTGCTTCCCTAATTGGAGCTTCAGATTTCCAAGTTAAAATTTGTTAATTTCATGATTGCCCAAAATTAAATAATGAATACCATTTAACCTACTCAAGATTTCTTTCCATTTGCTATTTGGAGCAAATGCAAAGTCCCCAAGGTCAAATACTATGTCATCATCCTTAACAACGGAGTTCCAATTGGCTATAAGACCTTCATTCATCTCTTCAACAGTTTTCCAAGGTCTGTTACAGAACTTTATAATATTCTGATGCCCGAAATGGAGGTCTGAAGTAAACCAGATCCCTTGCTTAGAGGAATCTAGTTTCAGTGGTTTTATATTCTCAAACATAACTCAATTACTAAATAATCCATAACCTGCACCATCTAGTAGATGTATGCTCTCTTCATTTAAGTTTCTATAGTCCCATACTAAATCTGGAATTTTAATCTTCACTAATTTAAAGAATATGTCAACAAATTCGTCACTATTTTCTATAGCATACGTATCACCATACCACTCTTCCTTAGAAGCTAATATATCTGATTCGGATATTATTCCAAGTTTTAGTAGATGTTGTTCTCCTTCTTTAGTTAGACATTGCTCTTCATACCCTCTACATTCTGCTAGAAAATTCCATCCTAGTTCACTTGAGAGTTCTTGGTAAGCTTTAGAAATCTCTTCTCCAGAATAATTAGATACTATGTGGTATTCTTGATATAGACAATGGCCGTCCCAACCATAGTCTCCAATAGAGAATCCAATATTATGATTTAGTTCCATTAATTTCATCCATTAATAATTTAGCAACTATATCAATGTTCATCATTACTTGTTGATGAACGTCAATTTTCTTTTCTATGTCTCCTTTAGGCCAGCTTTGTAATACTATTTCGTATTCACATCTAGACCGCCATCTGTACATACTGTGACGTTCGATGAAAGTTTTAAATTCCTCGATAGTTCCTGGTCTATCATCAGTCTCTTCTGCCTCATAGTAGCATTGTACTAGATAAGGCATAACATCGTAAGGCACAAACTTCTTGGAGTTTACGTCCTCTATAATTACATTAAACTGTTTCATTTGTTATATCTTAATGCGTTCTGTAGATGATATATAGCCTCTAATTGTCCATAGGTGAGGGATATTAGAGTGTCATCATTTATAGTAACATCAATTCCCTCTCCACAAGTCCATTCAGTGACTTCTATGAAGTCATTGTCTTTGGCCATGTAATCATACTTCTTCAAGTCATCGTGTACTGATTTTCTGTTAACAAACTCCATAGTCAGTTTCTTTATAAAAACTTATTTTCTCTCCATACATTCCATCTAATAATTGATTGATTTGAACAAACAAACCATGAGACATTTTCTCTCCAGTTCTTGCATAGTATGCTGGATGGTACTCCTTTAGTATATGTTGCTGACCCACTATACAACTCTGAAACGAAGCAGCTTGACTTCCAAACAAAACGTAAATGATCCCACTGTTAAGTGAGCTCATATTGGTAAGTAGCTTTGACATAAAAGGTCTCCATATATTATAATGAGAACCAACTCGATTTACTTCGCAGGTAAGAGCTGTATTAATCATCAGAATTCCTTGCTTTGCCCACGATTCTAGAGTATTATCAAACTCAATTACATTATGTGGAATGGTATAATCTATAGCAGCCTCCTTTATTACCCTTAAAGACGGAGATAAACACTCCTCTGGGGTTTCCTTTGAGTTCCCGAAGAGTATTCCCTGAGCTACCCCTCTCTGTGGATAAGGATCTTGCCCAAGGAATACTACTTTACATTCGTTGTATGGACATACTCTGAAGGCTTTAAATATGTTATGAGGATGTGGGCAAAGGTCATCTGGATTAACTGTCTTCAACCATCGCATGATTTTAAAAAGCTCGTCTTTATCAATAACCTTTATCCAATCACCAAAGTATTCTTCAGCAGTCATTACATTTCTATTCTAACGCGCACTTCTAGCAGAGGACACGCCTTCTCTGTAGTGCTGAGGGATACGTTATTTGGAACGTAAACCTCTCTACCCAAATACACCCCATCTATTGTCACTCCAGTTTCTAATTCAAATGCTTTAATAGAAGAATTTATTACTGCTTCCAGTTTCTCCTTCCTTTCCTCCTTATATACCCTTCCTTCAATAGTAACAGTTCTACGACTATTTCCTATAAACAGATTCTCAACAGGGTAATCAATTTTATACACAAGTTTCTTCATTCTTCATAGCCTTAATGAAATCTTCAACATCCAAATAATCAATTCCAAAGTTCTCGGCTGTTCTCTTGTCACTATCAGACCACTGTCCGGGTTTACCAGAAGCGTCTCCTATCATAAGAGCATCCCTCTTACCAAGGTTAGTATCCTCTACGAAGTCGGTATACAAAAGCTGAAGCATACCTGTGTTTGGCTTTCTTCTTGGATCACTCTTACTATTTGACTTACAATACTCATAGTCAACCACGTCAATCCCACAGTATTCCTCTATACATCTACATACGTAATGTATCTTAGTAGCAAAGAGGTAGTCAGTGCCGTATCCTTTTTCTATACCTCCTTGGTTTGAGACTATAAATACACGTTTAGGAGCTAGTTTTTTAATAGCCTCAAGGGTATCAAATCTGAGCTTCATATCCCAAATTCCTTCTGGGAACGTCTTACCACTAGCAGTAGTGATAAGAGTTCCATCTAAGTCAGCAAACAAGATTTTGTAATCAGTCTTCTCCATAGTCGTCACATCTGTCAAGTATTTCACAACCACTTCCATTCCATTGATACAGGATATATTCATTATTAGACCTATTGGTTTTAGCCTCACAACACTTCCTGTAATATTCAAACCTTTCTTTGGCTACTTCCAGATTATCTGTGGCAAACACAGTAGAAGTTTGTACGCATGGATAGCCATTGTCAAAGGTATTTTCAATTGTATAGACTAGATTCATATCAACTTAGAAATATTTTCCATGAAGGTTTCTGTTTCCTTCTTAGTCACGTTAATAGTTTCAATATCACTCTGCAAAGAAGCTATTTGAGACTCTTTACTTTTAATCTCTTCTTCCATCATAGAGTGAAGGTTATTTGCATTCTCGTGAGCAGTCTTGAAGGCTGCTTTAATACTCGACATCTGCTCTGCAAACGTCGGAGCTACTTTAGATTTACTGAAAATCATACTTTAATATTTTAAATTTAATTTGGATATACTACCTTTTTATCCATTAGAACACAACTTGTATTTAAAATTATGGATAATAATCTCATTGCCAATTACATCTTCCAAGGCATCCATATAGTCTAATCTCTCCGGAGTATCAAATTCTATTACTATATGCATAAAAATTTATTTATTGTCCACTATGTAACCCCTTTTAACAAATTCTTCATGCAGAGGATGTGCTAACTCTTGAGCCTGTGGATGTGCAGAATTGTCGTCCCTTAATTCAAAGAAATGCTTCCAATCACTGGCAAAGCCAGTCATAACCAATTCTGTCTTTAAGGCATTAGGTAATACTGTTCTTGCTTGTTGAGGCTTCCATCCTGCCTCCAATAAGGTAAAATAACTACTTTCACTATATACAAGACTTCTAATAAACTCTATACTTTCTGGACTTATATTCTCAGTTTCTGCCAAAGGATAGTTGTTTAGTAACTCCATATCATAAGAATTTTCAGAATGTATATCTGTTACCCAACATGGTAAAATAAAAGTAACCTCGTTGTTGAATTTATCCTTAGAATAGTTACAGTATCTTGTACTTTCTTGGGCAAAGCTGAATACTCTATGCCTTACAAATTCATGGGACACACCTCTATCACAGATGAAGCGGACAGTAACCCTTTTTGCATGGGACTCTATAGGTTCACATAGATATTTCAAGTCATCAAGCCAGTCATTCTCTACAAGTACTCTATAATTAGTAGTGATATATAAGGTATTCCATATGCATCCCCTACCAACATTTACATATGAGTAAGGGTTTGAACTGTACTTATGATAGAACAGATGATAATTTTCTACATCACGAGACTTAATCTGTAAATACACAGTGCCATGTTCTAGCATAGCTCCATGACCAGACTTAATCATTCTATCTACAAAGGACTTAGCTGAGTCTTCTGTTATCTTGTCTTCTGACCTATAGCAAGTTCTTCCAGCTTGCTCTATTTGTTTATATACTCCTTCTAATCCAGGTTGCTGTTCAATTATTTCAAAGGATGGTTTAATTAGCTTCATAATTCATATTTACTTCCCATTCGAACATAGATTTATCTATTTCCTCTAAAGCCAATCTATCCTTTTCTCTTTCTTCATCTGTTCACGTGTGTAGATCCTTGCAGAATAGACTGATTTCATGTTTTTCCAGGCATCAAAGTTCATTCTAGTATTACTTCGAAATCATCAACATTCCAATTATTTAGCTCATCTGCTTCAGGACACCCTTTGTATCCAGCTTCATAAGCATAATTACCTATATATTTTCCTGCGTCCTGTGGGAGTGTGTATTGATTTTCTACTGCGCTTTTTAAGTCACAATTGGAATAATCAATATCTTCAAAGTACTCTCCATCTTCATCTTTTCCGGAATCTACAATCTGGTAATCATCAACCCTAACCTTAAGAGTTTTACTCAGAGTTATACTTACTGTAACCTCAACTTCCCTCTCAGGGTTATCAGCCTGGTTCCAAGGTGCTTCAGCATTGTCAGCTCCTACTGGATAATTGTAGTTATCGTACATTGAATCTATTGTTTGCATAAATATTAGCTATGATATTAGTGACAAAATCTTTAATGTCCTCTGCTGATCCATCTTTGCTATGTTCTGCAATGTATTGGCATATAGCCCTCAACATTAAATTATTTTCTCTAAGTAGCCTTAGCACCTCTTCCATAAGAAAAAAAAAATGGGAAGTAGCACTAAGCCACTTCCCACTTAGTGTTACCACATACAAGTTATTGTATAATCTGGTTTATTACAATATGGACATTCACTCATAAATGGTCCATATACTCTTCCACATTTAGGACATATCCACCCAGTAGGATAACCATAATGGGATTCCTTTGGAATCTTGGGTCTATTTATTCCACTGGAATCAATCACTACGAGGCTGTTCAATTGGTTTGATGTCATATTCGGTAACCTCCCAGTCTTTTAAATCAAGTTTGTCAATTTTCACATTCATTCTCCTTAAAGCATTATCTGCCATGTATAAGGCATTGTGAGGAGGAATTATCTCCTCATTAGCTTTCTTTAAGATTTCCTCTTCTGTTGCCTCCTCCGGAACTTCAATGTATAAAGTTCTAGACATGGTTACAGTAGCTTTTATTCCAACTAGCTTAGTCATTGTCAACCAATTCCAATGCTTTATACTTCTGCCTCCATCAGGCTATATATATACTCGTCTAGATAACACAGCGGTTCCTGATCACGCCCAATGATAGCATCCTCTGGGCACTCCCAGAGGTTACTAACGCTAAATAAGCAATACTTTTCATCAGGATCCCATAACTCCTGATGTGCTACTTCCTCAAATATATCACCTTGATTAAATGCTATTAATGTCTTTAACATAATATTAATGGATCCAGTGATCACCAATAGAAACATCGGCCCCTAAGAACACGTTAGGACAGAAGGGCTTTCCACCAGCAATCATACATTTTACAAGCACATCTGCAACTTCATCCTTCATACTCTCAGGACATTCTATGTTCCACTCATCATGAACTGGAGCGCACATCTTAACTATGTTCTGATAATTGTGTTGTACTATCCAATTAAAGAACTTAATAGAGGCCAGCTTGAAACAACAAGCCCCTCGATTTTGAATACGATAATTAATAGCTTGTCTTTCAGAAGCTGACTTTCTTACGTTAAATTTCTTTACCTCTTGAACAGTGTCACAGTACGGACTATTCTTCTTCATATCCCAGTAATAATCCATAAAACTTCTATCGTTCATCTTATCCATAGTCTTCTTGAGGACAGGATAATCGAAGATATGAGCTCTATGTTTAACTACAGGATTCATAAGAATGTATCCTTTAGCCATAACGTCTCTACGACAATAGTCTTGATAACGTTTGATTCCAGGAAACGCCTCCATGAAATTGTTATAGATGCGCTCTGCTTCCTTCATTTCAAAGCCTTTATTAGCACGTAAAGTATGAGCATCTCCTCCATAGAAGATTCCGACACGGCTAGTCATACCGTGGACTATATCATCACCATGCACTAAGTGTTTAGGTGTGGGACGCTCTAGCTGGTTATTAAGAGGGCTATATCTCCCCAGTAGTCTCTGCACCTTCCGAGAGTGTACTCTCGGCTTGGCTCATGATTGGCTTTTCAGCTTTCCATGAATTCATCCCATTTGCACAAGGAAGTTTCCTATCCTTGGGAACTCGTTTAAAGAATAAACCCTTATATGGCTTATTCGCAGCAATTGCATTACATACTTTTGATTGATCTAGCTTTTTGCTAGCTCCTGTTCTAGTTTTTATTGGTAAATCATTATACTTAGATAATGAATACTCTGCTAAATCAGAAGTACACCAAAATGTATTTAACCAATTCCCGTTTAAATCGTATACTAAAATGTAATCGGCTTTATCTTTAAAGCGTTGAGCATTAGCTATGTGAACATTTTTCATAGCTTGAGTTACAGCCTTTTTCTTAGTATGCATTTTAGCTGTTTGCTCTTTTGTCATTTTCTTTCCTTTATTCCAGGGTTCATGACCGTGCTTTTCTTTACATAAAGCTTTGTATTCTTCAGGGTTTAACTCTTCTCTTAGTCTTTCCCAATATTTCTTCATACCTTCAGAAACTTTTTCCTGAGTTTGTGTATTAAGCATTGGGCTTAAATTTGGATCAGGATTTTCATTGTATCCATTGCTAAATGAATCATATTTGGTAATGTATTCCCTTTCCAAATCGAGAAGATTTTCAACGCTATCTACAATCTCTTCAATCTTGAATATGAAGCTGTCTTCTCCATATTTGTTCCAAGCATTTTGAAGGTGGCGAGAAGCGTGTCCCCCATTTTTCAAATTAGTAATATGTTTTTTCCATCTACTTTTAAAACTCTTAGCAGTACTACCAATGTACTTTTTGCCATTTTTATCGTTAGTAATACTGTAAATTCCAATTTTTGCTAAGTCGTCTAAATTATAGTCAATAAACAAAATCAGTTATTTAAAATAGATGAGACTATTTTTAGTTTATTCTACTCCTTTGGCATTTTGTCGATAACTCTTATACTTCTCCTTAACTTCTTTGTCAGTTAGACCTCCAAGCAAGTCTGGCCAACAAGATTTGGCAACCTCACTATGTAAATCTCCTCCACTAGATAGAATCTCTATCATCTTAGGATCTTTACTAACAGAAGCAGTAATTGCACTTTCCTGTCCAGAGTAATCACAGGAAATCCATACGTTTCCTTTTTCGGCAGTAAAGCAAGCTCTAGTCTCTTCGTCGTGTGGTAAATTCTGAAGATTTAATTTATAGACTCCACCTCCAGAACTTACCCTAGCTGTATCAGTGCCAATAGAATGTAATTCTACATGAATTCTTCCAGTCTTAGGATTTATAGCTTTTAGCCAGTTATCTCCATAAGTAGAAACCACCTTAGAGGCACCTTGGTAATCTAGATACAGAGGTATGATAGAGAAGTCTTTAGCTTGTAGTGCTAGCAGTTTTTCTTCTACAGATTTCTTTTCTCGCTTAGTCTTTTTATCAAAGGTCTTAACTTGTATACCAAGCTCCTCGAAGAGAGGGATCACTTGCTTGGAACTACTCCAGTTAACAATACATCTAGGTTCAGTATTAAATCCCTCAAAGAGATTACCTTGTAAGTCTTTTACTGTATACTTACTTTTGGATTCTCTCTTCTTATATGCTTGCATCCTGTTCCCAGGGAATCTGGGATTTGGTTTGTCTCCAGCTGGATACCTTACATATCCATGCGATAATAACCATTCACTATCGGACTCTCCTATAAGATTAGGATCAACATACTCAATAGGTTCTCCAGGGGATACAGAAGATGACATTTTATTCTTCTCCCAGTCTACAACCCATTTATTAAGAGCATCTTCTGCCTTTTTAAGTCTAGAAAGATCTCTTTCCATTTTCTCAACCCATTTATTAGCATCAAGATGAACTCCACAATGCTTGGCATAAGCTAGACTCTTTATGAACTCACATTCAAAAGCCATAGCTTTCTGTAAGTCTTGTCTGTCAAGTTCCTTATCCTGCTCTTCTTTTATGTCTTCAAGCCACATGACATCGCCAGCAGCATAAACTATCACTTCCTCAGTAAGACCTTCGTCTATAATTTTACCTCGAACAGTTTTGTCTATATTGATTTTGCATCGTCTTTCAGCAGCTGCCTTCAAAGAGTAGCTAAGTTCATAATATCTTAGTACTCCATCTTTGTCATATGCTGGAGTATAATCTGGAAGTTGTAGCTCATTATAAAGTTCAACACTCAACACTGGAGGGAACCCCAAGAATATTAGTTTTTCAGCAATCATTCCATCCCAGATATGCTTCGGCCATATATCATTGACATACAAGAATCCTAAGTCAAACATTAGATTCCATCCAAGGAATACTCTATCAGACTCAAAATAGTCTTTTAGTATTCTCTTCTCTAGAACACCTAGTGTTGTCCAATCAAATACTACCTGATTTTCTTTGTTACCAAGCTGAACAGTTAACAATTCCTTAGTATGAGGATCCAACCCCATAGTTTCAGTATCAAACTGAACAATCTTTAGTGGTAATAATATTTCTAAGGCTTCAGAGAACTCTATTTGCTTATACTTCTCTGGACTAAACAGTCTCCTGTTTTGGCTTACTAAATAAATCATTATAATACAATAAAGTCGGGTTGTTCTTATGTATATCTAAATGTTTATCTTTTAACAAGGAATTAAATTGTTTAGTGTCAAAGCCATTACATATGAGATGAAAGCCGTGTACAGTTGGAACTCTGTACATTACAAAACTTTCATTATGCTTGCAAGATCTTACAAGCTCTTCTACCTGATCGACAAGATCAGGATTGTCAACATCAATTACCCATAGTGCTTTATAGCCTCGTGCTCGTGTGCCTCCGCATACACTATCCCAAATATTATTCCCTTGGAAAGCATTATTATTGAGAACTAAATCAGTATAACGCTTGATACATTCCAAAGCCGCTTCCTTAGCATTTCGAACATTCATGTTAATGTATGCTCTAGCGTTATTTGCCTCACATAGTTCCTTTATCCTTCCCTCTAATTCATCAAGGTCTTCTATGCTATAAATATAGTATGACCTTATCAGTCTGTACCCATTTCTAACATGAAGCCCTTCGTTTCCATCCTTCCTGCGTTGTATTATCTGAACGAAATAAAATTCGTCAGAATTGTTAAATCTTAGATGTTGACGCAGGATAGCAAAATTGTCTATAAGCATTTTGTTGTTGGATTATTTGTATACACTAGAGAGTCACTATCATCTTGAAAGATTTCAAAGGTAGAATCCTGAACTTCATTTTCATCCACTCTTTCAGCAGTTTCATAGAGATCCTCAGAATCATCTATGTCATAGTCTCCATCTATACATTTTTGTATTGCTTCTTCTAGGGTTTCAGCTTCAACAGTGACATACTCTCTACGCCACATTGCAATCCTTTCTTCAACCCTCATGTTAAACTCACTCATCTTTATACTTAGCATATAGGTCTCTTATGACCTTTTCACCAATTGGAGATTCTCTCTTGGAGTCTCTTTCAATACAAGTTTCTAGGGGAGTATCTAAGAAACTCTTATATTCTATTTCATATCGGTGAGATTCAGCTAATGGAGATAATGCTATCCACTCATTAAATTCCTTAACCAAATTTTCGATCTCTTTAAGAGTTTTCTTATTCAAATTCATATTATCTATGACAATATCATATCCAGCTAACATAGCCTCGTTCATGAAACTATCATAGATAGTATTTATAAAGTTCTCTCTTTTAGGAACCCAGTACTTCCCAAGCATATTTCTAACATCCTCTCTATTGAAACGAACTCTATGCTCAGGATCCTCATTTGCCCATGCCTTAGCCCAAGTAGTCTTCCCACTAGCGGGAAGACCTTGACATATAATAAGTTTAGCCATTATAGCAATTCTTTTAAATCGTTAATGTAATTCTTTCTAATAAAATTAATAGCACTATGTTGAATTTGTCTAACCCTCTCAGTTCCTATGCCAAATCGGTTAGCAATCTCATCATTAGGCATTGGTTGCATTCCTATACCAAAAGACATCCTCAGAATATCACTATCTCTATATGAGAGCTTTGCTAAGATAGCTTCGATACCATTAGATAGATCATTCCTTGTAGCATCACTGTCTGCAGGAGTAGCTCCTTCGTCTGGAATTATATCAAGAAGACAACTAACCTCCTCGTCCTTTAAGGGACTCTCTAAGGAAACGGCTCTTCCAGCGGATGCCATAGTGCTATTTATTTTACTAGCTTCTATTTTAGTTTCTTCTTCAAGTTCTTCGAGAGAAGGTTTTCTTCCATTCAGTTGTTCAAACCTCTCAGTAGCCTTGTTTATCTTATTGATATACACAACCTGACTCATGGGAACCCTTATAGTTTTGCATTGCTCAGAAATAGCCTTCATAATAGATTGCCTTATCCACCATACAGCATACGAGATGAACCTAAATCCTCTGGTCTCATCGAACTTCTTTGCGGCTTCTATTAATCCAATATTTCCTTCTTGAATCAAGTCTACAAGAGTTAAACCCTTATTCTGATATTGCTTAGCTACGGAGATGACAAATCTCAAATTCGCGTTAACTAATTCTTGAACTGCTTTATCATTACCCTTCTTTATCTCTTTTGTCAGTCTAATCTCTTCCTCTGGACTTATCATAGGCTGTTTGGACACATCCTTGAAATATAATCCCAAGGATGCGTCCTGCCTATCAGTTATAGATTGGGTAATTTTGAAGCTTTTCATTTAATTTCTATACCGTTCTCAGCAGAATACTTAACAGTATCTTCATTTAGAGAGGCGGCAAGACATTCAGTAGCTACCTCATAGTCTGCATCTAGAACAGCACTCCTATAGCTATTAGCATAGGCGTTTATATGAGAGTAGTTGTTAGCAACATTGTCCCTAGAGGAAACTGATGCTAAGGCAATCCCAAGGTTCTTAGCATCGTCCAAAGAATTTAAGTCAGTTCCCATGTAGACAAAAGACCAGTTGTACTTCTCTTCTTGATGTTTAATTCTGTCTTTTACATCTTGAAGAGTATACTCCTTGGAAGCATTCTCCATGCCATCAGTCATGATTACAATTAAGTTCTTAGATGGACGTTCAGATTCATCCATGTCGCTTAACCACAAACCAACCTCATCAATGGCAGTACCAATACCATCATTCATAGCAGTGCATCCTCCTGGTTCATACTTCAATGCTGGAATTTCATTTACGTCCTTGCCAAGATAATCACACTTAACTGTGGTAGCAAAACGGTAAACTGATATGATACATTCTCCATCTTTGAGCTGCTTCTGCTCGTCAATAAGTTTCTGGAATCCTCCAATTACATCTCCTACTGAACCATACATTGACCCGCTCTCGTCGAGTACAAAGCAAATGTGCAATAAATTACTTTTCATAGAATATATAAGTTTTAACGAGGATGGGACTTATGCCTCATCCTCTATGTTTCCTTCACCTTTATCAAGAAGCTCTTGCTCCTTATTCAAGAATCTAAAGCACTTTAATTTAAATGCTCTAGTGACTCCATCATCAATTTTAATAACAACTCCTTTATGAGGAACTTTGTTATGACAGTGTGGTGAGTCTAACTCCATATAGAACTGTTTATCATTTGCAAGTCTATCTATGAAGTTCTTGCTCCAATGATTTGCAGGATCCAAGTCTGGATACAAATCTTTAGCCAAGCCACAGTAACACTCTTCTACTGGAGTAAGTCCAACTGTAGCACACCATTGTTGTACTTGATGTGGAGTAAACTCAAATACTTTACCATCAGTGTTAGTATAAGTTACACGATATATTCTTACCTTAAAGTGCTTCTCTGGAGTATATACTTCTCCCTCTTTAGGTGGAACACATCCGTAATCATACTTCTTTTGAATACAACCTCCATTAGGGAGATAACCTACAATCTCATAGTAAGCTGTCATTCCCTTAGCCAAACATGGTCTAACAACCTTATCAGCCTCAGCCCATACATCTACACCATAGTAACCAACGTTTTGGTTGTAGTACTTATTCTTGATTACTGTACGAGATGCATAGATATAGTCATATTTGTTAAACTCACAACCAGTTAACCACTTGGCTATCCTTTGCTTCCAGTTTAGAGGTTGCTTACACAATACATAAGCAGAAATACCCGATGTACCATGAATCTTATAGGACATTTGAATCCTAGATTCTGGAGTAATTACATTAGGACATTTCTTAATAAGAGTTGTGTCGTAATGGAATCTGAACTGAGTGTCGATAACCTTGTCGATTCCTCTTGGGATTTTCTTTGTGATTTTACCCTTTGGTGTCCCTTGAGTATATGTTCTCTTAGGGAGATACTTCTTACTGATCCAGAACTCTTTATCATTGTCCGATACTGCATCGAACTCCACACCTTCTTTGACATTTTCTAATTCTTTATTGGTTACTGATACAATATAGTTTTCTAAAACAGTTATAGGAAGAATAAATCCTTCTGAGATTTCCCCTCTAAGCTTGATAGCCTTTACTCGACCATTATCGTCAAACATTCCGGATTGCTCTGGATCTTTGTTTAACTCTTTGTGCCTGTATAGATTTGCATAACTTAGGAAATCACCATTTATACACGACAAGGCCGGAAAGTAAACATACAATCCTGGCTGGGAATCAATACCAGTAATGATATTGAATCCATCAATAGTACAACACTTCAGTTTATTTACTTCAGGGTCAGAATGTTTTCTGAACGTCTGAATGTTTACAATCTTAGACAAGTAATTTTCACTTGCCTTCTTACTCTTAATTAACTTCATTTGTTATTTAAAATTAAAATCCTGTCGTATAGAAATTAACGTTTCCAATACCATAGATGTGAGCTTCTTCATTACTATCTACATAGTAGTCAATTACTCCGTCAAAGCCTGGAACCACTGTAACACACCAAGGATGTGTTTCTATCCACTTTGGAAACTCTGGATTATATTTAATTACTTCATTCATGCTAAGTGCACATACCATACCTGCACAAAAGTTTCCAATAGCTGAATATTCTTTTCCTTCTATAGAATCTGGATTGTCTATAACGTCTTTGAGATCCTCAATAGGCATTGCAAATGTAGTACATGACCAGTCCCCATAAATAGTCGGCTCAGAGATATAATTAATAAAACCTAGCGTATCTAGTCTTTCTCCATATTCACACTTATCCCAATCTTCATCTTTAACCACATAGCATGGATCCGTAATTATAATATCATCCTTTACTATCATTTTTATAAAAGTTTTTCGATGTAATCCCTTCCTTCATCTTTAAATATTGGTATTTCATCATCAATACACCAATATCCTCTAAGAGTCTGATTCATAGTCTGTCTATACTTCTTTATACAACAACTACCTCTCTTAAGAGTAGTAGGAAGATCATTCCAGTTTATTCCTTTCTCTTGAAATAAGAGATTCTGAATATCATTGCTGTTAAGACCTTCTATCTGCTTATGAGAGAAGTATGCTCTGCCAGTCATGTGAATACTATTTCTAGTAGCGTCTTGTTGTCTCCAAAGTAGGCAGTTGGTTACTTCCTCTTTCGGGATGTTAAAGCATCTGGCATCAAACATTGCTCCAGTCTTAGAAGAACGCTTATATGAGCTAGTTAACTTATCATCGTCTAACTTTCCATTATAAGAAAGCTCTACGATTTGCTCTTGGAATCTACTATTAAAAATAAGAGTAGCCATAGATGCAGATACACTACATAACTTTTGTACATCATAGTCAAACCATGCATCAGTATCTAGTTTGTTATAATCAACTAATACTAACGTAATTTCATCAGACTGCGTATATCCAAGCACACATCCCTGAATATTCTCACACAAATACTTCATGGTTTCTTGCATGGCTTTAACCATAACCATATCAAAAGGCTTCTCAAACCCTTTTGTAAAGGTATGAAAAGCCTTACCATCCAAACGGATTATAACCGGCATCCTTCTAGTAAGCCGGGTCTTAGAACGAGACTCATAGTAGTCTTTCATTCTATCTCCTAAATCATCTCTGGTCATACTATTTTATAAATTTAATTTTTATCCACTCCTATTCGTAACGTCCAAACGTCATCAGGGCAATCATTTATCAGATCAATAACCCAAGCATCAAGCTCTTGTACAATCCTAGTAATTTGTAGAAGGTATAACGGCCAATCATTGGTGCCATTAAAACCTCCGTCAATAGTAATAATGGCATAATCTCCTTTATCCTCATACTCTCTAGGACTTACTTTTTCCAGTTCTAATGCCTTGATTTTGTTAAGATACTTCTCCGGTATTCCGTTAGCACATTTTTTATCATTCATAATCCCTAATAGCTTTAAGTACAGGCTGCAGTGGAGTACCTTCATCACTAAGGTAGAAGAACTTCACAGTAGCCATTTTTCCAATAAGTTTTCCGAGGTCTTCTCTATACTGTTGTTTGAGCTCTCGACTCCCCATTGGCTTAGCCTTGAACTCTTTACCGTCCTCAGTCACTAGAGTGAAGCACATATCTTCATCTCTAAGTCCTTCAGACAATCCAGTAATTTCAAATTCAGCATCTTGATAATGCTTAATCTTTATCATGTCATTCGTTCTTCCGTTAGGTTTATATGGTCTAGAAGGATCTCTAATGACCAATCCTTCAAATCCTTCACTAACGTACTGGTCATGAAGCTTAAGCATATTATCCCATCCCTTTACAAGAACGTGTGGAACTACCTGTACTCGTAAGTCCTCTCCGGAATATTCCTTATTTGGATCAAACTGTACAGGAAGAGTAGATTCCATGAATCCTAATTCTTCCAACCTACTACTGAATGGCCTACTTGGGTCTAGCAAGTCGATTACATCATACACATAATACTGTATCCAACCAATACCCTCGGCTGTCTTCTCCAATCTAGCGGCACCACTAATCTGCTGCAAGGACTTACCATGCTTATATAGTTCACCATCAAGAATTACATGATCATGTTCTTCAAAATATCTTATCAATGCTGGGTGGTTTCTAATCATGGAAGTAGAAGGATCGTAATCGCCTCCACCTCTAGATGCAGTTCTTATTTCTTTTCCGTCCCAGTACATAAGACATCTAACACCATCAATTTTTCGGCTAGCCCACCATTCTTTTTCGAAAATCTTTCTATTAGTTACTTTATCCTCTTGCTTAGCAAGCATAGGTTTCAGCACACCAAATTGATTAGTTGCATTCTCTCCAACAATCGTATTTAAATCTTCCTCAGTATAAGTATCTATAGACCTTTCTAGCTCTTTATAGCCTTTATCTTTATACTTCTTGATGATAGAATTAAACTCTAACTGAACCTGCTCAGTAACAGTTCTTTTCACCTTGCCCCTAGTAATCAGAAGTTCTGGTTGTTCTATCATCTTACCCATGTATGTTCCAGTAGAGCGATGAATAACGTATCCATGTTGCTCTTCATCCCACCCATAGGCAGCACATACGACTCTTAGTTTTCCCTTAGAGTCTCTACTAACTAAATCAATTTCTTTGGTGTAATCAATCATCAGTCAAACTCAATAGAAATTTTATTCTCCGGAATATGTTCCCAGATACTATCTCTTAAAAGTTCTTCGATCTTATTCTTTATTTCATCATCAGTAAATCCTTCTCGCTCAAGATACTCCCTGTCAAAACTAGATAATAGATCATCTACTTTAACAGTAGTGTGATAAACTCTAATGGTTGCTTTCTTAGGTATCATTTACGATAGTCCTTAACTATTTCCCATAAGTCGTCCAAAGTCTCTGTTGGAATTTCGTTCCCATCCTTATCCCATATCTTGTAGTCTGGACGTCCACACTTCTCATACAGCCACCAGTTTATGTCATCTACGCCTTCCTCTTGAAACAAGAGTCCAAGCACCTCATCAAATAGAATATTTCCATACTCTACCCAATCACAGTCATAGATGGCAAGTCCAAGCACATCTTCAACCTCATCGAGTCTGTCATTGTGTTTGCGATTATCAGTAATTAACTTAATAAATTGTTCTTTAGTTATCATGATTATTCAGATTTGTTTAATATGTCATAAGCAGTTGAAGCTCCTTCCATGAAATCTTGGAAAATAGCATCCACAGCATCTCTGTGCAATTCGGGTTGATAAACTGTTTCCTCAGCATAAGCTGTCGCAGCTTTAGCTACTTCCTTTAAAAATAATTCCTTATCCATACTAGTCCAACCGTCTATAGCATCAGTCTTGATAAATCCTTTCATCTTAATACCAAATTTCAAATTGAATACTTTCATCAGAGTCTAACTTATCAAACTCTGGAAGCAAAGTATCCTTCACGTAATCTCTAACACTTTCAACATCCTCAAAATAGTAATCATCGTAATCAGTGCTTCCAAAGAAGAATCCCTCCTGTGTGGGAAGTAGTTCTTTAGCTCTACTATGATCATCTAGTACAGCACTACACCTTTTCAGAAGTTCCTCGGCATCCTCCTTGTCAATCTTTACCTTACGAAGATTCTCTATCTCACATCCAAGTTGATTTTCGAAGAAGGGAATTAGGAAATTTACTTTCCTAAAATACCCAATCTCTTTAGTTTTTGCCCTATGGAAATATAGGTCTAATCCCATTTATTTCGTTCCGCTATGACCAAGACCTCCGCCTCGATCAGTTCCCATGTTAACTATATCTTCCAAGCTATGGTTTTCCCACTCAATCTTCTCGAACTTGTTGAGTACTGCCTGAGCTATTCTTTCACAATCTTCGATCCATACGGTTTCAAATCCAAGATTAATTACGGGCACTCCCCATTCATTTCTATAGCCTGCATCAATGGTTCCAGGAGTATTGATTACAGTTAATCCTTTCTTAATAGCCATACCACTTCTAGGACGGACTTGTACTTCATAACCCTCAGGAATTGCACCAAATATACCAGTAGGAATAATAGTACGAGCCATAGGTTCCAACCTTAGCATGGTTAGTGGATGTCCTTCACCCGCGAATATAATTCCACCATCTCCATAAATCTTTAAGGGATTATCTGGAGATACTCTACTAAAATCAGCTCTCAAATCGCATCCTGCATCAGTTGGGCAGGTATATTCCGGATTCTTGTTATTAGAATTGTTGTAAATAGGTACTATCATTGTTCAAAAGTTTTAGGTTGAAATTCGTTATTATCTATCACTAAATATTGTTTAACTCCAAGAGCATCACACAACCAAATGTTTTGCTTACCCTTAGCAGACTTACCAACATTGATAATAGTCCTTACTGGCGTGTGTCCCACCACTTGGTCCCATCCTTTAACATTACATTTACACAATGCTTGTGGTCTGATCCATACTGGAGGTTGTGTTTCTGAGTCGCCATAACAATCCCCGTAATAATTCGGAGTAAATCCAAATAGTTCCGATGGTTCCAGGGAATTTATATCATGAACAGAATCTATCTCAGAGTTTTTCATCCAAACGTCTGATACTCCGGCATGAGAGAAGATGGTTTCCAGTTCCTCATCAATGTAAACCCACTGAGTCAGTTTCAAAAACCTTTCTTTAAATTCAGATTGAGACATAACACCCCAAACCTGACCATCCCATCCAGAGCACTCTGCCCAATAATAGCCAAGATGCTGAGTATCGTGATTACCTCTTAGGAGGATAACTTTATCCGGGTTATTCTCCTTATATGTCAATATTTCTTCCAAGTTACTTAGCTGTTGTTCAGCACTAATGCCTTCATGTGTTGAAACATAGTCTCCTAGAAAGATAATCTTATCTGGATTCTCCTTCTCGATTATTTCTTTCCAGAACGGTCTGCCATGTGTATCTCCTAATACAAGAATCTTACTCATATTGTTTATTATTTAGATAATTAAGTAATTCCTCAGAAACGTCTCCGCTTTCTGAATAGAATGCCTTAATTGGTTTTCCACTCTTAAGTACAATTGCGAAAGGATCTAAGGATGCTCCCCAATAGTTCTTTAGAGCCCATCCATCTTTCCTTCCTTTCTTAGTACTAATATCAATAAAATTAAAGGTTAGAGAATCATTACTAAACTCTCTAACCTTCTCAATTTGCTTCTCGTCACTATAGACAACTGATACTTCTATCATAGTAATAATAGGTATACTCCGCAAAATATTCCTACCAATCCATCCAGAATTAAAAAGTTGATAGCTCCTCTTTTAAATTCTTCTGGATTAATAGGAAACATAATTGAAATGTTTGGTATCTCTGACTTATTTAGTGTATGAGCCATTACTAATTTAATGATACTCAATACTACTAAAACTACTGCCAATAAGCTCATGCATCCATCCCCATTTTTAAACTTTCTCGTATATTACAGTTATAGAGCCTTCTACTCCTCTAGTAATAAAGGCCGGCTTGTAGCCTTCAACAATCATAGCATTGAGAGCTTTCTCTAACTCTCCTGCTGTTCTATAAGTACTTACCTTGTATTGTTCCATATTGTTACAGTTTTGTTCTTTTAATTTTCGTTCTTATTCACATTTGGAATAACTACACTGGCTACAATGAGTACATCCTCCTTCATGTACTAAGTCAGAGCCGCATTCAGGACATTTACCCTCCACTTCTACAGGTAAATATTTACTCAAAACTCTACACATTGCCGAAGAGAATGAAGTAATGTTCTGATTTACTTTCTTAGCAGTCTTGATAATGTATTTGATGCTTATTCCATGTCTTAATAGCATAGAACTGTACAAAGTTGCAGCCTTCTCTTCAACATTTATATCGGTGTCTAATAGATTATCAATATGCAAGAAATCAGAGTTGAGACTGTACTTACCCTTTTCAACCTTGGTAATAGTTCCCTTATGTTGAGGTAGTTTCAACCAGTTAGTAAGTCTGAATACAAACACTTCATAAGGTTGGTTGTCAAGTAACCCTACACAAACTACAAAGTTTTCTCCTTGAGATTTAACTGTATAACAGTCACACTCTAAGTCCTTTGGTCTTTTCGGAGCCAAAGTATTCGGAATATCTATTGGCTTCTCAGTTGTTAGGATTCCCTCTCGATAACACCCAGATCTATAAACAGTAACCCCCTTCAGCCCATTCTTCCATCCCTCTATATAAATGTTATATACATCATCAACAGTAGCTTCTTTGGGAAGATTAATTGTAGAACTAATACTTGCATCAGTATACTTTTGTAGCACACCTTGCATCTTAATTCTGCCAATAGGAGCAATATCCTTAGACTCTACAAAATAACTAGGAAGTGTAGCTAACCCCTTTGAAGGTGTTGCAAAGAAGTCTTCTACTATTTTAGCATCTACTTCATAATAAGTATCTTCACCATTAAGAGATTGAGTTCTCCTTGTATAATGCAAGGCAAAGTTAGGTTCTACACCAGTACTTACCTGCAACATAGTAGCTATACTACCTGTGGGAGCACAGGTTAACAACTGACTATTATGAAGTCCATACTTACTTATATCCTCTATCACAGACTGTGGTAAACCTATACTGTTAATAAAGGAAGATTCTGCAAGTAATTTCGGATTACATTCAGGATACATTCCCTTATCTATCGCCAGAGATAAAGACTCTCCAACAGCTGCCTGTGCTATCGTCTCGTAGACTTCCTGAGTCATTCCTAGAGCAGAAACTGAACCATAAATCAGTCCTAATTTGATAAGCATATCAGCCAATCCCATAGTTCCTAGACCGATTTGTCTCCAGTTTCTAACAGAGTTCCTCTGTTCCTCTAGAGGATGTAGAGCAGCTCCTTCGTCCAGCACATCATTCAGGGCCCTCACGGCTTTCTTTACAGCATCAACAAGAGAAGAATAATCAATTGTAGCTTCATTAGTAAAGGGATTCAATACAAATTCACTAAGATTGATACTGCCTAACAAACAGGAACCTCCTGCTGGTAATGGCTCCTCAGCACACGGATTAACCCCAGCATAGCTAAATCGTTCATCATTGTTAAGCATATTATATCCAGTGATTCTATCCCAGTAAAGCATACCTGGTTCTGCCCACTCCCAATTCCTTTTGGCTAAGAGCTTTAATAAATCCCTTGCCTTGAAAGTCTTGGTAATGGTACCAGTTTCTTCACTTGTAAATTCAGTTATCCAGTCTTCGTCATGTATAGCAGCCTCCATAAAATCATCAGAAACTCTGATACTAATATTGGCTTTTTCGCACACTCCTTGCTTGGTCTTGAGGTTAATAAACTCCTCAATATCTGGATGTTTACAGCTAATACTAATCATCAAAGCCCCTCTTCTTCCAGCTTGACCAATGAGTCCTGTTACTTGACTATATAAGTCCATGAAGCTCACAGAACCAGAAGTACTCTTAGCCGCATTATGTACAATAGCTCCTTTAGGTCTTAGGTTACTGATGTCAATTCCGCATCCGCCTCCATAGCTATATGTTCTAGCTAGTTTAGCAGCAGTGTTAAATATGGACTCTATATTGTCCTCTGGAGGAGTAATTACATAACAATTACTGTAAGTAACTCTTCTTCCAGTAACTCCCCTGCTAGCCAGAATCCTACCTCCAAAGATAAATTTCTTATCTTTTATAAGCTCACGAACATCTTTGTTACCTCCACTTACTCTATCTAACCATTCTTCAAATGTTTCCCCATTCACTTGGTACTTTTTATGCCAAATGTCAAGAGATAGTTGATTTTCACTAAGCCATTCTTTCTCTGTCATAATTTGTAAGTTAGAGTACAAATATAAGCAAAAATATTGAGAAATCAAAATATTAAGATAACCTCAATATCTGCTTTAATAGCAAGGTTTTCTCTGTTTTGTTTAGTATATCCCTAGTATCTGCGTTAGATATTAACTCGGTAAAGGCATTGTAAACATTAAACATATTCGTGATCTCTCCAGGACGCACATAATATGGAGAGTCTTCCTTCTCATACAAGAGTTTATATGCGTCAATAGCAACACTAGTTGCTAACTTTACTTTACCGTATCCAGAGCTATAAGAATCTACAAGGGTATGTCTAACCCACGATCCAAGGTTTTCATTTATGAGCTTAGTATCATATGGAACCTCAATTCCTGATAGCTTGTCAAGCCATGCCTTAATATCAGATGTTTGTTCCATTAGAGGTTGAACGCATTTAAAGCTAAAGGGTTTTTCTGGTTCAACTTCCTGCACATTCAAGAATGTAGGATTGAATACACACAGATTAAGACAAGCCATATTAAGTGCTCCTCTATAAATCTTAGCAACAGGTTTTCTAGCATCAAGACCATACACTAATCCTATTACTTCCTGGTGATTGTCAAAGCTATATTCCTCAGGCATTACGGCCTGTACCCAGACACGGTTAAATACAGTATCTTCTAGGTTCAAATCCTCTTTCTTTGTAATACTTATTTGGTCAGGCAACTTAGCTTGGATTCTAAAGTCGTTTGTAAACTTAGACATTCTTTCCAAGAAAGGAGTAACATATGCTTCAGTGCTAAGATACTCCTTTCCTTTTATAATAGTTGCCTTTCCCTTTAAAAGTTCGTCAATCGTCAATTCCATTATTAGATATATCAGACAATTCTGTGTAAAAGTCTATCTCTCTTACTACAACTCCTCCCCAATCTAGATAGTCATCATACAACTTCATAGCCTGCTTAATATCTTCCTCAGAATATTCCGGAAATAATCCTTTTATTCCAGAGACAGTATCCTCGTACCCTGACTCCTCAGCTTCATATAGACGATCAGATATACTTTCCCAATCCTCTTCACTGATCACACAGTTAGAAGAATCATGTTCCTCCTCTATTTGAGCTTTTAATTTGTCAGCTAGTTCGGAGGTAGAGCACACCCCAATGATATGCTCCCATGCGTCTTCGTAAAATCCTCCAAACTCTACCACTACGTAAACCTTAGAACGCATCGTCATCGAATACACCAAGGTCGTTAATAGGATCGACTCGCTCAGGCACAGCATCCTCAACAGCCATAATTTCCTCTGGGACAGGAACAGCTTCTGGCTCAGGAATCGGAGCAGGATCATTTACTTCACCTTTCAGATACGCATCCAACTCCTTACGAGTAATTCCTTCTAATGCCATACATTGAGCCTTAGATAGATACTCTGTTCCCTTATAAGTTACAGGAACAGCATTTTTGTTTGGTTTGTAGTTCTCAAAGCTGTAGAACTTTTTTAAGTCTTTCTTGTTCATAATACGTACAAATTAGAGATTTTCAAATGTTCCTCTTAATAAACTTCCTCCAACCATAAGGTCATAAGACAATCCATAAGAGTTTCTACTAAAGTTATAGTTTGCATAATCTGAAGCTCCAAATAGACTCAATACATTTCTATAATCTAATCTCTTACATGAATTTAGAGAATTAGAGTGAAGGTCACCTTTAATGAAATGCACTTTGTCTGAGTAAATACCTTGATCATGCAGCCATTCATACAACATCACTTTAGATTTATCATCTAAGTTCAGAGGCAATCCTTTCTTCATATACTGATCATCTTTACCATGACAGCATATAAAGGTCTCTCCATCTTGCTCAAATATTCCAAAGAACTCTTCCCAGAATATAGTGGTAACATTCGGGAATTGAGCATTTATGAGAGCAAGTAATGCCTTATTACACATATACTCAAAGTTACCTCCATGATTACCACATGGAACAGAGAAAACATTCAGCTTAGAGCAGAACTTATTCTCCTTAGCAGCTAGAGTTCCTATAAACCACATCATCAATTCTATGAATTTATTGGCTTGTTCTCTAGCATCCATGTTTTCTGGCATATCATGGTCGAGTCTAGCAGTCTTTCCAAAGAATCCAGAACAGTCAATATTATCCCCCATAAGGACCACATTAATTGTTCCATAGTCGCTAAGACGTTTAAGTCTCACTAAAACTTCAGACAAACGTCTCTTAGCTTCATCAAATCCATAGCCTTTGTTCTCCTTATACATTGCTCCAGAGGTTACAGCTGCCCCAAGATGGAGATCAGATATATAAAGATTAATGCTTGGATTGGAATTCGGAACCTCCTCTATTATAGTAGGATTTATATTCTCAGGCAAATTAATAACGAACTCAGATGCCATTCTTAGTTGCCTCTTCAAATCAAGATTTTCCTGAGCATACTTCTTTAACAGCTTCTCATTGTTCTTGATTTGATTCTCCTCTGCCTTTCTTAAGAAACTATTCTCTTTCTCACGAAGTTGAATATCTCTCAATTCATCTTCTGAACATTCCTCAAACATATGAGGAGCAAATGGAGCAGATGCTTTGGTAATATTAAAGGCTCTAAGAACTCTCTTAAAGTCTACAAGAGACAGATCGACAAAATGTCGAGACACTACTCGTTGAGTAAGAGCATCTCCATAGTATGAATACAACCTGTGGATTGTGTTCATTTCCTCTCTAGTCAGTCTGCCACACAACGGAGCTTTATCCCTTCTAAAGATTTGGTACTTATAATACTTTATCCTTCCATGCTCATCTCGTATATAAGATGTTTCAGCACGATCATCCGTCTCAACTTCCTCTTCAACAGGAGCTTCCTTATGCCTAGCTACTACCTCATTATAGAGGCTTATCAAGTTTCGTACATCTTCAGATTCTTCATCATTCTGCCTTTTCAATGCAGAAATAGTGTTTACTATACTGTTATAGCTAAGACCATTATCCAAACAAAATTGGGATAATCTTTTTCCACTATCTCTGACTGCCAGCAAGATGTCTGTGTACTTCTTTACTGTAGATTGTTTCATTTATTTTTAATTGATTTATTCAACTTTATTTAGGTAGTTACACCGGTATAAAAAAAAATAAGCGGCTGTCTGAAGACAACCGCTTTCTAGATTTATAAGTTTAGAGTATGGAATTAACCTCTCTCGATACCGAATACGAGATAAGTTCCAACACGAGAACTCTTAGATGGAGTATATGCAGTATGGAATGCAACAGGCTGACCCTCAACAACTTGCTTAGTATAAGTACAAGTCAAACTTCCCTTATATCCCTTCTTAGCATAGAGTTCCTTAGCAAGCTCCTTAGCCTTAGCCTTAGTTTCATCAGTTTCGGCAAGCACTGCACCAGTTGCATCGTCAATAAGCTGATAAATAGTCTTATACTTACGTGCCCCCTTCTCGTTCTTAATATCGTCAATACGATAAGGACGTTCACGAGTATCAGCTACAGCAGCCTCTTCAGTGATTACAAATCCTACACCAGCAACATTCTTAGACTTCTTAGCAAGATAGTCTAGCATAAACTGCTTCTTATCAGCATCAGTAATTCCGTTTACTTGTTTCTTACGGAACATCTTATATGCTTGTGTTGCATCACCCATAATGTCAAACGGAGCTTTTGCCAATGCCTCTTCTTTAGTTGCTCCAGTTACTTCCATTCTCTTAAAGTTCATAATTTGTGTCATAATTCAATAGATTTTAAAAGGTTTATATTTCAAAAAACATTAATTCGTATCAACATCTTTCATCTAACATCACAAAATTACTATTTCTTATTGAATTACCAAAATAATAACCTGTAAAATTATCTTAAACCTCTAAATCTTTATCTCTTGCTTTCTCAAACCTTGGTACTGCAAATATAGTTATAACTTGAAGTGTCCCAAACGTGAGGAAGTTACAAATCCGTTAAATAGTGTTAATGGATTTTATCTACACAAATTCTCTAACCTTATCTATTGCTGCCGTTAGAACGGCAACCAGCAAGATAAAATCTCTTTCACCTTAGCTGGAATTTTTTTGTCCTCAATCCCAAATGTTGGGAATTGCTTGCATCCATATGCAAAATCAGAACATACTACTGCCAGGCCTTTTATTTGGTCTTCTGGAATACCATCAGCCAACTTTCGTATTACTTGATAGTGAGTAACATCTGGTTTCTTTTCCTTCAGTTTTTCCGTAAGATAGCACACTAAGGAAATCAAGGCAAACTTGGTATTTATGTCAGTATTGAGATACCCTGTGGTAAAGTACTGACCATACATCCTTTGCATTTCTTCATACGGAGGAGTTTTAATTATGTCCATAAGTCAATCAAAACGATAACCTTTACTGTAATAATGAGCAGCTAATCTTAAGAGGAACTTAAATTCATTCCATCCTTTATTAAAATCTGCTTTAGATAGCTTATAAACTTTGGTGTAATAATCCGGAATGGTCGATACCACAAGGCAATTGGATTGCACACTACAGTTCTTCATTCCATAGAACTTATCAGCTACCAAAGTCATCAGCCAGCTGTACAAAGAAAGTTCCCTATGATAATGGAATTTCTCAAAGTTGTTACCAAACTCTGAGAGTATCTTTCCGATAGTTTTAACATCGTTGACAACTACCACATTAGACTCGATATCAATGGTATAATTATCTAACTTAGCTTTAATTCTAAAGATAAATGGTTCATATTCGGGAACTTTGACTTGGACATCAAGCAAAATTGCTTGCTCGTTTTCAGAAATTGGATCTACCACAATACCTTTTGGATGTAGCAATTTTTGGATAGATTTATTTCTTTTCAGGGCTTCAACGCATTGTAATACCCTTTCCCTA